AGAAGCCGGGCGGCATCTGATGCCGGGGTAGTGTGAGGTTCGAGCGCCAGCTCGACCGGGTAGCTCACACGGCTGGCGGTATTGACAATCCGCCTCCATATGTTATGGTGGTCGAACTGGGACGCCGTATCGGGCGACGGTGGGTGGAGGGGCTTGCGAGACTGAACGAAGGTACGGACATTGGAGCGGGCGCTGCGCCGGAATGAGCTAGCGATCGAATGCATGCCCTTCGGCTCGAAGGTTGGAACGGGGCAGGGAAGGAACAGCGGTACGGGTGTCGACTGGAAGACGGGTACGATGGCGCGACGGAGAGTGAAGAACCATGCGTGCATGGGGCGAGCGCGGGACCCGGAGAACCGGTCGAGGAAGGACTGCTGCTGCGGGGGGCATCAAGGACGTAGGGGTCGGAAGAAGCGCCGGCCCTGGCAACCCCGAAGGAAGTAACCCAAGGACGGGGGAGGGTACGACCGATGATCTAGTCGGCAGGGAGCCAGACCGAGCACCGGAAGAGCGGCTAGTACGTATGTTGGCCGGGAGGAACGTCCGAATCGACGTGAGCAAGAGCGCAAAGGTCGTGGGTCGGAGCGGGAGAGACGGTCGATGGAAAGCGCGTCAGAGGGTCGGTAGGTCCGGCAGACCGGATGAAGGTCGGTAGGCGTGCACGGCTGGCCGTGGGCAAGAAGAAGCGGTGGGGGGCGTGATAGGAGAGGAGCCCGAACGAACAACAGCGGGTGGTGCGGGTCGCAGGGTTGAAGGAACGTGAGATAGAACGCGCAAAGTTGGCACAGTTGTTGTAGGGTTGCACAGCATGGGACAAGAGAAGAGAAGCCGCACGGCGAGCTTCCTGCTCGGGGCTCAGCTCCGTAGCGGGGACAAGAGCGCCATCAAGCGGGTGGTGGAAGCGTACAAGCAGACGAGTGGGAACGAGGTCAAGGCCGCGGAGCTACTGGATGTTCCGCGCCGGACGTTGATCAACTGGCGCAACGTCGTGCCCGAGCTGGAGACCGCGCTGCGCGAGGCCCGCGAGGCCCGCGAGGCCCGAGACGAGGCCGCCGAGGGCTAGGCACGATCCTTGCGCCTGTGCATTGTTTGCACAGCACCACGACGTGGATGTCGTGGGTCGATCTTTCTGGTTGATCTTCCGTAGTTAGATCGTCGGCGCTCGACGAGCCCGCCAGCGATCCACTACTTACACGATCCTTTGCCCGAATAGGTGTGCACTGTTTGCATAGATGCCCCCTCCCCAAGTACTTGATCTTACTGTGTGCACAGTTGGCACACCAAGTGCAATGCTTGGGGGTATGAACGCGACGCAGATCAAAGGGCTCGAAGACACCATCCGCGCGAAGGCCGAGCGCGCGCACGCGCAGTATCCGCAGTACGCGGGGCACTGGGACGCGGACAAGGGCTGGAAGCTGGTGCAGGTGACGCGCCGGGTGAAGACCAAGTTCGGCGAGGCGTTCCGCAAGGGCGAGCTGTCGCTGGGTCGGGTGGAGACCTTGGACCTGGGTGGTGACGAGCCGGAGACGGTGTGGAACGTCTACAGCGTCAAGAACGGGATCGACACGATCCTTCGTCTGCGCGAGGCGGTGGAGGTCTGAGATGCGGCGCTTGGGGCTATTGACTGCTGAAGAAGTCGAGAGGATGCGCGAGCTGTACGCGAGCGGGCCGCTGACTCGGCGGCCGGTGGACGCGGGGCTCATCGCCAAGGGCTGGGCGGAGCCGTATGACGACGAGCCCGCTGTGGACTGCGCGCCTGGGGCGTATCGAGCGGACAACGGGGCTCCCTGCTTGTACGACGAGCAGGGGTCGGTACAGGACTGTTGGAGGAAGAGATGAGTAGGAGAGGCACACCGTTGAGCAAGTTGAACTGGCGATACGCGCCGGGGCCGGGAGATCTCGGGAGCCCTCCGGAGGACGACCCGTTGGCACTCTGCGACGAGTGCGGGGACGAGTTCGAGTACGACCCGAAGGAGTACATGGACGCGGACGAGGACGGTGTGTACTGCACGCCGCCGGATCTCTGCGAAGAGTGCCAGTCGAAGCGGGACCAGTTCGAGCGGATCAACCAGTACATCGACGCGACGGCCTGTTGCGAGGCCGTGCAGTTCATCATCGAGCAGGGCCTGGGTTGGGACTTCGCTGAGGACCTGGAAGCGGAAGCCGAGGCCGCTAAGAAGGCAGAGGAGAAGGAGTCGTGAAGCTGTTGGATGAGTACGCTTCGGCTACTGAAGCTAACCTGAAGACTTTGGAGGAGCTTACCGGGTTTCGGTCGACGGTCGACGGGAGGGCGATCTTTTATCCTTGACAATCGCGGGCTATATGATAATATTGTATCTGTACCTGGGAGATACTACGATGACGAAGGCAACTGGATGGACGAAGGCGGAGATCATCGAACTGGTCGAGAGCAACGACCGCGCGGTTGAGCGAGCTGTGCTCGCGCTCTACGCCAGGCAGACGGATGACGAGCAGACGGGTGGCTACACGGGCCACCTGAACGCTCGTGGGTTCAACAAGGCGGACGCGAGCTACGGCTCGTACTGCGCGCGTTGGGTCAAGAAGGGCAACCATCTGACCGGGAAGCACCTGGGGCGTTGCCGCGCGCTGGTGAAGAAGTACCACCGGCAGCTGGTGGAGGAAGCGAACCTGAAGCTCGCCCGCGCGCTGGTGGAGGCGTTCACCGTGTTGGCCGAGCGAACGGAGGAGAAGGAGCCTGAGGTGGAGGCGGAGGCGCCGAAGCTGGGGGCGCAGCTGGAGCTGACCTCGGTGCCGAGCCCCTGCGACGGGTGCTACATCAAGGCGAAGGGCAACTGCAGCAACGGATGGATCTGGCAGCACGGTTCCGAGTACCCCTGCTCGACCGCGTATCCGAACTACGGACAGGAGAGCCCGGCAGTGGCGAAGAACCTGTCTCTCTATCTGAATAAAGGCGGGCAGTAGTCATTTGGATCTTCACCCCATTCGGGTTTCTGAGCGTCGTCGCTCACCGAGACATCAAGAAGTCCGTGCTCGTTCGAGCGCGGGCGAAGAAGGACTTGGAGCAGTTCCGGGAGAAGTACTGCAAGCGGCTCGGGCCGATCACCTTCCTGGATTGGTCGGACTATCCCTACCGAGCTACGGTGGGGCGGTGGGCCTTCGCACACGCGATGTTCAAGATCTCCCTGGACCTCACCTACACGAACTTCAAGTCCTCCGTGAAGGACAACAAGCGCCACAACGTCTACATGAAGGTGTGGACCGTCATGCGCGAGGCCGAACGCAACGGCAACATGGGCGACGAGCAAGCCGCCAAGCGCGGCCGTGCCAAGCAGTACCACCGGGGCTACACCCCGAGCACTGCCGCCGGCCAGCGCTTCTTCGAGTGGCATGGCGACAGTCAGTGGTGGCTCGATGACGAGGACGAGGACCGAGGCAAGAAGAAGAAGGGGAAGGCCAAGAAGGGCAACGGCAAGGCCAAGAAGCTAAAGGCTCGCGACGCCGACATCCCCGACCTCCCCATCGACCCGCCCTCCCACGAGGAGCTGTGCGAGCGCGAGGAGCAGATGGCCCGCGACGCTGGCGTCTTCGACGACGACATCATCAACGACCCCTTCGGCTGGGACGACGGGCTCGGAGGCCGGAGCGAGTCCTACGATGACGAGGACCCAGACGGAGACGCCGGGATGGACCGCGGCGAGCTAGCCGACGAGCCTGGCGGGGTGCTGGAGTTCGACTCGATCAACGACGTGATCAACCACTTCAAAGCGAAGTGAACTGAGGCCGATCTTTTATCCTTGACTATCGCAAACCATGTGATATATTGGAGTCATGATGGACGCTAGGGATGTTGTTTTCGTGGACGTGGACACCCAGCGGGACTTCTGTCTGGCGGACGGCGCGCTGGCGGTGAAGGACGCTCCTGTGGAGGCGTTCCGGCGCCTGACCGCGCTGGCCGTCAAGAAGAAGATCCCAATTGTGGGTTCTGTCGACTCACACCCCTTCGATGACCCCGAGTTCGAGACCTTCCCGCCCCACTGCGTGAAGGGCACCGAGGGGCAGCTGAAGGTGGAGGGCACGCTGCCCGAGCGCAGCCGCTTCGTGGCGATCCACGAGGGCGCTACGCCGGCTCTCGCCGACCTCCGGTGCGGTGCGGCCCAAGCCGCCTACCTGGAGAAGCAGACCTTCAGCATCTTTTCTCACCCCGAAGCTACGGACCTGCTCCTCGCGCTCAGCCGGGACATCGCCGTGGTATACGGTGTCGCCACCGACTACTGCATCAAGGCCGCCGTTCTCGGGCTCCGTGAGCGCGCCTACGAGGTCTACGTCGTCACCGACGCCATCGCCGGAGTCGCCCCCGATACCGACGCCGAGGCACGGGATGAGATGGTCCGAGCTGGCGCCGTGTTCATCACCGAGAAAGAGCTGAGTCAGGCGCTGAACAAAGCCGCCTGAACGCCAGCTCGACGCCAGCTGGCGGTCGATGCGTCCATGTGGACGTATCGGCGGAGGGCTCGCAAACTCCCCCTATGCTATCCAGACGCCACCTGCTAATATCGTGGCTCTTATGGAGGAGTCGTTCACGGTAGAGAAGCACGAGCTGAAGGCCCTGGCGGCCTTCGTGAGCAAGAGCTGGGACCGCTCGCGCCTGACGAGCCTCTACTTCTACGAGGATGGGGCGCTGGCGGCATCGGACGGGCACACGCTGGTGGTCCGGGAGCACCGGAAGACCCCCCAGACGAAACGGCCAGAGCGCCAGAAGGTCTTCGGGGTTCCGAAGGACTCGCTGGCGAGGCTCATCGGCGCGCTCGGCCCGAAGCAGGCGGTGAGAATCGGGCCGCTGGCGGACGAGGGCTGGGGGGAGTTTGAGATCTACGACCCCGCGCCAGGCTGGGACGGCCCTGGCGTGCCAGTGATGAAGGGCCACGTGATACTCAACACGGAGTCGGAGCCCCCGAGCTTCTTCAAGGTCGTCCCCGAGTTGGAGTCTGGCGTACCCGCAGCGGGGAAGGTCGGCTTCAACCTGGACTACCTGCGGAAAGTGGATTTGATCCGCATCGCCTGTGGCCATCGAGCTGGCAGAGGCGTCGAGATGTACCCGCCTCGGGAGGAGCTGGCGCCTGCGGTGTTCCGGGTGGAAGCCTATGGATCTGACTTCCACTGGCTGGCGGTCATCATGCCCCTCAGAATCTGATGGGGGAGTTTGGGGACTCGTGTACACTGCGGCCCGTGAATCGCCAGGACCCGCCAGCGTTCGTCGTCTCGATGCGCCGCCACATCCACATGGATGGGGACCGGCGCCCTGGCGCGCTAGCTCGGGAACCGTTGGGCTACGGGAGCTGGATGCTGCTGGTTCTGACAGTCGGAATCACTCTGGCGCTGACGATGGAGACGTGTGATGGACGTGGAGATCAAAGGGGACAAGAAGGAAGTACTCCGACGCCTCGTGGCCCCCTTCTTCGAGCAAGGGACCAAGCCCGTCTACGTAGCCCAGTGCTGTGGCCGGCTGTTTGCCGGGGCCGAGACCCCGAAGGGGTGCCGGGTGTGTGAGTGCGTGCCCGCCTACGTGGGCTTCGACTCGCTGGACGAGGTGGACCCGGCCCATATCCCGGAGCAGCCGGAAGTCCGCGAGTCTTACCGCTCTTGACAATACCTTACCCATATGTTATGGGTATTGTATGAACGACGGACACGCATCGGGCGGAGAGTACAGAACGAGACCATGGAATGAAGCCATTAAGGCGGAAACACGCATAGGCGACAATGTGATCCTAGTCGAAATGCAACCTGGCAACGGGACTCGGTACGGCGTGACCTTCGTGTACGTGCCGAAGGACATCGCCGGGCCGGACGCGCCTCGGTCGTACATCAACGCGCCCTGTTGGATCGTATCCCTGGCAGACATGAACTGTGCGATGGAGGTGGCCGACACGGGCAACCTGCTGCACTGGGGCTACGTGGCGGAGAAGATGAGCAGCCGACGCCGGGATTCGATGGGGCCAGCTGATGCTGTGCCTCTTGCGGAGCTGATCGGTCGGGTCACCGGGAGGCCGGTGGTCAGCTCGGCGGAGCAGGAGCAGCGCGACGCGGCAGCGCGCGCCGAGGCTGAGCGCGAGCGCAAGGAACGGGAGGCCGAGATGCTGCCTCCGATCGACCAGCTGCGGGGCCAGGAAGGCCCCTAGAAACGACTTTCCCTCCTTCCGGGTACACACAGACCCCCTCGTCGGAAAGGCCCTCCAGAACGCCTCAGAGAGCCCTCCGGCGAGAGGGTTGATCTTTGTGCAAACATTGCACACCCCTGACAGGATCGTCATAGGAGATAAGGTGAGCAATAACACGCGGTTAAGCCAAAGTGCCCCCATAGCTGTGAACTGTTTGCACAACCGATCCTCTGTAAGTGCCCGATAACACTTGTGTGCAATGTTGGCACAACTCGTGCAGTATGTATGGGCATGCTCGACGCAATCACCAGCACCAGCCCTGAGACCCTTTCCTCCGACCTGCGCGACGGCGTCCTCGTCGTCAGCGTGTGCGACCTATTCGACGAGCTGTTCGGCGCGGACAGCTATCTGGTCGAGTACGACGTGACCTCTGCGGCGCTACGCGAGTGGTGCAACGTATGGGGCGCGAGCTACTACGCGGAGCCGAGGGAGGACTACAACGAGTGGGCTGGTGTGAACCAGGCGCGCAGGGAGGGAAACGAGATCGTGGTGGTGGAGGACTTGTCCTAATGAGCGCATCGCAGTCACCCCTGAAAAGGCTCGCCGGTGCGGCGCCCTCACGGGTTGGGGTGTACAAGGCCGGTCCGACTCCGGCGGCTGCGGCCGACTGTCAGATCCGAGCGCTGGCCGGCGTCGGAATCGAAGAGACGATCAACGAGGATGCCTACGAGGCATGGGTGGAGAGCAAGATGGCGACTGTGAAGTTCGAGAGCCAGGATCAATTCGAGAAGGTCTTCGACTGCCGGTACGAGCTGCACCGGCCGTGCCCCCACCCGGAGGCGTGTCCCTTTGGTGTGAGCCGGGACGCCTGCGAAGAGGGGTGGTTCTACGGGATGGAGGGGCGCCCGGCGTGCGGGACCCGCATCGAGATCGGAGACGACTACGCCGTGGAGACCCGCGAGCGGCCCGAGGGCGGCGCGGACGTGGTGGAGGAGCAGATCTGATGTGGCACAAGGGCAGGCATTGGGGCGTGGCGAAGGTCGCGGGCCGGCGGCAGTTGGCGGACAAGCTGGTGAACCACAGCTGGACGCTGTGCACGGGCTTTGAGCATGGGGGCTACCTGTGGCTCAACGACTCGCTGAGCGAGGATGGGGCGGCCGAGTTCGGCGTGGTCCGGGCGGACACGCTGGAGCAGGTGGAGAGCATCACCTTCGGGTGGTGCTCGGAGGACCAGGCGGTGGAGCACATCAGGGCGGTCATCGAGGGCGGCGCCGAGCTGCCGGTGATCAGCCGGGTGAAGGACAAGCAGATCGAGCGGGACCACGAGCCCTGCCATCTGTGTAGGTGAGCTATGACCCCGGTATTCAACAGCCTTCTGGAGACGGACCTGTACAAGTTCACGATGTGGCAGGCGATGCTGCATCAGATGCCGGACAACCACGCCGAGTACACCTTCGTGTGCCGCAACAAGCCAGCCGTGGACCTGACGGGGCTGTTGGACGGGGTCAACGAGCAGCTGGACCACCTGTGCACCTTGCGGTTCACCGAGGACGAGCTGGCGTATCTCGGCGGCCTTCGGTACATCAAGCCGGACTTCGTGGACTTCCTGCGGGGCTTCCAGTTCGAGCGCGCGCACATCCGGGCGTGGGTTGAGGACGGCGAGCTGAAGATCGTAGCGGAGGGGCCTCAGATCAAGGTGATGGCCTTCGAGGTGTTCGTGCTGGCCATCGTGAACGAGCTGTACTTCCGGGGCGAAGAGCCTACGGCGCTGGGCTGGACTCAGCTTCGGGACAAGGTCGACCGGGTGAAGGACCGCGTGAAGGCTCGGAGGTTCCCCTTCCAGTTCTTCGACTTCGGTCTGCGCCGCCGGTTCTCTGGCGCCTGGCACCTCCAGGTTGTGGAGGTGCTGGCGCGCGAGCTGCCCGAGCACTTCGGCGGGACCTCGAACGTGAAGCTCGCCAAGGAGCTGGGCCTGACACCCATTGGGACGATGGCCCACGAGTGGCTGCAGACCTTCCAGGCGCTGCCGCACGTCGAGCTGGAGGACAGCCAGACGGAGGCGCTGGAGGTGTGGTTGGAGGAGTACGGCTCGGACCTGGGGATTGCCCTGACCGACGTGGTGGGGATGGACGCCTTCCTGCGGGACTTCCACCCGGTGCTCACCAAGCGCTTCGCTGGCCTTCGCCACGACTCTGGGGACGCGGTGGAGTGGGGCGAGAAGGCCCTGGCACACTACGAGGCGAAGCACGTGGACCCGCGGACCAAGCGGCTGGTGTTCTCGGACGGCCTGAACATCGACAAGGCCATCGACCTGTACGATCACTTCGCCGACCGTGTGAGGGTAGGCTTCGGCATCGGGACCAACCTCACAAACGACGTGGGCTTCAAGCCGCTGAACGTGGTGATGAAGCTCACGGCCTGCAACGGCAAGCCGGTGGCGAAGCTGAGCGACAGCCCTGGCAAGACGCTGTGCAAGGATGACGAGTTCGTGGCCCTGCTGAAGAGGGCCTTCGAGGTAGCGTGATGGCTGGCAAGCGCAGCACCGCGGTGATGGACCGGCGCATTAAGATCCACCACATGTGGATGCGGCTGGAGATGCTGGTGGACGTTTTGGAGGAGAACCTTCCGATCATCGAGGAAGCGCTGGAGGATGCGGACCGCCCCACGAAGAGCTGTTTGGCGCAGGTTCGGAGAGCCCTGGAGAAGATCAACGATGACGACTGAGCGCAAGAAGCCACCTGAAGCGATGACCCCACGGCTCCTAGGCTACGGCCGAGCGCGCGACTACACAGCGCCCGAGGGCTACGAGCCGGTCGAGGAAGGCCGCCGGGTGTACGCCTACCCCACCGACTTCTTCTGCTCCCGTTGCGAGGGCTGTGGCTGCAAGAGCTGTAAGTGGACCGGAGAGGAAGCCGTGGCAGCTAGGCTGCGAGCTGCCCGCCGTCGGGGTAGGGCCGCCAGGAAGGCCGCCCGAAAACGAGCGCACTTGCCCGTAGACCCCGGCGTCCAGTAGTGCTGGAGGCATCATGATCTGGGTAGCCATAGGCGTCGTGCTCATCATCGCGTCCCTCGCTGGCGATGAGTGATGCCCCCCACACTTGATCTTCCTCCCGCTTGATCTGCCCCCGGCCCGAGCACAGGAGAGGTGCGCCCCGCCCCCGCCAAACTCCCTCTTTGCCCCGCGGCCCGCCAGCTGGCGCCGAGATATTAAGATCGCCTGGCGCTCGATGGCATCTTCTTCGAGGCCCCAACCGCCAGCTGGCCTGAACGTCAGCTCGTTCCTGAACGGCCCCCTTTCCTGAACGGTCCGCCCTGGCGCGCCAGCGGCCCCGCCCAAAGGAAGTTTGGCCCGATTTCGCCCCTGGCGATCCCGAACAGCCAGCTCGGCCCAACCCCCGCCAGCTCGCCAGCCGCCAGCGCCAGACCGCCAGTTCCTGAACAGCCCCCGATCCTGAACAGCCCGCCAGAACCCTCCCCGCCAGCGGCCCCCACCCTGAACGACCCCCACCCAAACTCCCTCCCCATGCCTACACCTACCACCCCCTCCCACAAATCAACCCCCGAGCTGGCCCCTGAACGGCCCCTACCCTCTGGCATGATCTTAGAACGCCCCTCCCGCCCCCTAGCTGCCCCCCTAAGCCCCTCCCCCCACTCCAACACCCCCTCGCCAGGGCCGCCAGAAAGGCCCTACACGGCCCCGCCAGGGCCTGGAGAAACGTGCCAACCCACTGCGCACTGTTGGCACGCTTTTTGGCAGTGCAAAGTTGGCACAGGGCATGCATATGGGCAATGTTGGCACACTTTTTGGCGGCCAAAAAACGTGCCATTTTTTGGATCGAAAACTACCGAGTTTGCCCGTTTTCTCCGCTTAGGCCGCCCCCACCCCCAAACTCCTTGGCGCTACCCCCTCTACACTCCACGGGACCTCACACTACAATTGTTGACCGTGGACCGGGAGGCTGGTAAGGTGGGGCTCTCTCATCGGGCGAAGCCGCTGACGGAAGGCGGGAGAGAGTGGCGGGGGAGAAGGCTCGGGGGGAGGATTGGTTGTTGGAACGGGCGGCGGTGAGATGGAAAGGCGGCGTGAATGACGCGGCAGACGAGCATAGCGGCCTACAATCAGATCAAAGCCGATGGCACCCTCAGCAAGATGCGTTGGATCGTGTACGACTGCCTGTTCCGCCACGGCCCCCTCACCAGCAGGGAGGTCGACAATGGCTTGGGTCCAGGGGAGGACCGACCCAGCTACCACAAGCGCCTGAGCGAGTTGGAGCGCATGGGGGTCGTCACCACGGTGGGGCGCAAGGTCTGCAGCGTGACGGGCAAGGAGTGCGAGCTGTGGGACGTCACGGCGCTCGCGACGCCCATCCCCCTCGATGCTGCTTCGAAGTCCCCTTCTCGGAAGGACCGCCAGGCGGCTGCCGAAGAACTGCGGGACATCTACAAGACCCTCGTGGCCCAAGGTCACCAGGGCTTCAGCGACAACCTCGTGCGGGTCTGCAAGTGGCTCGCAGCGAAGTGAAAGGGAACGAAGGCAGAGCAGTCGGACCGCATGCATAGGCGCACGAGACGGTACGTCGGAGCGGACGGCAGACGGAGAGAACGACGGGAGGAGCGCTGGACAGGACGGTCGATGGCGGGCCTGAGTGCAGGGGAGTTCGAGAGAAAGACGGAGAGATGATCCGACCACAACACGACAACCTGCCCAAGAAGACTTTGATCTGGCTCCTGTTCGACATCGACAACGGGCACGGCGGCTCCCACCACTACGTCTGGTGGTTCGAATCCCGTCGACAGGCCCGCGAGTTCAAAGCCCGCCACCTCGCGAGCCCCAACCCCCACAAGACCGACCTCGTCGGCCCCGTGAGAGCGAACGTCGATAGGATTCCCCCACGCGCCCTGAAAGGAACCAGGCTGGACCGATGAGCACCGAAGCCATTCGGAAGACCATCCACTGCGGCGGCTGCGGTGCCTCCGGTGGAGGAGAGAAGTGATCGCCCCCTGCTGGTGCCCACCCACCTGCCCCTATTGGGGAACCGAGTGCACCCTCTGCCCCTACGCTTTGATCTGGAGAGCACCATGAACGAGCCCGAACACATCCTCAACCCCGGCACCCAGGTCAAAGTCCACGACGTCCTCGGTGCCCCCCGAGGCATGCTCATCAAACCCGAGATTCTAGATCGTCGGACCCCAGGCGTCTCCGGGATGATCTGCGGCTACGTCCCCGGACACGGCGGCGATGTCTACTGGGTCCGGCACGACGGCGAAGAAGATACCGGCTCCGCCTACGGCTACTGGGAGTTCGATCTGACCGAAGAAGGTGACCATGAGCTGGCTCAGCCGTAGACGACAGCGAAAACACGTCGAGTCGATCCTGAAGCAGTGCGGCTGCGTCTGCTTCTGCCCCAACTGCCGAACCCCCCTCAACGACCAACCAGGCGAGGCCCTGGACGACAGCATCTACCGCTACTCCTGCCGCTGCGGAGCCAAGCCCTGCTTCGACTTCGACTACCCCGTCCCCGTCAAGGTGGCCGACCACTCGATCCCTGAGGTATAGTCCCCCCATGGCTACCAGGAAGCTGAGCGAGGCGATCTCCGAACTGCGCGACATCATCGGCGAAGGCGATTGGGGCAAGCTGGACGACCCCAACTTCGAGTTCCCCAAGCGCAAAGGCCCCACCCCAGGGGAAAAGACCGCCAAGGCCCAAACCAAGGCGATGGAAAACCAGGCCGCCAAAGCCCTCGGCGCTGCCGTGGTGAAGAAGATCTTGGACCAAGGCTTCCGCATCGCCTCCCTCGGCACCAGCAAGATGAGCTTCCCCACCAGGCCCCGCGTCGCCAAAGCCCTCGGGCTCAAAGATGCGCAGATCTCCAAGCTCACCAAGGCCGGCGTCCGCGTCGTCCCCAGCAAGAAAGACCCGAAGTACGACTGGTACTTCGGCGACTAGCCTCACCCGTGAACCCCTACCGCGCAAAGCCCCCGCCTCGGCACCGCGGTAGCTGGTGGCAACAGCTCAAGTGCCGACTCGGCTGGTGCTTCAAAGAGCTGGATTGGATCGAAGAGACGCCCATGCACGACGTCTGGCACCAGTCCTGCCCCTTCTGCGGCGCCTCCGCCAACGCCATCGACGAAGGCTCCCCCCGCTGGAAAGACGACCACCCCCTCAACCACAACAACCCCCGCGTTCCCCAGCCCCGCAGAATCCAGAGCTGAGCCTCCACTACAATTGTTGACTACCATGTTGACAATCATTGTCACTAGGTGATATGGTCGTGGCATCTCTTCGGACGCTAGCAAAGGAGTAGCAAGAGATGGCGCGAGCGAAGAAGCAAGAGAAGGTAGTCAAGATGTCGGACGTGTCGGTCCCGGTCATCACGGGGCGCACGGCGAAGGGCCGGGCACAGAAGGTCGACATCAACGTCCCGATCCCCGCCTACATCGAGCTGATGGTCCACGTGCGAGGAACGGAAGGCGGCGAGCTGCTGACCAACAAGCTGAACGACGACATCCTCAGCGACAACCCGGCGGAAGCGAAGCTGAAGAAGCAGCACCGGCTCCCAGCGGAGGTCTACGAGCGATCCAAGTACCTCGACGCCGAGGGCAACGACTGCATCCCCGGCGACAACTGGCGCCGATGCTTCGCCGATGCAGCCGTCACCATGGACGGGGTGTCCAAAGCGAGCCTGCACCGCGAGATGGTGATCCTCGATGAGATGCCCCGCCTCGACTACAAGGACGTCTACATGCGGCGCGACATGGGTCGGGACTCGGGAGTGAACCGAGCGCCCCGCTTGATCTTCCGGGCGGCCTACCGTGGGTGGGAGTGCAAGATCCCAGTCCGCATCATGCTCAACGAGACGACCTTCGAGCGCGCCGTCGCCCTGTTCAAGATGGCCGGGCTCTGCATCGGCATCGGGGACTGGAGACCCGGAGCACCCAAGGGGGGATCCAAGGGGACCTTCGACGTGGTGTCGGTGGAAGTCATCGGCGGCACGGTCACGATCAAGGAGCTGCAGGCGGAGCCCAAGGCTGCGTAGGGTGCGCCATGGCGAAGAAGAAACGCCTCCTGTACGTCCCGGCCGCCAAAAGCGGGATCTCCGAGGAAGAGGCGCAGGTGTGGGGCGAGGAGCTGACCAAGTTCACGGGCAACCCCAAAGACCTCGGGGCCAATGCCGAAGAGGTCTACGATGCCGTGAAGGCCGACCCCTCGCACCCGCTGCACCCTTTGATCTTCTACGTCTCCCAAAAGGAGGCGGCCAGACGCCACTACATCGAGCACATCCGCAAGTGTTCGCGCAGCATTCAGGTTCAGTACCGGCCCCCGCACAAGCCGAACAACGTGGTGCTCACCCGAGCCTTCCACAACGTCGGCGGCGACTACTACCGGCTCGATGACGTGATGAAGAGCGACGAGCTGCGGGCTCGGGTGGTGGCCACGGCGGCGGCAGAGGCACGGGCATGGGCGAAGAAGTACCGCCTCTACAAAGAACTTGCAGGACTGGCCGACACCATCGACCAGTATTTGGATCAACTTTGAGTGGAACGGTAGGGAACGGTTGGGCCGTGCGTGGCTTTGCCCCGCCCGGCTTGGACCGGCAATGCGAGGAGCCCCGTCGCGGTGTGATGCTGCCGCGGGGCACCAAACCAAGCGTCACCGGGATCGGCTGTGAATGGCATCGTTCGGCCGCGTTCGGTAAGGCTCGGCCCGGCAATGCAAGGAGTCCTATCACGGATGATCTCTGTCGTAGGACGCCAAACGGTGCGGAACGGAAGGGCCGTGCAGCGCACGACCGCGTTCGGCAGCGCCCCGCTGCGTGCGGTTCGGTGGGGCAATGCAAGGAGTCCTATCACGGATGATCTCTGTCGTCGGTCGCTATTCGGAAAGGCTGTCCCGAACGGCAGCGCTGGGCACCGCATGGCAGGGCAGCGCAAGGAGCCTGGTCGCGGATGATCTCTGCCGCTAGGCACTACTCCCTCGGAGTGGAGAGGCACGTCCTCGTAGCGCTAGGCATAACCCGGCGCGGCTTGACAAAGCACGGAGCCCCATCACGGCGGAAGCTGTCGTGGGGCGCCACTACAATTGTTGACCATAGTGGGGCTAGGTGATAGGGTGGTGGCGTTCTCTCGGCTGCGGGGGAGAGAGTTGACCGGATGGGTCGGCGGGATGTCAGAACGAATGATCATCGGACGGTAGGACAGCGGGAGCGGGCGAGGAGTCGGCATGTCCAACGGTAGGAGCGCAGGAAGGCTTGTTGATCACGGCAGACCGCACGATGGTTGACTGGAAGGCTAGAAGGAAGGCGCGCTCAAGACAGTGGTGCGGAAACGGTGGTAGGCCGGTACGCATGACAGAACAGCCGGGGGCTAATTGGTTCGATCCTGGGAACGTCTGAAAGAAAGCGAGAGCCTGAGATGAGCAAGACATGCTGGGACGATCACACGGCTGCGACTGCCGAGCAAAACGAAGAGCTGGAGCGGGCGGTAGCCGACGTGCTGAACCGGGCCTGTCGAGAGAACATCGCCAACGTGCCCGACTTCATCTTGGCCCGTGTGATGGTCCGCGCCTTGGCGGCTTTCGAGGAGTCGTTGCAGGCACGGAATGCTTGGTTCGGGTTGGACAAGAAAGATCAAGAACCTATACCGATACCGGAGGGAGCCAGAGATGATCGACTGGAAGGCTCTGAAGAAGGAAGTCGACGACGAGCACGGTGCGCTGGACGAGTGCGAGTGCTCCGATTGCATCAAGCTGATTGAGGAAGCCGTCAGTGAGGGCTGGCGCTGTGAGATATGCGGCTACGATGGGGAGCCCTTCTCCTTCGCCTGCGCCTGCTACGACGAGAACGCCGCCTACTGCTTCCCGCGGAGCCCCGGCACAGGATGCTTCCACGGGCAGCTAGGATGCCCTCTGTGCGACGAGGGGGAGCGGCTGGATGTGGTGACCCGTGCGTTGGTGCGTGCCCTCAGACGGGCGCCTGAGCCCCTTAGCAGGCAGCTCTTCGCCGAGGCCAAGAAGGTGGCGATCGAGACCGGGCAGCCTGTCGTCATCACCCAACAGAAGGTGGCTAGTTCGGAGGAGATCGAAGAGCTGAAGCGGGTGCTGAAGCCGCGCCCCAAGAGCGACCGGCCACGGCTCCAAGCCAACCACACCAAGCCCGAACCGGAGACGAGGACCGAGTCCGACAAGCCATGGCGTGACCCCTGCCCCAAGTGCAAGACACCCGCCAACCCCAGAGCCTACTCCTGCAAGAACTGCGACCACTCGTGGCTCCCCGTCGCCACCCAAGAGCACGACATCCTCCAAGGCTTCTACAAGGTCGCCATCGCTGAACGTGATCACGAACGCCACCTCGCCCTCAAAGCCGAAGCCCAAGTCAAAGCCCTCCGCAAAGAGGCCGAAGCCCTCGCCGCCGAATCCGAAGAGGCCCGGTCAGGAGAGTCCGAAGAGCTGCAGATCTTGAGAGAAGAACTCGCCGCGGCCCGCATCGAACGCGACGACGCCCGCCGCCTCGCCGTTGACCTGTACGAGAACTTCCCAGACCCCACCTACGAGAACTCCACCCTCGACCGCTGGAAGGCCAACGACCCCAAGCTCGAACACGAGTCCGTCTCCGCCCAAGGCTACGAGCGCATCGTTCAGCTGCTGCTCAACCACGCGAAGCTGCAACACGACCACGACTACCTCTCCGCACCTCCAGCTGATCTCATCGAGCTGTACCTCGTCGAGCTGCGCGCACACCAACGAGGCGAAGGCCATGGCTGACCGCGTCCACCAAGCCGCTCAGAACCTGCTCGATGCCCTCCCCAGATGCGCCTGCGGCTCCCCCGCCTGCGCCATGCTCCCAGACGGCTCCGACATCTGCCCCGACTGCATGGGCGACGAAGACCAGGACGCCGCCGAGTTCTACTACGACTGGCACAACATCGCCGACGAGCTGCAAGAAGCCCTCGAAGCCACCAAACCCAAGACGACCCCAGGTGTCGTCCCCTTCGACTACGACGGATCTTTTTCCCGAACCATGACCGGATACGTCGAAGAGCCCAACGACGGCCCCTACTCCCCCGCAAGCACCCGAATCCGCCCCGGCGGCTTCTTCGAATGCGACTTCTGCGGCACCAACACCAACGCCCGACTCCGCAAATGCTGCGCCCTCGGATACGAGTTCGATGGCGGCACGTGGCCGCTGACCGCCGGAGCCCCCGTCATGAAAGACAACCGACCCCAGCCCCACCCCGTCCCCACCTCCCTCAACCCCGACCGCACCAAGGTGCGCATCCGGACTCTTCAACCCTCCGTCGACCTGTCCCCCAAAGACGCCCGCGAGCTGGCACTCAAGCTGGAGACGATGGCCGACAAGCTGGACAAGCCACCCCCAGACATCCTCTGCCCCAAGTGCGGCTTCGACGAGCACGCCACCAAAGACATCTACCCGCCCGTCCACATCTGCGCCAAGTGCAAGCACCAGTGGACCCCCGAGAAACCCGAGGGACGATCATGAGCGACGGAGCCGAAGAGCGCCGCGAGGCCGCCGACTACACCTACCACGTCCACTGGTCCCCAGAAGACGGGGAGTACGTCTGCACCTGCTCCGAGTTCCCCTCTCTGAGCTGTCTCGCCATTCACCCTCTGGTGGCCTTGGCCGAGATGCTCCCCGTCGTGGACGCCGTCCTCGAATCCATGCGAGAGCACGACGAGCCGCTGCCCGAGCCTCTGCGTCCGCCGAGCCCGGTACGCTTCATCGTCATGCCCCCCGCACGCCCCAAGGAGCCCATGAGATGATCATCGAGATGCACGCAGGCCGTGGGTACGACCTCGCCAAACACTGCTCCCGACTCCACCTCAAAGCCGAGTCCGACGAGGAACGAATCATCCTCGCCCGCCTCGCCCACCTCGGGATGAAAAACGATCTCGTTCGAACCCTCGCCCAGCTCCTCCCCAAGAAGGACCCTGCGGGACTTCCCCCCACCAAAGACGGAACCTCCGACCCCTAGACCCACATGTAGGGAAAAACCCGACAACCCGTAATTTATTTCGGAGATGATCTAAGAGACATGGCCAAGCCGTTCGATGATCTGCGTAAGCAGATGAGCCCCGAGCGCCGGGAGAAGAACCGCGGGGACGCCGAGAAGGAACTGGCGGGAATCGAGGACTGCGTGAACCCGTCGAAGGGCTTCCACGATCTGTCCTTCAACCAACTCGCCGAGCGCGTCCACGCCCTCGCCTGCATCATGGCCGTCGTCGATGGCCCCATGCCTACCCGCGAAGAGCTGGACGCAGGGCACGACGAGGCCATGGCCGTCGCCGGGAAGCTGTTCGAGCTGTCCGATGGCGCCGAGGAAAGCGCCCCGAAGAAGCAGCTCGCCCGGTCGAGAAGCTACGCCGCGGCCGTAGCGGGCACCCTGTTGGGAATCGCTGAGGGCCTGAAGAAGATCATCCCCGAGAAGGACCCTCCCGAACTACGACTGCTCTGGGACGTGGCCCACGATCTCGCTTCCGAAGGTCAGACCTTCTACCCCTGCTCGCTCTGCGACCACTGCGTGTCCAACGACGAGGAAGCCTACTTCTGCCTGAAGCACGAGCGCGGGACCGACCATGACGAGACCTGCAGCGACTGGAAAAGGAAGGTGGAGGAGTCGGCCCGAGCCCTCACCGTTTCAAGGGAGCTGGGGGCGAAGGAGATCAAAGAGTTGTACGAGGCCGGACCCGAGGGGCTGGAAGCGGCGGCGATCTACGAGCGAGCCCGAGCCCAGATTCAGACGCTGGAGAAGCAGCTGAACGACGCACGGCAGACGGCGCTGATGTTGGCGACGAAGGTCGACCGGGACCAGATACCCGACGCGGTGCACACGAAGCTGGACCTGTGGGAGACCGAGCCCATCGCCGAGCTGGCTCGAATGGTGGACGGCCCGCGGCAGCCGGAGGGGTTGCCGGACCCGAAGGACTGCGCGCCGCCTTGGACCGCCTTCTACGTGGACGGCTACCCCGAGGCCATCATGCCTGCCGGCCGACCGGGGGACGTGGCCATCGTCCGGGGGCTGCCCGAGGAGCTGGTGCAGAGGATCATCCAATGCGCCAACGCCGGAGTGCTTCAGGACCGGCTCAAGCCTGGTGAGGTCGAAGAGGCTGTTGCCAACGCCCAGCGGCTGTTCGATGGGTCGAAGCGTGACGAGATCATCCAAGACTTCTTGGAGAAGACCGCACCGAAGGAGCGCGAGTGCAAGGTATGCGGTGAGACCTACACCGGCATGAGGATGATCTGCGGAAAGCACGAGTGCGAGATGACCCTGCAGCTTCGCGCCGTCCAAGGTCGTGCCATGCGCCCTATCGACTACTGCGGAGACAACGCGCCGCGAGGGGCGATCTTCTTCAACGACTACGTCAAAGCCCCCACGCCTCCGCCCGAGAACCCCTACGAGTGGGAATGCCTCGGCAACGGCTTCAAGCTGAGCGTCGAAGAGGACGCTAGCTTGACCCGCGTCGCCCACGTCTACCCGAGTGGGGACCCTGAAAGGCCATGGATGGGAGAGGCCCATTGCGGCGTCTGGGGCATCAAGCGCCCCACGTTCCGAACGAAGGAAGAAGCGAAAGCGTGGTGCGAGAAGAAGATCGAGAGTCCAAGAGAAGAGACACCCGAGGAGACGCAATGACCAAACCCGTTCTGCCTGAGAGTATGAAGCTGCCGGCCATTGCGATCATGACCGGCCTGCGCCAGATGTTCCCCGCCCTCCCCAACGCGGGGGCGCCGGTTCCAACTCGGGGGCCGGACGGTGCGGGACTCGGAGCTGTACGCCAGAGTGATGAATGGAGCTGTCATGGCGATGTGGGAACATGATCTGAAGAAGCACGCCGACAAGGTCGACAACCCCGAGGCACTGCCCTCGGACGCACACTACGTTCTGCTGCTGTTCAAGGAGCGATCTGTGTACGTGGCCGACCACATCAGCGCATTGGCGGACACGCCGACCCGAGGCTACCCGGCCCACGATGTCTCCTTTCGAGGCTGCGAGTACTGGGTGGCGAAGGACGGCCACGAGATGTCCGCCGTCATCGAGCTTCTGGAAGAGGCCAAAAAGAGCTGCGACTACAGCAGCAAGCCCACCTACGTGGTGCTCAGGGCCAAAGCCCTGAAGGTTCGAATGCAGCCGATGCTGGATGACTTCGACGAGCTATGAAGATCATATACAAGGGTCCGCACGAGAGTGTGGTCAAGAAGGTCGTCTGCAAAGAATGCGGGGCGACCATCGAGTACGTACCCAATGACGTGGAGACCCTGTGGTCCGGCAAGGACTACGACGGGGGGCCGGACGGGGCCACAGGATTCAAGTGCCCCCAGTGCGGCAAGAACGTGATCCTCACAAGGTGGTAGCCATGAAAAAGAAGAAGACGAAGGTTCAGAAACGGCCGACCTTTGCTCAGCTGCGGGACGCGCTCCGAACATCGGAGATCGAGGGAGATATGCTGAAGCAGCAACTCAAGGACAAGGACGACTCTCTTCGAAAGGCGCGCGCACAGGTCAGGGAGTTGCGAAAAGAAGCCAAGGCGTATCAGCAGGCCAAGGAACAGCAGAGGAGAGCGCAAGAGGCTTTCGACCACTCTTCCCCTGGGGAGCAGTTGAAGGCAACGACCAACGTGCTGCGGAAGCTGCACAAAGATCGGCTGACGCTGCTTACGACCTACCCCGCTAGGTCTTTGCTGTCTGTGTTTTGCTCGACTCGCGCCGACGAGGTGTCCGAGGAACTGCGGGAAACCAGGGCCTCGATGGAGGATGCCAGGGAGAAGATCAAGAACATTGCCGAGGGAACTTCCGTGACGGACGCCTCGGAGCTGATGGTACTGGACGACATCGTCCGCATTCTCATCGAGCGCACGGCGTTACTCACCAAGCTGGAGCTGGGATGGCGTCGGGAGAGTGTTTCTTGGGACGTGGCTTCGCCTGCAGTCCCTTGTTACCGGGAGCCGTGATGTCTGATTCTCCAAAGCGGCCCGAGAGCATGAAGCTGCCGGCCATTGCGATCATGACCGGTCTGCGCCAGATGTTCCCCAAGGTTCCTGAGGACCGCTTCCGCGAGGTGGTCACCACCGAGCTGGCCAACGCCGCCATCGAGACCGCCACCATGAAGGAAGACCCGGACTTCAAGAAGCTCGCGGTGGAGGTGGCCGAGCGGGTCAAGAAGAAGTTGAGGGAGGAGCTGTCGTGACGGTCACCTTGGTCACTTTGGGTAGCGACGAGGACGCAGCGCGCTTCGTGGGGAAACGCGTGGAGGTCTATGTGGAGACCGGCAACTTCGCACGCGTCGTGGGCTTGGCCCCTAGCGATGAGACCTACGAGGGCATCATCGTGCGCGCCCACCGTCGTGCCTTCGTGCTGGAAACAGATCAGGGAAAGGTCAAGTGTACGTGGGGCCAGTTACGGAGAGAGCTGCCATGAGCGCGCCTGAGTCTAAGTCCGTGCCTCGGAAGTACTACGGGGTGTTCCGGCGCAAGGGGCTGAACAGCGTCTACTCGAAGCGCCGCACGGTGGCCCACTTCTCGGACTCCGACCCGAGTTCCAAGTTCGGGGAGATCGAAGAGGGGGATCACTTCATCGCGATGGGCCGGTCCGGTGCCGCCGAGCGCGGGCTGCTCTGCCACGTGGTGAAGGTGAGCCGCGAGCCGTTGCTGGAGCTGCTGACCGGGGAAGAGCTGGTCAAGCTGGACTGCGCCGGGGAGGGGCAGCTCGACGAGTACTTCGAGTCTTGGGACGAGTTCCACCCTGACGCCAAGGCGGCGACCAACCCGATAGCGCTGCGCGTCGAGTTCGAGCCCACGGATACCTGGGTAGACATTCCGCAGTCGCCCATGCAGACGATCATCAACACGATGGCTCGGGTAGCGTATGCGGAGATCGTAGCCATAGAGGACGCGCGGGTGTTCGCCGACCTCAACCGCTGCTTGGAGGGAGCACCGCCGTGAGCCGGCTGAGCACTCACGCTCGGTTCGGAAGGAAGCTGTGGTTCACCGGGCATCTGAAGCGCACCAAGGATGGGCGCTTTATCTGCGCACTTCACCCCGATGTTCGCCTCGTACACCCGCGCCCTTCTAGTTGGATCTGCCCGGTCTGCTACGAGTCCTACGAGCAGAAGCTCGGAAGAAAGACGATCACGCTGTGGCGGCGCCGGCTGCCCAAACCGCGACGGACGTTCCCCATGCACCGGACGAGACCCGCGAGGGAAGAGACATGACCATCGACGAAGCGTGGGACCGCTGGCTGAACGCGCAGCCTGTGATGTCGCACGAGGCGCTGAAGGCGGCCAAGACGGCGTTCTACGCGGCGTTCCCTGCGGGCGGTGGAGCGCGGGCGGAGCGCATCGAGCCGGTCATGAGGGCGGCCCGCAGTCTGGTGCACGAGCAGGGGGACCACAACGATCTCTTCTGCGCGTTGCAGCGAGCCTTGGAGGAATACGATCGTGAACTCACCGGGTGACTTGATGCTTCAGATGCTGACCGCATACCGCAAGTTCGTCGAGCGGGAGGGCCACGTGGTGGTGGTTCTCTACGGCGACAACCTCGCGGCGGTGCTGGAGCCCGACGCTCCGCGGGTGCAGGCACTCATCAAGGGCATCGACGAAGAGACGGACATGTCGGGAAAGAAGACGGAGGCCAACGGGACATGAAGGTCAAAGAGCTGATGATGGCGCTGGTTGGAGTCGACCCCGAGATGGAGGTCGTGATGAGCGCCGATGCCGAGGGCAACCACTACGCACCACTTCGGGTGGTGGACACGGACGGCAACAACTACGGCGATGGGGAGATCGGACTCCGCGAGCTGACGCCTGCGTTGCAGGAAGAGGGCTACTCCGAAGAGGACGTGATGGAGGGCGGGAAGCCGGTCGTAGTGCTGTGGCCATGATGGGAGACGCCGAACCATGAGAGAAGGCGCTGAAGAAAATCAGAGAATGGCGATGCTGGCAGACTTGATCTCAAGTGTTCCTGCCGACCACCCGAACTACTTGCCGGTGCTCCTGATGCACGAGATGCTGCTACAGCTTCGAGATCTGCGATGCGAGGCATCTGATCACCACCATGCCTTGGCTGTGCACAACAAGTACGTGCGGGGCATGCTCGTTGACATTCGGAACGCCGTCGATGATGAAGAATGTGATGTCGACTGAGCCTGACATCCACGTGACCTCCACGCCGGGCTGCGTCTCGGCTTCGATGCGGCACTCCAACGTGTGGGTGTCGCTGGCGGAAGCCAACGAGCTTCGACCGGGCTTCTGGTGGGTCTGCCGTGTGAAGGTTCACCGAGGCTGCGAAGGCAAGGGCATCGGGAAGGCCCTTGTTGGGGCCATGAAGGCTGCTTGTGCTGAGCAGGGTGCGGAGGTGCTTCAGGTCGCGCCAGGCGGTTACGACGGCGATACGGCCCGGCAACGGGGCTTCTACGCGGCGTGCGGGTTCGAGCCCGAGCCGGACGACCCGGAGGGGCCGATGTATTGGAGGCCCGAGTGACCGTGGATTTTTGGATCCCCCTAGTCGTCGTGCTGTGTGGTGTAGGCTTTCCAGCGTGGTGGGCGCTGCGGGAGCAGCGCAAGAACATGCAGCTCCGTGAGGAGCTGGTGGTGGCCAAGATTCGTTTGGAGCACAAGGACGAAGAGATCGAGCACCTGCACGAAGAGATCGCCTTCCAGAAGGAGATGCGCAAGCACGCCGACGACTTCTTGAAGCAGGTGAAAGGTTGGATCTTTTCGCTGCCCGACGACGAAGACGAGGACGAAGAAGATGAAGATGAACCCCTTGACCCAAGCTGACCTTCGCGGCGTTCAGTGCCAGACCCCCGGTTGCGACCATCAGGGGCATGGGCCTCTGTTCCTTCACGGCCGCTGCCACCCCGAGGCGGGGACTTGGGCGAGCTACGAAGATGGTGTGATCACCATCGTGTGTGCCACTTGCGAAAAGCTCGTGGTCAAGGTGGCAGTAGCGGAGGGCGGATCATGAGCCGGTTCGACAACCTCCAAGTCCAGATAGCTGAGGCACAGCTCCGCACTATGAAGGAGTTGGAGGCCCACGCCACCAAGCTCAGAGCCTTGGAGCTAAAGAAGGCCGAGACCGAGCTGGACACTGCCCAGCGCCTCAACCTGCTGGCGGTCCGTCTTGGCGACGACCAGAACCTACCCCCTATCAAGTTGTCCTAGATATGGCTCTCAACACGAAGCTGAAGCTGAAGGTGGCATTACTCTCCACGGGAAAGAGCCAATACGTCTTGGCTGGAGTTGGGGCGGCCACTGGTCCCCACGCATGTGAGGAGCGCGAGGTATGAGGTTTCCCTGGATCAAGATCGCCGAGTTCCTGCGGCTCCCCGACCCCTACGAGCACCTCGACGGCTGGGCGTTCGACGGCAAGCGGGTCTTCGCCGACACGTTCGTCCAACGGAGCGGCCCTCCCGACGGGGAGATCCCTCCGGCGGGTTCTGACTGGTGGTGGTCCTACTTGGTCGGGAAGTCGTTTCGCCGGGACTGGATCTTCGACAACCGGCGAGAGGCGGTCGAGTACGCTTTGGAGTATCTCGACAAACGCATCGAGCGCTTTCAGGGGATCCGAGAGCGCGTAGTCCACGAGTGGAAGGGGCACCTGAAGGTCGCTGACGCCTAGGGACATGCGTCCATGTGGACGTATGTCCCCTACCTGGGGTGTGGTGATCGGGTCCGAGCTGCGGTATTGTTGGGCAGCTAGGAGTCCAGCATGCGCAACAAGAGCGAGAGCGTTCGAGAAGATCTGGAGTCGGTTGGGATCTTGTCCGAGGACCCTGCACTCAAGGCGTTCCAGGCTGCCTACAACATCGCGAAGGACCTGAAGGCCAATCCGGACTGGGACAAGCGCACGCAGCAGATCGCCAAGAAGTACTTCGATCTGACGCACAAGGCGGCCTACGAGAAGGACCGAGTGAAGGGGGCTAGGGAAATGCTCGACCAGCTCCGAGCCGAGCGGGACGCCGCGGAGTCTCTTGCCAAGGTCGCGGCCAGCCACATCAAGTTCTTCAAGGCTGCCTTGGAAGCCCACCTGAAAGACCAGGACTAGCCTCCGATGGGCCGCCTGCAGCGCCTCTCCGCCGAGGCCGGAGCCATCACCTCTCGGGATCCCAAGAGCCCCGAGGCTATTCTGGACACCGCCAAGTCCGAGGGCCTACACGTCCCGAGCAAGTACGACGTGGACCGCCTCGGGCGCCTGACCTTCAAGCTCGGCTCCGTCAAGTACACCTACACGTGGGGGCACAGCGCCAAGAAGCTGTTCGTCAGCCTCACCGTGGATGGCAAGACGTACACCGGGACGAGCGTGGCAGCGCTGAAAGACCTCGCCGACGCACTCAAGAAAGTAGGTGTGAAATGAGCCCGAGCCCCTTCCGCCGAGCGAACCTACTGCTCGAAGAAATCCGAGACCGTCTCAACGAAGGGCGCCCCGAGTGGCCCGAGCGCGTGCAGCTCTACAGCTGGGAAGTCGGGGGCCGCACGCAGATCTTGGACGCCAAAGGCAAGAAGGTCATCGAGGTCGCCAACCTGAAGACCGCCAAGAAGCTGCTGCACATGCGGGGCTACAAGCCCGACAGCAAGAGCAGCATCCTCTGGTGGTCGAAGAAGTAGACCCGCCCGCGCCAACGCCCCCTACGGCGAGGCGCAGGTTCCTGGCGAGCATATCAGCGCGAGCGGGCCATCTACTACTGTGCGCGAGCGCGCTGGAAATTTCACCGCCCCTGCTCTTTTTCCGCGAGGGCTTTGGCGGCGTCCTCTATCAACGCCACGTTGAGCAGGAAGGCCGCGATGAGTACGCAGCCTGCTACACGCCACCAATCCTCTTCGACGAAGTTGGCGCTCGCCATGACGACACAGAGGGCCGACAGCACGACCTTCCAGCTCACTCGCAAAGCAGCACCTTTTTCTCGGACTGCTTCACCCACTCCAAGTCTGACCAAACTACCTCCACCAACGGGTGCTTCGACTTGTGACTCGTGCTCGGGTTCATCGCCAGCAGGAACCGAGGGAGAGAATCGCTGCCCATGTAGGCCGCGACGATCTCTCCCTCCTTCCCCCGATGAGCATAGGCCGGGATGTCGGCCCCCGCTTTGATCTTGGCGGTGCTGCCGACGAGGTTCGTGTGAATCGTGGACATGGTGGAGAGCCTACACTACAAATGTAGACCAGTCACGTTATGGTGTCGGGCCTGTCGGTCCGGTTGGACACATCAGGCCGTCGCCATCGAGCCCCACAGCGGGCGCAGTACTTGGCGTACTTCAGGTCGCCCATGTGGATCTGACCACATGTGCACCACCACCCCATGTAGCGAGGCGGTCCTGGGATCTCGATGGTCTCGATCTCCAAGTCGACCTCGGGAACCTCACAGGAACTCGAACTCACCGGGCTTCTCCTTCGGCTCTTCCTTGTCGTGGTCCGGCCAGCGCCCTAGCAGCTCCAAGCGCTCCCGCTCTTCTCGGCACCGTTCACAGGCGATGCGCTCGATAGGGCACCACCAGAACGCCAAGGTCTCCGTGACGTTGTTCGCCAAGATGGGCGCGAGGTTTCTACCGCAGAGAGTGCGGCACTCCTTTTCCCCGAGCGGCTTGTCCTTCTGCGCCTCGTCGAACTCGTAGTCTCGGTGATGACGGATCACTACCAGCTCCCATTGCGCACGCCGTCCGCGCACTGAATGACCTTGTCGGGAGGCACGACCACTGACTCGTTGCTGGGGAACACGCCGATGCCTTTCTGGAAGCCGAGCGCCAGCACGCTCTTGATGGCCTTCAGGTTCTTGCCTCCCTCGGCGATGGGCACGCCTTCGAGGTAGTGATCGAACCAGGGCATCCCCCGCTCGGCGTAGCGCTCCGCAGTACACGGCGTGGGAGGGGGCTTGTGCTTCGTGATGGCTTCCCAGGCGAAGCTGTTGGCGAGATGCACGTAGACCCGGCTCGACATGCTGCGCTTGGCCCACACATTCTTGCCGAAGGGATCCTTGTGGATCTGCTGCTTCATCTTGCCGCCGGCCCCGAGACCCATATCCGCCTTCACCGGAATGAAGTGGTCCTCGGAGGCTTCCATGGCACACCAGTCCATGGTCGCTGCGCCGGCCTGGTCACTGAGAAGGATGCCCTTCGTCTTCACTTCGCCTGCGCTGCGCATGGCGCACCGGCGAGCTGAGCCTGGACGCTGAGGCTTCGGCTTCGGGTAGCGCTTCTCGTACTCGTCCCCCTTCATCGGGTAGACCTCGATCTGCACGCCCCCGAACTCCTCCTTGCCCGTCACCTGCTGCTCCACCGTCAGACCCCAGCCCAGTGGCATCGCCACGAACTGGCGGATCTGCTCCTTGTCCACGCAGAAGCCGTCCAGCCAACGCTGCGGAGGCGCCACCATGTAGTCGCCCTTCTTCATCTTCTTCGTCCACTCCTCACCGTTCACCGCGTTGACCTTGCCGGCCGCCACGCGGATGGCGAAGGGGTACGGCGCTCGACCGAAGACCCGATTGGGCTTGAAGTTCAGCCACATCGCTTCGGCCTGATACATCGGCAGCATCACGCCGCCGTGCTCGACCCACTCCGCAGGGACTCGATCCTTGCAGTCGTCCACGAGCTTCACCGGGAACGTCCCGAAGCCCGGAGGAAGCGGATAGGTCTTGTCGTCGTCGGGGATCCTGAACGTCCGCTGGAACTCGACCTCCAGCTTCGCTTCCGGATGCACCTCGGGGAACTCGAACACCAACACGTTTCGCTGCAGCTCCAACATTTCGATCACCTCGTCCTTCCTCGCCGTAGGCCCGCATCTGAGCCTCCATCACTTTCGTCTTCAGCTCGGCGGGAGTTCCCCGCACGAACCGCGCTTGCTTCCCGGTCTCCCGGATGACCGCCTCGATGGGACGGCCCTGCTTGTCGAACTGCGTGAACTCGACTTTGACTTCCATCACCACTTCCCTGTCCGCACTTTCTTGGCAGTGTCTTCGACCATGCGAATCGCCTCGTCCGGTTCGAGCTTCCCCACGTCGATGTAGTAGACGTAACGAATCTGAGCAGAACCGGCGGCCACGTTCAGTACGTGCCGCGCCCACTCCGCGGTACTCATGCCCGCTCTAGCCGCCGCCCTCTGGTAAGCAGCGAGCGCCGCGGCTTCCACCCGAATCGAAAACGGGGCAGGGCGCTTGGCGTGCTTGCTGCCAGGCTTGCGTACCGGACGGTCCCCAAGCTCCTGATGGCGTTGCACGTGGCATCCGGTGCAAAGCCATTCGACTGCTAGCGGTTGGCTGTAGTCCGGATGGTGCGCTTGCAAAGGAACCTTCGCGTTGCAACACGCGCAGCGCTCAGGCCGAAGGATCGTGCCGTTCTTCAAAGCCCTCTTTACGGCCCGGTGCGCTTGCTCCTTGGCAGACTTCATGGGTCCATTGGTAGTTCAAGTGAACTTCCAAGTCAACCCGGAAAGTCAGGCACCTTGCGTGCAGGCTGCCCCCGCAGATTCTCAAGCGTAACCAGAATCATCCGATGCAGCGCTTCCGGATCGGAAGGCAGGTGTTCGATGGTCATGCCGAGACCCACACTACAATTGTTGACCATCCGAGTCAATGTGGTAGGATGGGAGCGGTCCAACGAGCGGGCGGAGTAGGAGAGACCATGGCGAACGAGCGGCCCGGCGCGCCGGAGACGGGGCTGACCCCTGAGCAGAAACGGGGGTGTGCGTGGGCTCTTCTGCTAGGAATCATCGGGGTCATCATATTCGGGCTCTACCTCATAGAACGCGATGACCGGCACGACTGTGAGATCCGGTCCTGCGTGGAAGGGAGAACGCCGAGGCTCATCGACGGGGTGTGCATCTGCGTAGTTCTGCCGGGAGGGGAGCGATGAAAGATCCTTCTCCTTGGGGTCCGTTCGAGTACTGGCGCAAGGGCTCCACGCCGAAGGGCTACGTCTGTTCGGTCTGCGGAGACTCTGGTGTGCGGCTATGGCGGCAGTCGAATACGATCGCTTCCTGCATCGAACTGATGTGTCGCGGCTGTGCTCTGAAGAACCAGACGGGCAAGGGGCACATGCAGGGGCTAGAAGGGATCAAGACGGACTGCATCGGATGGCTCGTCCCCGCTGTACCCACCGAGGAAGGCAACACCTTCTGGGGCTATACGTCGGTCCCTCCGTCTGGTGTCAAATGGTGGTACAGCCTACCGAGTTGGGAGGGAGCTGGGGCATGACGGGAGCCGAGAAAAAGCTGGTCTACTTCCTGACCCTCTACGCTGACGGGCTCTGCACGCGCGACGAATTGGTGACGCAGCTCGCGATGCTCCCTCCGAGCGTCTTGGCGCTGGTCCCTGACAACGGGCGGCAGCCCCGCGACGACTTCCCCGGCATCCGCCCCGACGCTGAGAAATTGCGGGAGCAGATCAAAGACTCCTCCGTCACCATCATGAGCAGCAGCGGCCACTTCTACACCGCGGCCGACTTGCAGGACGACGAACCATGAGCAGTGATCTCTTCGACGCCGAAGACCACAAGGGCATCTCCATCGACTTGGAGATGAACGTCCACAACACCTTGTTCCTGACGGCGCTGGGAAAAGAGGAGCGGGACTACGGGGAGCGCGGCGAGGAGATGGTGACGTTCACCTTCCGCCCTGATGAGAAGGGGATCGAGCAGGCTCGCGGGATGCGCGATGCGTTGGACAAATGGGCACGGCATGCGGGGGGAGTGGAGATCCAAACGAACATGCCGCCCAAGTTGAAGGCAGTGCTCGACGCGCTGTACGAATGGCGTGACAGTCTTCCTGCTGTTCCTGGGGATGCTACCGATGGCGTGGCTGGGAAGCTCATTCACGCTACGGATGAGTGGAGGTCAATCGGATGAGTACCTACAGAGATGCAGCGTCTGAGGCGCAAGCCAAGACGCAGGTGATGATGCTGGAGCTGATGCAAGCGATGACCAAAGCGTCGCTGGCTTTTCAGGGAGACGACTTGGCCGAAGCTGCCATGAGCATGCGCGACGCTGCTGGGGCGCTGAAGAAGCTAGCAGCCGAGTTCGACAAGACGGCCGACGAGATCCAAGAGGAGATCAGCAAGAACCAGAAGGACCGCTGATGGACCGCTGCGACACCGAGGTGTTCGAAAAGGGGGAGCCTTTGCTACTCGCTTCCACCGGGGAGACGGGGGGCAACAAGCTGTTCGAGGCTTGGGTTCAGCGTGTGGCCCGTGTGTCAGGCCAACGTGTGGACTGGCACTACTCGGGGGGCATCGCGCAGGTGCTGACCCTCGGGGACCTGGAGCAAGCGGGCGTCGCCGCGCGCAGCCTGGAAAGCGAGCTGCCTGAGGGTCAAAGGATCATGCGCTGGTTCGTCTCCGGCGAAGCCGGCGCGTATCGTAGGGGCGTGACCGAGGAGCCGGAAGGCGCCATCGCCGGGTTCACCGATCTGAACGGGGAGCAGCAGTTCCTGGTGAAAGCTGAGGACTGATGCGGAAGCTCGATTCGTTCGACAAGAAGATGGTGATCGGCATCGCCATCGGAATCGCGATGGTAGCGGTTTCGATCTACATGCGTTGCGGGATGCATCAGGAGTGCCAGGAGAAGAGCTGCCCCGAAGGTCACGTTCCGGCCCGAGTCGACGAGCGCTGCGTATGCTTGTTGGAGGCAAAGTGACGATCTACGTGGACGAGACCGGTCATGTGTGGGAGGAGCGTTGCTTTCCTCCCCCCTTGGATTGGAAACCGGGCAACGTCATCAAGGTGCGCGGAGCCCGCTTCTCCATCGTCAGCATCCACCGCGAGCTGTCGCCTTACCCGCGGGAGCCCAAGAACAAGGTGGTGATTCGTGGGGTGGATTAGGCGTGCCCTCCAAGTGCTCTGGGACTGGTTCGCTCCTGCGTCTCCGGACGACGAGTACACCATCCGGCAGGGCGTCCGGGTTCCCGCCTGCTGCGAATGTGGCGTGGAGGTGAAGAACTTCAAGGATCGCAACGTAGTGGACCTGACGGAGCCGGGTGACGTGGACAAGCGCGTCGTGCGGTTCGGTTTGATCTGTGACTCCTGCTTGGAAGTCAGAGGGAAGGTAGACGGTTCGGGCTGAAGGTACGATCTGGTGTTGGAGAGGTTAGCCGCATGCTCGTGCGACGGAGAGGTTGATTGCATGATTCATGATCTCGTAAGCGAGCTGGTCGCGCGCCTTCGCGCGAATGAAGGTGCCAGCGCAGAAAACTTGGTCCAGAGGCTCGAACGCGAAGCCAAGGAGTTCGTCTGTCCTGTGTGTGGGGTAGGCACAGACGATCCCTTCGTGGGGTTGGTGGAGGAGCCCCAAGCCAAAGTCATTTTCTACTGCCCTGCGTGCAACGATTTGGGGAGCAGCGATGCCTGAGTTCGAGATCATTTACTCAGCCCTTCTTGAGTTCGACGACCGAGGAGACGCCAACGACTTCGCGCGAGCTACGGACGTGAACAACGACTTGCGCGGGGCGCTAGAGGGCAACGGTCGGCGGGCGGTGAAGCGGCTCAACATTCAGGTGCAGGAGATCGAGGACGCCGACTTCTTCCTGGACCCCGAAACCCCTGAAGAGGAAGTAGACGAGGCGCTGCGCAAGCTCAACATCGATCCAGAAGAGCTGAAGGCAAGAGGAAAGAAGTTCATGGATGACCTGTTGAAAGAGCGCCAGTTCATGTGCCCGCGCTGCAATACTCAACATGACCGCGGCGCCGTGGACGGCTTCGGGGTCTACCGCTGCCTGAACTGCGGGTACGTCGGTCCACGCAAGCCGAAGGTGTCGATGGTCGAAGCCCTGCACAACGCTCGCAGCTACCTGGATGCCAAGCGCGCCGCAGCACAAGGTCGTCCTGCCTCCAAGATGTCTCTCGCTGAAGAGATGCTGCACAACCTCTACGACTGCGCCGAATGGTGGCGGTTCGAGACGGACGCAGCCGTGGAGAAAGCGGCTCAGCGGGCGCGTGAGGACGAACGTGAGAAGTGCGCCAAAGTCTGCGAAGCGATGATCATAGGAGGCCGAGCTTGGACCGAGGACCAGGCCAAAGCCGCCGAGGTGCTGCACGCCGCGGCCAATGCCATCAGGAATAGACAGGACGAAGCCGAGAGGCTGGACGAAGCCATCCAGCACGCGGCTCAGGTGGCAGCGAGCTACGACGGTACGGCCTCCGACTCCCCCTGCGCTCGCGAACACCGGCAGCTCGCTACGTGGTTGCGGGAGTTGAAGGAGCGCCGAAGCAAGGACGAATCGTAGTGCTCCACTACAATTGTTGACCATCCCAACACTAGCTGATAGGTTGGTAGCGTCTGAACGATGGATTCATGGATGGATGGCCTGGTGGTTTAGCGTCGGGTAGCACGCGGGACGGCAGGGCCGGAAGGCTGGAAGAAAGACGATGGGATCTGATCTCTACATGCAGCACAGTATGTACTGCCAGCACGAGTTCCCGAAGCTCATGGCAGCGTGCAAGAGACTTACCGAGCGATGGCGTTCCGCTGACGCGCACAAGATGTTCCCTGCCGCCGAGAGGGCTGTGGCCGAAGAGGTCATGAAGGGCTGCGCCGAGGCGCTGGAGAAGGTCATCAAGGAAAGCGAGTTCGGGCCATGAGTTCACGACGCATCGACGTGGTTCTTCGCAGCACTGTGCCGTTCGGCAACTTGGGGACGAAGGCCGTAGAAGTTCGACGCAAGATGTCCTTCGACTGGGAGCCGGGGGAGGCGGGCGAGGAACCGTCCAAGTTCCAGCACGCCGTCAGCGACCCGAAGGAGTTCAAGAAGATCTTGGCGCTCACCATCATGAGGGGAATCGAAGCCGAGATGCCTCGCATGGTGGACGAGTTCATCGACGCCCTGGAGGAGAATGGGTAGGCCACGTCGGCTGTCGGTCGGACGCAGGGATCCAAGGTCGGAAGGAAGGTCAGATAGGACGCAAGCGGAGCGGTCGACTGGGAGTACACACGATCGGACGAAGGGATGAACGAACGGAGGCGCGACGTCTAGGACGAGAGCCGGAAGGGGCGTAGGCCCGAAAGGAAGCCATGACTACGAGCCAAGATGCAATCGCATTCCTGAAGAGTCACAAGGACCACGGGGTTTACCCTGCCGATGACCCGGCCCGCAAGCGTAAGGGGCTGCTCTGCTCCAGGTGCGACGTGCTCTGCGAGGTGTCCTTCGCGGAGTGGGCGCTAGAGCCCGCGCTGAGGGCCTGGGAGGCCGAGCAGCGAGAGGCGATGGCCCAGGCTTCCGAGGAGCGAGGACGCCTCCAGAGGGCTCTCAGAGCCCAGCAAGAGGCCCTTCTGCCAGAGGTGCGAATGGGGGCCAACTGGTGCGGAGACTGGGAACCATGAGCGACGTGGCTTTGATCTGTCACCTGCCTCGATCCCGGCGCACGACCTTAGGGATTGCACGAGCGCGAGAGATCTTCGAGGAAACGGAGTGCACGATACAAGAGCGCGTAGGTGTACGTCCCTTGCATCTGAATCCCGGAGTGCCACCCATTATGCGCTTCGGTGGATGTCTTCTGCGCTCCAACTGCAAAGGGTGCAAGGAAGAACCCTTCGAAGATCCATGTGGGCGTCGGGACAGCGAGCGTCCCTTCCCGAAGTGGGGGTTTTCGATCGCGTTGGACAAGTTCGACCAGGCATTCATCGAGAACAACGACGAGAACCACACGTTCCGGTACAAGCATGCGGAGGTGGTGGAGGTCATGACGGAGGTGATCTCCAAGACTCCCGAGCTGGCGCCGGAGATCTGGTGGGACCGAGGCTTCGGGCACTTCGTCTACAACCTGTTCTTCGAGCCCGATGCCTGGGAGGGCGTGTAGATGTACAAGGGGAAGATCCCGTTCACCCGTGAGGGGCGCCTGATGAACTACGTGCACGAGTACAGCTCGATGCACAAGCCGCACGAGTGGCGGGACAACCACGAGTTCCAAGCGACTCTCACCTTCCAAGGGTTCGAGCGCGGGCGCAGCGCGGCCCATGGCATCTTCCGGGACGAGGAAGGTCAGCGTTTCGTCATCTTCCTGAAGGACGTGGACAAGCTGATCACTTCCGGAGCCCTTCGGACCGGCGGCATTGCCAGCGGCACGTGGTGCTACTGCAAGCGCGGGACGAACTACGGGGTGCAGCCGGTCAAGCTCGACATGCCTGAGCCCCCGAAGCCGTGGGTGTGGGACCGCGACGCCAAGGACCACTGGACAGCGCACGTCCCCGGCGCCGAGCTGACGATGACGGTGTGGGGCGGCTTGGGGGCTCACGAGCCTGAGCCTATCCCCGGTGGTTGGACGTGGGAGGTGTGGGGACCTGACCCGGCCAACCCGGACGAGCCCGACTTCACCGGGAAGGTCGGTTCATTCGAGGCCGCTCAGGCTGCGGCGGAACAGTGCCTGAAGGAGAACAGCTGGGGATGAGCGAGAGGAAACTACGCCAACCGTGCCCGGTCTGCGGATCTACTGACCCCGGAGAGGACCCCTGCTGCAACCCCAAGTGCGACGGCATGTGGGGGACCAACTGCTACCACTGCCACTACCCCCCGTTTCTGACGATGGTGGAGGCGGAGGACATCCCGGACCTCGTCGAGCGCGTGAAGAAGTACGCGGGGGCCATGAACGCCGAGGAGATCCGCAGGAAAGAGCGTGAGCGCTGCGCGGACCTCTGTGACGAAGAAGCTGACCAGATAGGCTCTGGGCCGATTGGCGCTTTCCGCGCCTGCGCTCGGCGCATCCGAGAGATGGCGGAGGGATACATCCCGCGCCCTCGGAAGAAGACGGGCAACCGTCGAAATGCTTCTGACCCCACGGATTGGATCGAAGCTGTGAATCAGATCTTGTACGACCTCACGGACCGCCGCGGGTTGCGCCAGGCGTGGGAGAGCATCGACGTGGACATTCGGGACGAGATCAAGTCCGCGTGGGTCGACATCGTTTGCCGTGGCATGTTGAAGGCGCGCGAGCTGGAGCGCTTGAAGGTTCTCCGCAACCTCTACAGTCGGTTCGGCTATGACGAAATCGCGGTGCCTCGCGACGAGCTGTCGGAGGACATCATCTGGAGCTGCACGATGGACGAGGTGGCAGCGGCGCGGACCCAGGAGCGGCAGGCCATCGTCGCGGAGCTTCAGAAGATCTTCGACAACACCATGATGAACCAGGATGGCAAGACGGCCCTGGCGCTCAGCATCGACCATCTCAAGAAGCTCCCCGCTTCGTGGCCCGACGCTCCTTCGGCGGACGAGCAGCGGACTGCGGCCATGACCGCCTGGACTGTTCGTCAGATGCGGAGGAGCAGTCTGAAGAAGTCCGCCGAGGCGGTGAAGGATATGATCGACTCGCTCACCGAGGCGGTGTCGAGCTTGGACGCGATGCCTGACGTGCTCGCAGACCGCATCACCGCGCGACTCACCGAGCACTTCAACAATGGGTCGGTACGCCGAGACAAGGAGCAGGACCGTGATGCTGGAGAGCCCGAAGAAGACGACTCGTCTATCTGAGGCGGAGCGCCGGGAGAAAGCGCTCGGGCACGAGTGCCCCGACTGTGGAGGGCTCATCCAAATCGTTCCTGCCTCGGTGATGCACGAGGCGCACGAGGAAGGGGAGGTCGCACGGCGCTGTCTGCTCTGCCCCTTCATCTGCTACATAGGCGACGATCCTCTGCACTACTCGCTAGAGGAAGAAGAGACGGTGATAACACCCATCTTCCCGGCCGCTGACGCGTTCCGAGGCTTCAACGAGGCAGTGAAAAGGATGGCCGATCAGATGGCTGCGGTGGTGGCTGCGATGTCGATCCCTCCTATGCGCTTCGAGCTTCCTCGCTTGCCTTCTCTCACGCTGCGCCAGGACTTGGAGGAGCTGGGAGAGTTGATCACCGGCCCCGACGACTCGGAAGAAGAGGAGCCCGAAGAAGATGGCGACGATCGACGTTACAGCGACATGTGATCGCTGCGAGAAGCAAGAGCGGCACAGCATTCCGATCAGCCAGCTCAAGAACTCCTGGTGGAAGCCGCACGATTGGCTGTGGATGACCGCAGCGATAGGGTTCGACGCCCGGTTGAACGTGAAGACCAGGGCTCATGCGCTAGTGTGCCCCGAGTGCCAGGACAAGATGGGCGTGCACAAGGATTTGAACATCTCGATGGGTGTGCAGACGGAACAGCGGTAGGTACGTCGGAGCAATGGGCAGGTGGCACGACACGCGGTCGGTCGGTTCGGCTGGCCGGAGGTCGGTTGGAAAGTTGGCCCTACTTGGCGACGGCGGTAGCGTGGGAACATGAGTGCAGAGATGAGACGAGGGCGGCTCGTGCAAGACCTTCAGGGATACGCAGAGTACGTAGCTGAAAAGATCAAAACGGCCTTCAACACGATGCCTATGGATCGAGCACTTCCGGCCACACGCACGGCGCGCGAAGAGCTGAGGCTGTTGGAGGAAGCTCGGGACACCGCGATGAAGCTCGACATCGACGACATGCCGGCAGTGGTGAAGGTGAAGCAGGTGAAGCCGTGAGTGGGGGCGATGATGGATACAACGCCGAGCCCCTGAACTTCGGCTGTGTCATCTGTCACGCTGCGAGCGCGAAGCACGAGAGTCCTGGGGACGAAACCAAGGTCATCCTGCTCATGTTGCTGAAGGGTGATTCCTCGGCGGCGGAGATGTACGAGGACTTGTGCTTCTTCCACCGTCGCATCATGAACGACTTGCTGGAGACGACACCGGAGGCGGTATGAACAGGCGAGAGTTGATCAAGTTGGGAGCCCTGGCTCCTCTGATGGCGTGGTTCGAGCGGGTGTTCGGGCGCTTCTTCCCCGAGCGCGCCCAAGAGAAAATGCGGGGCTTCCGCCTGTACTTGGACGGCGAAAGCGTGACCTTCCCTGATGCAGTGTCCTTCGAGCACGACCCCTCGGAGTCCTTCAGCATGGCCTTCTGGTTCAAGACTCAGGCGAAGGACGCGGAGGTGAAGACGCAGCGCAGGAAGAAGATCCCAGCGATGCGCGTGAAGATCTCCAGGCTGTTCAGCCGCTTGAAGCCTGACGGGCAGTGGCACCACTTCCAGTGTAGCTACGACGGCGGCTCAGACCGGTCCCCAGAGGTCATCGTCCACGAGCCCCCGCCCGGAGGCATCGAGTTCTGGAAGGGGTAGGAATCAGCCATGTAGGTCTGGGTGGGACACATCGTGATCTCGGCGTGTTGACAATCAGTTTCCTATGTGATAGGTTAGTATTAGAAGCCCAGAAGAAGGGCACGAAAGAGAAGGCAGAGATGAGCGAAGCGGACAAGGGATTCAACAACGAGCGGCTGCTAGCGAAGGCCAAGGAACTGGCTGCGGCGGCCAACGCTGCTACGGGCTCCGACGACTTCAACGCCGGGATGCTGTCGGTGTACAGCTCGGTGGAGAACGACCACGGAGAGTTCGTGGTGATCTGGACGGCCAATCTGGGCAAGTTCTCCTCGAACGGCGGCGGCGAGACCATGGAGCGGGCACTGAAGGCGCTGGAGGACAAAATCGCCCGGTTCGCTTCCGCGCAAGCGGGCGGCTGATGCAGCTGACCGAAAAGCAGAAGCAGGCCATCGAAGACTGGGTGTTCGAAATCAGTGCCAAGGGGCTCATCGAGACCGGCGAGTTCGGCGACGACTTTCGCGAAGCCGAGGCTGCGATCCTCCAGTACGTGAAGGAGCTGAAAGAGAAGGCCCTGCGATGATCACCGGAGACTACGAGTGGACCCCGGAGGAATGGGCGGAGGTACAGAGGTATCTCGAATCTCCGGATCGGCAGGTCAAACACCAGCCGGGGTGTCCGGGGTTCGAGCCCTCTGAGGGCGTCGAGCCCTGCGGAGGCGTCTTTCAGTGCGGGCGCTGCGGGAGGTACTTTGGCTGGTGTTACGGCGCCTCGGACGGCACAGAGGCCGACGAGTGGTGCGACGACTGCTGGTACGAGGTCTACGGAAAGAAGCTCTCCACGGGCTGAGGAGACCAACATCATGAAGACTTGGTGCATCGTTCGTTTTCATTCCATCGGCTCGGACCGCTCCATGTGCGGACCGCTTGGACGAGAAGGGTGCTTTCCGAACGGGCAGATCTCCACAGAGGTGATGCGCTTCCGAAGCCGCGACACTGCCGAGGAGTTCATGCGCCAGCACTTCCCCGACTTCGGTGCAGCGGACCACGAGGTAATGACCCTCGATTCGATCACTTTCACCGTGACCACCCACCGGTACTACAACGGCAAGACCCGCGTGGTGTTCCGCGGACCCTACGACGAAGCGGTGGCGTCCTACTTCATGTGGAAGGGCCGGCACGCCGACGAGGTTCCGCGTGTGAAGGTGTCCCTAGATGTCGAACTAGACCTGTCCGTGGCTTTGGAAGAGCGCGGGCATCTGATGCAGATCTGTGAACCGCAAGTGGCCTAGAGAGGATCAAGTCGATGGGAGACAGAAAGGTACGCGACACTTCTACGAAGGAAGAAGCCACCATAGTGATGATCGACGCCGCGTTGGGAGGGAACAGCGGCGATGCCATCGAGCGCCAGGAAGCTCGGGGGCAGCAGGACTTCGTGAACAGCACGCAGCTTCCGGTGAAGGGAAGCAACGACGAGGCGTTCACCAAGATGGGAATCAGGTTCGGCGTCGCTGTCGAAGGCGAGCTGTTCCGCCACGCCGACCTACCCGAATGTTGGTCCAAGCAACCTACGGAGCATTCAATGTGGTCGAAGCTCGTTGACCGGAACGGCAACGAGCGAGCTGAGATCTTCTACAAGGCCGCGTTCTACGACCGTCGCGCGCATATGCGTGCCTGTCGCCGGTTCAGTGTCCGGCACGACTACGAATACGAGAACAAGAACGAGGGCGAGCTGCGGATCTGCGTGTTCGACATGTGGGGTGGCAAGGAGACGGTGGTCTTCACTGCCGAGGACTCCTTCACCAAGCGCGAGGAGCGCTGGGAGAAGGACGACGGTCTGACGAATCAGTGCAAGGCGTGGTTGGTGGAGAACTACCCCGAGTGGGAAGACGCGAGCGCCTGCTGGGACAAGGAGTAGCGGGCCGTGTGGGAGCTAGACGACTACCACAAGGGGCCTCCCCTGAAGCTGCACGAGCTGCGTGACTTGGAGGACGGGGAGGTCGTGTGGGTCGTCTACTACGACTTCACGTCTGATGGTGGGAGGGAGCCAAAGATCGACGGCCCCTCGCGCATCGAGGACCAGGGGGACGGCTTCACGTGGCTGCTCGACGAAGCTGGCTGTGAGTTCGCCATGGAAGGTGAAGACGACGAGGAGTGCTTCGACGACGGGGGCGATGGCTCGGGCGAGATGCGTCTGTACAAGGCCGTACTCGGCAAGAAGAACGCCGACATCAAGATCTACAAGTACGCGCTGGCGCTCTCTGACGGTGCGTCTCCCGTCTGCATCGTGCAGATGCCCGAAGGGGCGCGGGTGCTGAAGGTTGCCGCAGCTACGGTGACGACGGGGTTGCCTCCGGACGGTTACCCCCGTGACGAAGAGCGCATGTTCCTCTGGGCTGCGGTAGACCCCGCCGCGCCTCCAGTGAACCGCGAGTTCGAGGTCTACCCCACGGGGCTTACCAGCTTGCAACCTCCAGTAGACGAGCTGATGCACCTGGACACTGTGCTGATGCACAACGGCACGCTGGTCTTTCACGTGTTCGAGCGTGATCCCGAAACAGCCGCGCTGATGCGGGAGGCCAAGGCATTGCGATGAGTGAAAGTGCCAAGCACCAGTGGGAGCATCTGAGCACGTCCATCGAGAAGAAGTACGTGTCCTGGTGCCACAAGTGCGGGGCGGTCAGGGTAAAAGCGCTGAAGATCGACACGGATAAGGCATCGTCGCACTACGTCACTTGGTACTACGCGATGGGGACCAAGGCCGCGCTGAAGCACTCTCCGCCTTGCTACCCCGTAGAGCTGCACAAGGAGTGCCAGGGGCTCGCCGTCGCGCTGGAGACCGCCATCGAGAAGCTGGAGAAGGCTGAGTCCGACAACGCCTTCCTGCGCAACGAGCTGAAGGAGCTGATGCCGCCGCTATGAGAGACTTGCAGATCAGATTCCACTGGGACCCGATGCCTTGGGAGAGGCAGCGCGACCGAGGAGAACGCCTGGTGACCTGGCACCGCGTGCCCCGAACTGGGGACTTGGTGAATCTCATTCTCCAGAACGAGGACTCTCAGGGGACCCTGGCGACGTTCGAGGTCAAGCATGTGCTCTGGAACGCTGACGGGCTAGACGGATCTCAAATCCACATCTTGCTGCACTCCACAGGACACACCTACGGCGTCTGAGCGCGGCCCGAGCTGGCGGTTCGCGAGGGCGCTGGAAAACTCCCGCCTCCGAAGTTTGCCGCGCTCCGCGCCGAGCTGCCGCCTGTTGACTATCGCGCTGCTATGCGATACTGTCACGACATGGAATGCGCGCACTGCGGGAGCAAGGAGGGGGTCGAGCTGGAGTCCTCGCGGACGGCCTACCCGAAGAAAGAGGAAGAGCCTGATCCCAACGCCCCCATTCCACTGTGCCGCAAGTGTGCCAAAGAGCATCATGAGTATTGGAACGAGATGTGGCTGAACGCGATGCCAGAGATTTGATCCTATGCGACCGTGAAGGTTGTGAGGAGCCGGCAACCCGAATGTTCATACAGGGGCCTCCGAGCAAACGCCGGTTCACATGCAACCCCTGCGGCGAGAACAACGAAGTGCTGTTCGCCGAAGGCAGCGTAGGCAATGCTCCGCTGCGGGAGTGCTCGATATGCGAGGCTCTGAAAGCGATTCGAAGACAGGCATGGAAGCTGGGGCTGATCTCGCAGCAGCGCTACGCGACCCTCTGCCGTTGGCATCCGGAGTGGTGATGAGTCTACCTGCCCTATCCGCTGTTCTGCGCAACCTTCGCAACGACGGGGAGCACGCGCTAGCCGGCCGCATCGAGCGCGAAGCGGACCGATGGCAATGTCCGACGTGCACCTTCCGATCAAACCCCGGCTTCGAGTTCGCGGGGCCGCCGCCGGCCACCGAGGACGAGCCCATCGCCGTGTTCCACTGCCCGTTCTGTTCGCCCGAAAGGGTGCGAGTCGATGATGGTCCTGAAGATCCTAGCTAGGTGGATCATACGCAACGAGCTGGCGGAGCTAAGAGGTACTGCCGCCATGACTCGGAGGTTCTTCCACTCGTGGCGTTCGGGCGCGCGGCTGTGGGAGCGGTACGCCCACTACTTGGAAGAGAAGTACGACTTGGACGAGGACTTCAACGACTTCTTTTGGACACTCTCTTCCGAAGAGCGCAGGGACCCGGCGTCTTCGGACTACGTACCAGGGTTCACACCAAGGAGAAGCGAGAGAAAGTGAACGACAAGATCAAAGGTTCGATCGTTGGGCTCGCCTGCGGCGATGCTCTGGGGGCTCCCGTGGAGTTCCTGAATCAGACGGAGCTGATCACTCGGTACGGCTCGGACGGTATCAGAGATCTCGAAGAGTCCTACGGAGTGGAGGGCGCGTACACCGACGACACGCAGATGACCCTCTCAACTGCGGAGGGTGTCGTGGCGGCACGTACTGCAGAGGGGGATGGCATCAACGTCGACCCGGTGCCCTACATCTACGGGGCTTACATCGAGTGGCGCCGGGGCCAGCTCGACCACGCCAACAATCGCGGGCCGGGCAACACCTGCCTGAGTGCCCTTTCCGGGGGCGTAGCGGGGTCCTCAGCAGCCCCGGTGAACAACAGCAAGGGTTGCGGTGGGGTCATGCGCGTCGCCCCTGTGGGGCTCGTCTACAGCGGTACACGGGCTTGGAAGTACGGGCTCGAAAGCGCCGCGTTGACGCACGGGCATGAGGGGGGATTCTTGCCAGCAGCCTTCCAGGCGCTGATGCTATCCAGAATCATGTCCGCGCCGGAGAAGGAAGCGCCGGCCAAGACGATCACGGAGGCTGTGGGGGCGGCGATGAACATGCTCGAACGCTCCCCGAGAAGCGAAGACCGCGACACCTTCGCGGCGATGGTCACGCAGGCAATGAACTTGCACCGGCAGACCAAGTGGTCCGACGAGATGGTGCTGCGGAAGCTCGGCGCCGGATGGGTAGGCGATGAAGCATTGGCCATGTCGATCTTCTGCGCCATGCGCTACCCCAACAGCTTCGAAGGCGCAGTCACCTCCGCGGTCAACTACTCCGGAGACCGGGACTCGGTGGGGTGCATCACGGGCGCCATCATGGGGGCGCTGCTGGGCTACTCTTCGATACCTGAACGCTGGGCGGCCAAGGTCGAGAACTACGACCTGCTCGTGTCCGTAGCCGAACAGCTCTCCGAAGCGCGCATCGAGCCCCCGCGTCGCCCTCAACCCCATCCTCCAAAGACGGTAGGCATCGACTAGGGTGAAGGTCGAGCTGAACAACATCAAGTTCAACAGCGTCGCGCAGGCGAGGTTCACCTTCGGCTCGGACGGCAGTGGGCAGAAGTCTACGACGGGCTACCGAGCCTCGAAGCAACTACCAGCAAATTGGATCAAAACCGTCTCCTGGCTCAACAAGGGGAAGATCCATATCGTTGCGCACGAGCCCATGTTCGCGCAGAAGGACAAGACCGTCCTCACCGTCCAGGTACTCCAACCCCCGGAGCAGCAGTGGCAGGGCTCCACATTCGTAGAAGACGCCCACACCGTGCTCGTCACGCTGATGCGCCTAGCTCCTCCAACCCACCCCCTTCCTGCTCCCTCAGATGATCCCTTCGGCGGCTTGATGGCCCCAGGCGATTGCGGATTCGACCTCCTTGTCTGGACACGCTGAACCTCTCTCACTACAATTGTTGACCATTGGTGATGGTTCAGTACGCTGAGACTTAACCATCACGGACGACAGCTCACTGAAAGGACGCTTCGGATGCATGAACCGGAGGACGTGATGGGTCTGAAGCCAGGAGAGAATCCGAGGCATGTGTTACCGAGACACGAGGAGCGCAAGTCGGTCTTTTACGAGTTCGATCTCGCAACGGTGGCGGAGGCCGCTGGGGTCAACTATCAGACGGCACGCAAGGCGGTCAGCACGGGGCGCTTGCAGCTCAAGGACGCGACAGCGGCTGAGCGCTTGCGTTCGGTGGCGAGCTACATCCAGCGGGCGCTGGTGCACAAGAGCAAGCCCATCCACAGCGACGAGGCTGTAGGCATGCTGAGCCCCGAGATGAGAAAGTGGTGGGCCGATCGGTGGCCCACGTTTGAGCTGTACCGATGCGCGCACCCCGGATGTGATGAGTTGCTGTTCGGCCCTGGAGCCTGCGCGGAGCACGGCGGGGAGAGAAGGCCGCTCATCAAGCTCGACACGGACGGCCATGTCGCGCTTCTGCTGGGACGAGACTATGTCCCGCTACATCGCCTCGTGGCGCAGACGCCGAAAGGTCAGCACACGCACCACCGAGACGGCAACCCGTGGAACAACCGCTGGCAGAACTTGGAGTCGTTGTCTCCTGCGGAGCACGAATCTCGGCACATGGGGAGTGTGCTGTCGGCCAAGGTCGTCAAGAAGCAGCCCCCACGCCGCCCCTTCCGTAGCGAAATGGGTGCGGTGTCGAAGGCGGAGATGCAGAAGAAGGTCGACGAAGCCTACATGCGGGGGCTGAAGGACGGGAAGAAACGAGCGTAGCTCATGGCCGCGACGAAGGAAGAGATCAGAGCGTTCTACGAACAGATGCTTGACGAACACGTGGACCTCGCCGAAGAGCTGATGCACCTCAGCCGCCGTCTAGTGCGCACGCGCGGCGTGAAGGTAACGCGCTGCGACTTCCTGAACGGACTTTCGATCACCACCATCGAAGACCCCTATGCGGACCCTCGCGAGATGGTGCTGCGCAGCGGCATGAGCACAGCACTCGTCAAGCTGGAAGTCGACAAGCCGGAGGGGGACGAATGAGCTGGCAACCTATCTGTCATGGTGGACAGGTTCTTCGGACCAAGAAAGCCGCGAGGGAGCGAGCGCGGGAGATCCTGAACGGCTACAGCATCGGAGAGACCTTACTTCCCAAAGACTTGGCTTTCATGCTGTTGTTGTTTGAGCGGCACCCAGAGTTCGACTTGAAGCGGGGCTGCGGGATAGCATCTGTCCAGATCGAGAGTAACTGGAACAGCCGGGGGTTCTGGATCACCCGAGTGGACGGATCTAGGACAGACATCAGTTACCGTGCGTGCCTGTCCCCACCGACACACGAGCAGAACGTCAGGAACGCGATGCGTACCGAGATACGCGACCAGATCTGGGACTTCCGTAAGGAGCATCTGAAACCGGAAGCCCGCTGCTCTGTGACCGACGAACCGTTGACGTCCAACAACGTCCACGTAGATCACAAGTACCCGTTCGAGGATCTGCTGAGAGACTTTCTCGCCGCGTGGGGTTTGAGCGCGGATCAGATAACCATCCGTCCGACCTTTGACAAAGAGACGGACACGCTTTTGGCTGACCGCGCCCTGGCTGCTGCATGGCAGAAATACCATGGGGAACGCGCAGAGCTTCGGCTGGTGACGAGGTACGCTAACCTCCACCTGTTGAGACGGAAGCCTGAGAGTCGATGAAAGGCCACAGGCGCAATCCACTTGGCCCCCTGCGGATACCGCAGGCCGCGTGGGATGAGATGTTCGAGGAGCTAGAGCCTGTTCGGCGCGAAAGCGACGGGCGGTTGCTCAAACGCTACAGGCTGGTGAAGTTCGGGGGCGTGCCCATCGAAGACGTTCCCATCTGTGTCGAGGACCCGATGGACCAGCTCATTCACTGCGAGCTGATCGAACGCAAGCCGCTGCCGATGCCGAAGACCCCGTCCATTTTCTTCATGGACTATTCCTACGGATCGGACGATCCTGAAGGGACAGAGGGAGAAGACCCATGCGAGTGAAGTGCCCCAAGTGCGAACGTGAGTACCCGATTGCTCGGGGAAGTGAGGTCATCTGCCCCTGCGGGCACCGCTTCCCTGTGAAGGGCAACGAGGTGAAGCTACCGGAGATCTTCTGCGACGAGGACTTCTTCACCCAGCCTTGCCTTCAGCCTGTGTCGGACAACAAGCCGACGAGCACGGAGGAAGACATCGAGTACTTCCAGAAGAATCTGTACGCCGCCATGGGCATCCCGCCGGACATGCTGGGGAGGTAGCCATGTGTTTCCACTGCCGCCCCTATCCTCACTGCGAAGTGGTTCTGCAGATCGAACGTCCTTCGGAAGAAGAGCTGCACCTGACCGTCATCAAGGGCCGCTCGACTCCAGCCGAGGTTCGCTTCGACACTGCCGAGGACGGGTCCGATGTTGTGGAGGTCGCGGTCGCTCCCAACCGCCCGGCCGAACACATCAGGTTCAAGTTCGAGCAAGGAGATGGCGACTAGCCCGACAACACGGCACCGTGCCAACGGTGCGGAGAGCCGTGGCCTACGTTTCTCGACCCCGAGGAGTTCCACATCGACGGGCACTACTGCCTCGGGTGTAGGGCTTTGCGCCAGCGGGAGCGAGAGGCGGTGAGAAGGGGGGAAGCAAAGTGGTTAAGGTCCCCACCATGGAAGTCCTAGACACCTACAAGTTCCAAGGTCCGGGTTTCGTAGCAGTGCTGCGTCGCTCTGAGTGCCCCGACGAGGTCCGTCAGGGCGACCGGGTGGAAGGGTCGGACGGCCGTAGGTGGGCCATCCGCGGGGTGCTTCCCGGAACGGCTGTGGTGGGACAGTCCTTCAACGAGCCCATCATTGGACTCATGCTCGAAGGGCGCGGAGAACCCAGGATCGGCAAACCCCTGGTGCTCGTGAGCGAGGGTAACGGAGACGCCATCTGGTTTTCTTCCGAGCAGGCCAGAGCTGTCCTTCACATCCTACGTACCGTCGACATCTGGTCGAAGTACGAAGGCTGCAACCCCGACAGCGCCGGACTGAAGAAGCTGCCTTTGCACGCCAAGCACTTCGAAGAAGCTCGCACCGAAGGACTGATGGATCAGCTGCGGGTCATCGGCTACGGCGCTCCCAAGAAGTCGTCGAAGAACTCCGCTTGACAATTGCGTAGCGCATTGATACAACGGTAGAGCTAAGGACGGCAGTTACCGAAAGGATCGAAGATGGACGAGCTACAGCAGTACATGGGCATTCACGTCGACCACAACTACCTGTGCCGCGTTCGCGGGCAGGAAAACGGGGGGTGGAACGGCGACAAGGATTGGCAGGGGCACATCAAGTTCCACGCCGAGATGGACGGCCATAAGCTCGTTCCTCGCTACTTCGAGTCTGACATCGAGGGGCTGCGAAAGCAGGACCACGAGACGGCTCAGGTGGTCGACATCTCTTTCCCCGAACGGTCGGACGAACAGAAGGAGATCTCCCTGCGCCTTCGGATGCCGGACGGGTCGGAGTTCATGTACACCTTCCAATTCCACCGGTCCTCAGTCCCGAACCTCGTGAGCTTCGTGCGCAACAGCCTTGGCGAGTTGGAGCCTCGGTCGGCATTGATCGAGTCAGCCACGACTCGCGAGAAGGCGGCCCCGCTGTTCGCCAATCCGAACGACGCCCTACGGCCTGCGGATCCGGACGAGGTGGACAAGAGTGCGGTCATGGGTGTGGTGGGCTACGCGACGGACAAGGAAGGCCAGCTGGCGGAGGAAGCGAAGATCGTCGACTACGCGCCGAGCTTGGACGACCAGAAGCTCATCGTGTTTTGGGAGAAGATGTTGGGGCGTGGGGATGTCGTCGGCGACCCCATCATCGCGCGGACTGCTTCCGTGGCGCTCATTCGGACCGCCATGCGCGAGCCCGGTAGGATCGTTCCCCTCGCAGCGGTTTGGGGGGCGAGCCGCCGCCTGCTCCATCGGACCATCCAGTCCGTTCTTGCCTGCTCCGGTCTATGGCGCTTCGCCAAGAACAACGAGCACACCATCTGCTTCGTCAAGCCCGAGGGGGAAGACAGCTACGACTGGGGCCGGCTCTGCGAGCAGTGGCTCGCGCCCATCGAGGAGCTGAAGATCGAGGTCCACGCTATCCCCGAGTCCTCGGTGACCAGCATCCCCGGCGACAAGGCGACCAGCGAGGCGATGAAGGAAGCCCTGGACATGTGCCGTCGTCTCGATGACGAGCACCCCATGGCTCATCACCCGGCCACGCCCCGCAACCCCTTCGAGAAGTGATCACTCTCGGCGAACTGGAAGACCTTGTGGGTCGGGCGGCGTCCGCCTCTGAAAATGTGAACGACCCTGCCTTGGCCCACACCCTCCGGGCTCTCTCGGAGGCGGCCGACTGCGCCCATGCCGCCCTGTTCCGGAAGCTCGTGCAGGACGGAATGCTGAGGGAGGCCCGCGGCAAGATGCCGGAGGAGCCCGTGGAGGCCCCTAGCAGCCCTCCAGAGGCCCCGGAGGAGCCTGAGGCGGGCGAGGATATCCCCGAGGCGGAAGACGTCTCCAGGAGTCCTCTAGCGGAGGTAGACCGCAAGTTGGCGGAGGGGCCTGTTTTCCGAGTCCGCCCCCGCAGCTCGACCCGGCGGTGTTCGGTGTGCGGGGAGCCTCAGTGGAAGCGGGCGTCGGGGTGGGTGTGCAATCGGGGGCACGAGGGAGCAGAGCCGCTGGACGAGTGACATGATCGTCACGTCTTGAGCTTCTGGGCATCTTAGCCTAGAGTATCCCCCATGCCTCTACTCACCGAAGAACAGAAGCGGCTCATGGGGATCGAACCCCGCGACTTCGGCGGCATGCCTGCCATGTTCCAGCCCGGAGCCTTCCAAGAGATGTCTGCCGAGGAGCTGGCAGAGGCCAAGAAGAAGGCCAAGAAGAAGAAGGCCAAGGGCCGGAAGAAGAGGACCGAGGGTCGCCGGTCGCTGACCCTGTTCCCCACCACGGAGGCCATGGTCAACGCTCTGGAGCGGGCCAACAAGCTCATCCAGCGGGTGAACGCCACGGTCAACCGCGAGCGCCAGGGGTCCTCGGGCACCGTCATGAATGAGAAGGCGCGCGCCGACATGTACCGGCTCGACCAAGAGCTAGCCACGGCCATGGACGCCGTGCGTTCGGCGAGCGACGCTCTGGAGTGCATCGAGCAGGCCAAGAAGATGGCTGCCCGCGAGGCGCGCCAAGCCCGCCGTCAGGGCCGCTAGTTCCCCCCACACCTCCGGGAAGAAAGGTCGATCTTCGGGTCGGCCTTTTTTGATCTTCCTGTTGACAATCCTTTTCCTATGTGATATTGTTTTTACGTACCCTGGGAGAAGGACAGAGCAGATGGGACGAAAAGCATGGGCGAATCGGCGGAGCGGAACCTGCGAGGCGTGCGGCACTTCGGTGGCGGCGCAGGCCGGCTGGGTGTACCGGGACGATGCGGGTTCCTGGAAGGTGTGCTGCAAGAGCGCGGTGTGCGGGACGCAGCTCGGCCTCGCTGGGGCGGCCCCCGAGGCGGCGGAGACGCGGGAGCTGACGGCGGACGGTCGCGTACTGATGCCCTACGAGAAAGCAGCGCTCCCCTTGCTGCGGGCGATGCCGGGCGCGCGGTTCGACCGTGACGCCTCCCCGAAGTGTTGGCGCGTGTCACTGGATCCCGGTGACCGGGACCGGCTCTTGGAGCTAGCGGACGAGCTGAAGCTCGCCGTGGCCCCCGAGCTGCGCACCGTGTCGGAGGACATCGAAGCGTTGTCCAAGCAGCTCATCGCGGACGGCCTGTACCCCTTCCAGGTGAAGGGCGTGTGTTGGTTGCGGCAGCGACGCCGCGCGTTGCTCGGCGACTCGATGGGACTAGGAAAAACCATCCAAGTCTTGTTTGCCCTACCCCATCCAAAGGGGTACGGTAAGAATCATGCCGAGAGGAGTGTATCCGAGAACGTCAAATCAGCTCAGAGCCGCCAAGGAGAATCTAGCCAAGGGGCGGCAGCCGAATGCTCGGCGAAAAGCAAAAGCGACGATGCGGAAGACAGCTCAGACGCCGGAGTGGCGCGCAAAGGTAAGCGAGGCCACGCGTCGTGCGATGCAGCGTCCCGAAGTGCGAGAGAAGCATCTCAAAGGTCTGAAGGGGAATCCAGTAGGATTCAAGGGGGGAAACGGACAGCCTCCAGTTCCGATAGTCGAGTTGGCGGCCATTTTTCTGGAGCCTCTGGGGTTCGTGAGGGAGCTACCAATACGGACGAAAGGCCACGGAACGGAGTTGCGAGCACCGACACACTACAAGGCAGATTTAGGCCAGCCGGAACTGAAGATCGTAGTGGAACTGGACGGTCCGAGTCATTGGAACAAGCGCCAGCAGGACAAGGATCGGAAGAAGACCGAAATCCTGGAAGCACTGGGTTGGACGGTGATCCGCATCCAGCACGGGCGATCGTCATCTGCCCGGCGAGTCTCAAGCTGAACTGGCGCGACGAGTGCAAGCGGTGGCGTCCGGGCCTGAAGCCTGTCGTGCTCTCGGGTCGCGGCAGCTTCCGGCACCCCGAAGCTGGAGAGGTCATCATCACGAACTACGACATCTTGCCGAAGCTACCCCGCTGCACCTGCAAGGCGCACGGTCAGCTGAAGTACGTATCGGGCACCTGGGAGTGGGTGTGCGAGAAGTGCTCCAAGAAGAGCAACGCCACGGTGACCATCAAGGCCGACCCCGTGCTCGACCTCTCGGGCAAGGGGATCGTCGTGGTCGCCGACGAGTCCACCGCGGTCAAGAACTTCAAGGCCATCCGGTCCAAGGTCTTCAAGGCGCTCGCCGTCACCGCCGACAAGGTGTGGCAGCTGTCGGGCACCCCGATGCTCAACCGCCCGTTTGACCTCTACGGGATGCTCCAGTCCGGAGACATGGCCTACGAGGTGTTCGGTGGCTGGAGGTCCTTCCTCCGCTGCTTCAACGGCTACAAGAACCGGTGGGGCGGCTACGAGTTCGGCGAGCCTCTTCCCGAGACCCCTGAGCGCCTGCGCCGTGTGATGCTGCGCCGGCTCAAGACCGAGGTGCTGACTGATCTCCCTGAGGTCACCTACCAGACCCTCACCGTCAACAGTCTCGACAAGGGCCTGAAGGCGGAGCTGGACGCCGCGTGGAGCGCCTGGAACGACGAGGCCGAAGCACTCGACGGGCTCGCCGATGGTGCCCCCGCAGACCTTCCTCCCTTCGAGCAGTTCTCGAAGCTGCGCGCGAAGCTCGCTGCCAGCCGCATCAACGCGATGCTTGATCTGGTCGAGCAGTACGAGGACAACGAGCAGCCGCTCATCGTCTTCTCCGCGCATCGCGCCCCCATCGACACCTTGGCCAAGCGCGAGGGGTGGGCCGTCATCACCGGCGACACCAACGCTGAGGCCCGCAACGAGGCCGTCAAGCGCTTCCAGAGCGGCGAGCTGAAGGGCATCGGCCTGACCATCAAGGCCGGCGGCTACGGGCTCACGCTGACCCGCGGCAGCCACCTTCTGTTCGTCGACCTCGAATGGACCCCCTCCGCCAACGCGCAGGCAGAGGACCGGGCTCGTCGTATCGGGCAGACCGCCGACTCGATTCAGGTCACCCGCATGGTCTCCGACCACCCGCTCGACCAGCACGTCCTACGGCTTCTCGCTGAGAAGACCGCCATGATCTTCAAGGCTGTCGAAGCCGAGGTGCAGTACAAGCGGGCGCCCAAGCCCAAAACCGCCCAGCCCAGCGGTTGGGTGCAGGAGAGCGACGCGGACCAGCAGGCGCGCAAGGATGCCATCGAGCAGGCCGCCAAGGAGGCCGAGAAGGCTCAGGCGCAGAAGCGCATCGACAAGATCATCCTCCAGGAAAAGGACCGTCAGGGCACCGCTCCGGGCGAGACCTTGGAGCTGACCTCCGAAGTCCGCCAGGCTCTCACCGATGCCTTCTACTTCATGAAGAGCGTCTGCGATGGCGCGCAGGAGAAGGACGGCCAAGGGTTCTCCAAGCCCGACGTCTACCGCACCGCGTTCCTCGCATCGTGGATGGACACCGGAGAGGAGACCGCGTTCCGCGCGGCGGCCATGATCCTCTGCCGCTACAGGCGGCAGCTCGGCAAGCAGTTCCCCATCCTTTTCAAGAAGGCGGCTTGAGATGTCGAAGGGAAAGAAGCGCAGGAAGGGCGAGCCCACAGGAAAGCAGCGCCGACGAGAGAAGGCCCGGCTCCGATTCGTGCGGACGGTTCAGGACTTCTGGTCTGACTTCGAGGAGTGCCCTCTGTCCGAGGACTACATCAAGGCGAACCCCAAGGCCGTGGAACAAGGAGACCGCATGTTCTGGAACAGTCGCTACCACGTGTGGCTGCGCGACTTCCACTCCGAGGCGTTCGACACGACCATAACGCACCTGTCGATCAAACGGAACGACAAGGAGCCGTTGCACGACTGGAGAGATCTGCAGAGGATCAAGAACGAGCTGTGCGGCGAAGAACGAGAGGCCATCGAGCTGTACCCTGCGGAGTCGCGGACTGTCGATTTGGCAAATCAGTATCACCTCTGGGTGTTCCCGGAAGGGGTGAGGGTGCCCCTAGGATTCTTCGAGGGGCAGATGAAGGGCACACCGAAAGAAGCGGAAGAGATAGGCGCGAAGCAACGTAGGTTCGAGAGCTGAAACCCCTTGCTTTCTAGCAAGAACTGAGCCGGGCACGGACTAGAGATCGACCTCAAAGTCTTGCCCGGTTGTTCTTTTTTGCTGTAGGGTCCGTACCGCAACGACAACTAACCGCGAGGAGTGCCGAGGATCACGCTTGGTGCGTGACGGCCCTCGCCGAACCGTTGAGAGGAGTGGATGGGAGCTGAGTCGATGACAAGTCTTGTGCTTCTGAATGTGATCTTCTCGTTGACGGCTATGGTGCCGACCTGCCCTACGGACATGGTGGAGTCCGGGGCGGGAACTTGCATCGACCGATACGAGTGGCCCAACAAGCCCGGCGTGAAGCCGCTGTTGGGCGTCAGCGGGATTGCAGAAAAGCACGACGTGCGCGAGGGTCTAGTGATGGACGCTGAGCGGCTTTGCGCCAGCGTCGGAAAGCGGGTGTGTCGTCTCGAAGAATGGCGATCGGCATGCCGCGGAGAGCAGTCCGCGCGCTACCCGTTTGGTGAGAAAATTCCCAAGCTGCTCAGCAGGGAAGACGCCCCGTGCAACTTCGCCAAGTTCTTCCGAGAACCGAACTGGATGAAGATCTACAACCGCGACGCCAAGCACATGGCGTGGTTGGATCAGAGTGAGCCCGCAGGTGCCCGCGAAGAGTGCCGGAGTGCGAGCGGAGCATACGACCTCATCGGCAATGCTGAGGAGTGGGTCCGATGCGGGCAAAAGAACAAGTGGGGTTGGTGCTTGGTCGGCAGGTACTGGTCGCAGGCTGTCGACTGCTCCGCTGTAGTCACAGGTCACTCTCCGAATTGGCACAGCTACGAAAGCACTGCTAGATGTTGCTTAACTGTTTAGTAGACAAGAGCCTTCGCAGCAGGATACAGTCGCATGCATGAAGCCCGGAAGGCCGCCGAAACATGGGCATGCGAAGACTGGGTTCAGGACTTCTGAGTACGTCGCTTGGGTGAGCATGATCTCTAGGTGCGTCAACCCGTCGCACAAGAGCTTTGGCCTCTATGGAGGTCGTGGCATACGTGTTTGCGCCAGATGGTTGGATTCGTTCTCCAACTTCCTTGCGGACATGGGAGTGAAACCAGACCCGTCGTGTTCTGTAGATCGCATAGACCCCGAAGGGGATTACGAGCCACGCAACTGTCGTTGGGCCACCCCGAAGCAGCAAGCCAGGAACAGGAGAAATACGACGTTCCTTACTTCAGAAGGGACAACGAAGTCTTTGATGGACTGGGCTGAAGAACTGGGTGTTTCTGCAACTGCTATTCGGGAGCGGCTGCGCCGAGGTTGGTCAGACGAAGAGGCGTTGAGTACGCCTTTCAAGCCTAGGCTAACGAAGGGGACCGTACTCGCCATCTGCAAAGAGTACGATCTAGGGGGTGTGACGATCACAGACCTAGCAACACGGCACGCCACCAACCCTTCTACAGTGCAGGCCATTTTGAGCGGGCGGCAGTGGGGGGACGTGACGGGAAGAACGTACACGCCGGTGGTGGGGAGAAAGAAGCCAGTCCTGCTGAAGCGCGGGGAATCACTTATCACCAAGATCCGAAGGATGATTGATCGAGGTATGTCCCAGCGGGCTGTGGCGCGCGAGCTGGGAACGTCACACACGACGATAGCGCGCATTCTTGAGGAGGACTGACATGCTGGAAAAGACCCTAGCCTACCTGATGATCTTGATGTTCTCGCGCGAGGCGCCAGGCATCATGAAGAACACGCCTCAGATGGAGGCACGCCGTCAGGAAATCACCCAGCTCGCGAAGATCCACGCGGAGGTGGCTGCCCCCGGCCACTTGGTTGACCCACAGACCGACGCCGCCCTTCTCGCAGCAGTCAGCTGGTTCGAGTCTCGTCACATGCTCAAGCCGCGTGACGGCGACGCACGCTACAACCAGGCGCAGCAGAAGCTCGTGGGCACCGTCGTCGGACCGATGCAGGTGTCGAAGGCAGCTCCGCAGATCGTGCCCACGTGGTCCATTCTGGGTCCGAAGTACAAGGGGCTCACGGTCGAGAAGATGCGCGACCCCCGCAAGAACGTCGAGTTAGCCTACGACATCCTTCGTCAGTGGAAGGACCAGTGCGAGGGTTCACCCGGCGTTTGGATCACCGCCTACGGCTGGGGCCGTTGCCCTGGGAAGACCTTCGGGCCGAGCGAGCGCACGGTCGACTGGGAGGGCAAGCGTCGCTGCAAGCTCGCAACCCAGACGATGATCCGCATGGAGAAGGCAGCGCGCACGGACCCCAACTTCACCTACACCGTCCCGAAAGACTGGTACTGCGGTCATGAGACAGGGGTGACGAAAGCATCCCTCAGCTCAAAGGCCCCCGCCGATCCTACCGAGGAATGGCTTCTCGAACTCGCGCTGAACTTCGCGCCGCCTGCACGAGCCCACCAGTTCCCTGGCTGGGAAGAGACCGTTGCGGAACGCACGGCCCGATACCGAGAAGTCGTGAAGGACATCCGAGAAGTCGTGTTCGACAAGAAGCAGCGCCCCATTCCTGGGATGTCTCGGTCCCGCACGGCGGCCTACATGTTGGCTCTGGGCATTGGAGAGAGCGGGCTCGACCCTGATGCGGACAAGGGGCCGTGCTACCGCGACAAGGGTTGGTGGCGCCGGTGCGACGCGGGGCAAGCCGCGAGCATGTGGCAGGTGAAGATCGGAAAGGGTTTTCTGTTCGACCGGGATCAGAATCGAATCTGGATGAAGGACCTTTTCGCCGACCGCAAGGTGGCACTGCGCATCGCCCTTCGAGCTGTGCGCGGGTCGTTCTGGGCCTGCCGGAAGTCCGAGCCCAAGCACCGCCTCGCGGTCTACGGTTCAGGTTCCTGCTCGAACAAGGCCGGCATGGTCGGTTCGGAAAAGAGGTACGCTCTTGCCACCAAGCTGTGGGGGCACACTACGATCCCTAAGCCCGCGCCGACGCCTCCAGAGGCGGAAGAGAAGCCCGAACCCGAAAAGGACCCAGATCGCGTAGTTCTTCAGACCGTTCCAGGTCCAGTGGCGCTCAAGCCGGCTACTCCATAGCTCGGAGCGGGCAAACGAAAGGCCCCATGCCTGGGTAGGCGTGGGGCCTTCGTCGTTGCTGGGGTTGTGGTTCAGCCCTTGTCCGTGCAGGCGTGGCGGTCCTCGCACGTTTCGATCTTCGCTATGCACGCAGGGTGCAAGTCCACGCCGTTCTTCTCGGCGTTCTTGAAGACATCCACGCAGCTCACGCCTCCCGGCGTAGGCTCCCACAGAGGGCGCCCATCACGGGACATGCACTGCAACTCCTCGTAGCGCTTGCACGCCGCCTCCGCCGGATCCACGTCCGGAGGGAGCACAGGGTCTGGCTCTACGCCGGCATCCGGAGCTGTTGGGATGTGGGGATCCGGGCAAGCCGGGCACCCTACAGCCGTGACGGCGAGGAACAGTACAGGGGTCAGTAGTAAAAGCAGCTTCTTCACTTCACGAACTCCTTAGGGATCTTGACTGCCCACCAGTCAGTGACTTGATGCCAAGCCACCCACTCCCAGGACATCCGAAAGAACCCTCCCGAGTGGAACCCAGAGGGATCTGACGCACCCCAATCCTTGCCCCAGGAATTGAGAACCCAGAGGCCGTCTTGGTCGTAGGCCACGGCGCACATCATGTGCCGCCCGCTGAACCCCTTGGGAGGCTTCAGCGGCTCGGGGTTCTTGATGCCCTTGTAGCGCTTGAAGTCGTCATCGACGATGGTGCCGAAGATGACAGGGTGGCCCTGGGAGATTGCCGACCGCACTTCTTCAGCTCGGCCTGAAAGGCCCCAGATGTTGTAGTAGCCCTCGATCCACTGCTGGTCGATGGCCGCGGCAGTGGCGTCGAAGTCCGGAGGTCGGTTGATGTTGGCCGGATCGAAAGCCCACATCTTCTCCTCGCAGAAGCCCATCCCTTTGGTGGCCTGCCAAGCGAGTCTGGGGAAGCATCCGAGATCTAGCTTCTCGGTCCCTCCCCGGTTGCGCGTGTGCCAGTAGCCGAACATCACGCTGAGGGGCTTACGGTCAGCTATTCCGTGGACGCCCTGTGCGATGAAGTGCTGCTGTTGGATCGACTGCCACACGCAGTTATGTACGGCCACTCCGTCCGCGATGTAGGTGTGGTCCCCTTCCACTTCTAGGTTGTAAACCGGGAAGTTGGCCGGGGTTTCAGGGATGTTCACTTCACGGATACGACACAAGAATCCCAGATCGTGTTCCTTGTACCAGGAGTAGGATGCGATAGTAACGTCGTGCTCCTCCAGAACCTCTTGAAACTCGGGGAACACTCGGAGGATGTTTTTCCCATAGAGACTCAGTTCACGCCCAGGGGCGTTCTGATGATCTTGTTCGCGTCGGAGTTGGGTGCTCAGCTTGACTCCGCTAATGGAAGCCAGCCTAAATAGCCCCCGATGGAGGGCTTTGGAGCTGGTGACTCCTTGAACAGCGGCACTCTTTCGTATCGAGCCGTCTTTCTTCTTTCGGAATCTTACCGGCTCTGAACTGCCGTCTCCTTCAAACCAACCTCGAAGAACGGCCAATCGAGTCGAGAGCGGAGCGCGGAAACACACCGTAGGCATGTACTTGTGCAGCGCTCCCTCCCCACAAAGATTGTGGAATACCTGGGCTAAGGTGGAATTGTGGACCAGCACGCGGGAGGTTGACTCCCTGGATGGGGGCTCGTCCAAAACCCCTTCTACCCCGAATACATCGCCCAGAGCCTCGATCACGAAGTTGTGCAGGGTGCTTTCTTCGCGGGCAAAAGTGAAAGCAAGCCCCTGGAGGGTTCCCGAAGGCTTCAGGAAAGATCCCTCAGCCAAGAACAGTCCGATGAGACGTCCGAGAGTAGAGTCCAACACGACTTCGGACGGAAGTTCGCTCCCTTTCCTACCCTGATACGCTCGAATCTTGTCATTTTCCTCCCAGAAGTCGCCTTCCAGATAGTCACGTGGACATAGGACTGCATCGGGCTTGTCACCTGACAGATCCAGGTTGGCCGGGAGAAGAACGTAATCCCCCCCTTCCAACTCGGAAGCCCTCTTCCACGTTAGTGGTCCCGCCTCGAAACTACCGTGCTTGGCCCGAGGGGATACATTCGGAAATACAGCGAAGGGGTGTTCCTCTGTAGCCGTCGCCGGGTAGATCCAACCTTGAACATTGATCTCGTATAGCGTTCCGTTGTAGGAGCGCTCCGAACATTGAGCCACGGTTCCTACTCGGCCTGTATGAGTCCGAACCCTGTTGCCAGGGACCAACTCTTCGATGGGCCTTTCGGTGAAGTCTTCCATCACGACCAACGTTCCGGCCGGGAAGCACGAGTTGGTGTTGCGCTGGTCGTTGATGAAGTCGATGAACTGGATCATGTCCATATGCTCAGACGGGGCAGCCGGAAGGCTCACCCCGAACAGAGCAGTTTCATCCCCGACCAGTTTGAAGTCGCGGTCATCGACCGGCGACGGGATGTATCCCATCCCCCTCTCGACCATCGTCACTTCTCCGGGGCCGGGGTGGGAGCAGGGGTGGCTTCAGGAGCGGCCGTTGCTGGCGCTGCGGGGGGCTCAGGAGCCGGTTTCGCCTCGGGGGCGGCCTCAGGGGCCTTCTCGCACTCGGGGCATTCTGGACACGCCCCAGCGGCCCCAGCGGCCTGCGCGGCAGCGGCCTGCTGAGCTGCGAGAATGGAGTCGATGAAGGGCCGAAGCTGCTCCTCGGTCTCACAGACATCCTTGAACGACACCCCGGTCTGCTCCGCATAGACGGCGCAGGCGTGGCGAGCAGCTTCGAGCGCAGTGCGCGCGAAGGGCTTGATTTGGGGGCAGCCCGTCAGCACCGTGAGGGCCGCTGCGATGAACACGAATCCGATGAGCTTCTTCACTTGTCCTTCTCCTTGTCGTCCTTGGAGTCCTCGTCTTCGGAAGCATCTTCTTCCTTGTCCTCGGAGTCCTTCTTCTTCTCGTCCTTCGAATCCTTGTCGTCTTTCTCCTCTTCGGGATCAACGCCATCGACGACAGCATCGAGAACTTTGTCGGCCACCTCCAGAGCTGGGAGAGGCTTGGGCGCGTTGGCCTTGCCGTCCACCATCCGTTTGAAGGCGAGCAGGGCTTTGTGCAAGTCGATGCCCATGGAACTGCACAGACGGATCAGTGCGGCCATGCGTGGGTTCTTCTTGCCGTACTCGATCCACGCTTCGGGGCTCTTCTTGCGAAACAGAATGTTGAGGACGGCGCTGAGCACCATCCAGGCTAGGGGAATGAGCCAGTAGCTGTGCTTGGCCCACAGATCTTGCAAAGTCTCTTGAATCTCCATGGGATCCTCCAACGAGGGGGAAGCATACCGCAGATCTTGGAAGCAGGACCAGCAGAGAGCGGGCACCACGGAAAACTCCCCAGATAGACAATCTGGTCCCTTAGAGGTATGGTGGTGGAGCATGGGTGAACAGGTGATGATGTTCTCCTCGGACGTGATGCGCGGACCAACTGGGGAACAGGAAATAGAACGCCTTCGTGCTCGGGCAATGGACTGCATGATGTGTCGTCTGGCAGAGAGCCGGACGAACGTGGTCTTCGGTGTGGGGAATGCCGAACGCCCTCCGGTGGCCTTCGTGGGTGAAGGTCCAGGAGCCAACGAGGATCTGAAGGGTGAGCCGTTCATCGGCCCGGCCGGTCAGCTTCTCGACCAGATGCTCGACGCGATGGGGTTGCAACGCCAGGAAGTGTTCATCACCAACTGCGTCCTGTGCCGACCACCAGACAATCGGAAACCACACCCCCACGAGATCGGAGCCTGTCGCGAGTTTCTTCTCGGACAGCTTCGAGCAGTGGATCCCAAGTGCATTGTGGCGCTGGGAGGTTCTGCAGCTCAAGCACTCTTGGGGACCAAGAAGCGTATCGGAGCCCTCATGGGGGAGTGGTACGAGTGGGAGGAGACGCCTCTGCGCGCCACGTTCCACCCGGCCTACCTGCTACGCGACCCCTCCCAAAAGCGGAAGGCTTGGGACGACCTCCAGGCCGTTATGCTAAGATTAGGGATAGTCAAGTGATTCCCCCGACAGGGAGACCGGTCGCTCGTGTACTCCTTCAGAGGTTGCTCGATACGTCGGGACTAGGAGAAAGACATGGTGGCGGCTACAGCGGAGGAACTAGAAGTTCGCTGCATAGGTTGCGGAAGACCCATTGCAGAAGGTGAAAAGATCTACCGGATCGCCAAGGGAGATCTCGACAGCGGAGAGTTCGACGAGCACTCGGAGTACGGCTCCATGCATGAGGAGTGCTTTCATCGAGCTGTCGAGTCCCCCCGTTCGGTGCTAGAGGAAGTGCGACGCATCTCCCGAAAGCAACGACGGCGGAGGTCATGAGCGGTAGAAGCACGATCGACCAGCTGAAGTTGGATTTGGAGCTGGAAGGGTACGAACCCGGAACGCCTCAGTTCGACGTCATGCTCCGGCAGCGCCAGGTGGAACACTGCGTGGAGATGAAGGAGCTGCCGAGCTGCGAGACGTGCCCAGCATACTTCGACTGCGAGATCATCAAGGCACACCTTCGTGACCTCCGGTACGGAGTGGAGATAGATCAAGATGGACCCGATGGAGGAGCAGGAGCTGCTGACCGAAGTGGTTCGGGCGCTGGTGGATAACCCTCACGTCGTGCAAGTGCACGAACGAAGGTCCAACGGTGCTTCTCACATGATCATATGCGTGGATGCTCAGGATCGCGGAAAGGTCATCGGCAGGTCCGGGGCCACCATGCGCGCGATGCGCGTACTTTTTGGAAGGATCGCTGCGGTAGAAGGCCGCAAGATCTTCCTACACGTGGAAGGGGACGAGCGCTGCTCGGCGTAGGAGACCTTGTGGACCTGATAGCTGTACTTGTTGGCGGAGTCGTTCTAGGCGTCATCCTCACCCTCGGCATTCTGCGGTCTCGTAAGAGCCCTGCCCCCCATCTCGTGGAAGAAGTCCCTGAGGTGGACGAGCCGGGCGACGTGTACGAGGTAGCCTTCGGGGCCGCGGAGGCGCCAGAGGCCGCGGTGACTCGTCGGGGAGGTGCAGTCATCTTCGGGCTGCCGCCGCGGGCACAAGAGCCGCAGGAGAAAGACGAGGAGATCGTGGAAGCAACGATGCAAGAAGACAAGGTGCTGGTCGAAGGTCACCCCTGTGTCCACCTATCGGGGGAGACCCCGCCCAACTACAAGCCCTCGGAGTGCTCGGGGATTTGCCAAGCCCCCGGCCAAAACGGTCGTCCCTGTTTCTGGGCTTCCAATGCGGCATCGAAGTGCCCCTACTTCCGCCCCAAAGTGCTTCCCAGACGGGTGAAGCTGAAGCGTGTCGGCTGACGTTGACAATCGTTTAGCTACCTGCTAGTCTGGTTCCGTCATACCGAATCGATCAGAGGCCGCACTGTGCCGCCGGATGAACGAACGGAGGAACCAGAAATGAACGAACTGCTCTCAGCGCTCAAGACCCTGTTCTCGCACACCCTGTTCGCTGGGCCTGTTTCCGAACTGTCGATCGCCCAGATGGCGCTCGTCTACAAGTTCGTGGACGCTGTCGAGAAGGCGGCGCAGGCGCGCAAGAAGGAGCTGAAGCCTACGCTCCTCGCCTACGCGCAGGCCAACGGGGAGAAGACGGAGAAGGGGCACTATCAGGCGTCTGCGGACGGGCACAAGATCATGAACGAGGTCCGTCAGGCCACTGAGCCTAAGATGGACGACTTCCGGGAGCTACTGGAAGAGAAGGGGCTCAAGTTGACCACTGCCTTCAACGAGGTGAAGACCCTCGTGTACGACCCGAGCAAGGTGAAGCACCTGATCGACGTAGGCAAGCTGGAGGCAGACGAAGTCGACGAGCTGCGCAGCACCAGCCATGCGCTGAAGGTCACGCTGAGCAAACCAGCGGCCAAGGAGCTGAAGGAGTCTCTACCCCCGAAGGGGGAGTGATGTCCTGGATCGGCAACCAGCTGTTGCCGGCCGTCATGGATGCGCTGCACGCGCCGGGCGGTAGCGGGGAGTTCCGAAGGCCCTCGTCTGCCGCCCAGCTTGCGAGCTGGCTCCGTGCGGTTGGCTGCGAGTCCGAAGCGAAGTACGTCGAGAAGATGAACGAGGCTACCTTCCAGACGCTTCTCGACTACTTCCCCCTCGAAGACTCATGAGCCTACCAGAGAACCTGCACACAGCGGAGGGGGCGTTGGAGTTCGCGGAGGTGGTGTTTCGATCCGCCAAGGCGAGGTTCGACGAGCGCGGGGCCGTTGGCGCCGCGTCGTTCCTTCTCGTAGATCTAAACCCTGAAACCGGTGAGCCCTTCGAGGACGGTACGAAGGTGACCGTGGTGGAGGGAGGCGACCAGACGCCAGAGCAGCACGCGGCCGTCGTGGGCAGGAACGCCAAAAAGTATCGAGCTGTAGGAATCCTCACGCTGTTCGAGGCTTCGATCGGTGACGTATCCGAGGACGACGGCCCTTCAGAGAGCGAAGAGATGAACGAGTTCTTGTCCGGGTTCGAGGACACCGATCCGGACGTCAAGGTGACCCCCGCAGTGCTCGCGACATTCGAGCACCTGCGGTTCCGACCGCGCACGCGGGTGTGGGGTGCGCCCGTGATGACTGTGGACGGCTCGAAGGTGCTCGGCGCTTTCGAGGAACGAACCAACGAGGTGCAGGGGCTCAACCACTTCGGGAGCATCCTGACCTTCTACGACTGAGGAACCATGAGAGACGGCAGTGGAAGCAACGATTTCGAGATCTCGGTGGAGGTACTGGTGGAAGGGCGAAACGCCATCAAGGTGCTGACCGAGCATGGCGACGAGGCGTGGATACCTCACTCCCAAATCCGCCAGGGGTCGGACGTGGAAAGCAGCGGGGACGAGGGCGTGCTCATCATACCGATGTGGCTAGCTCGCAAAGAAGGCTGGGCGTAGGCGCCACGCTTTACAATAGGCAGCACACTTGGTAACTTCGGAGCACGAAAAACTGGAGGAGAGATGACAGAGCTGAGCATCCAGCGCATGGGCTCGGGTGAGTTCGAGCCCAAAGCCGGCCTGATCTACAAAGACGTATTCGACCTGATGAGCCTGTACGAAGGGCTCGCGTTCCGGGCGCCGACCATCGTGGTTGGCCCGAAAGGCATCGGCAAGACCCTGAGCATCCAGGCGTTCGCGGCGCAGCAGGACTGTCCCATCGTGACGTTCGACTGCTCGGAGGATGTTCGTCGCCAGCACTTGATCGGCATCTTCGTTCTGCGTGGGCAGGAGACTCCGTTCGTCCTGGGGCCGCTGACGACGGCGTTCGAGGTCGCCAACGAGGTGGGGCAGTGCATCCTGTGTTTGGAGGAGATCAACTGTCTCTACCCCACCACTACCGTCTTGGTCCCCTCTGGCGAAGAAGTTCCGATCGAGCGGCTGCGGTTGGGAGATCCTGTTGTTGGATTCGATCCTGCGGGCGGTCAGTGTTTAGCGCATGTGGTAGAAACCCGGTATCAACGCGCTGACTCCTCATATACAATAGAAGCCGGTGAGGAAATCATCAAAGCCAGCGAAAACCACCTCTTTTGGACAAGGAGGGGGTGGGTCCCCGCGAAGTTCCTCCAAGAAGGGGACGAAGTCCTTCGTGTGTGCGAAGTGTGGTTGCCGCAAAAAGGACCTGAGGTCTCTTCGGGCGCACGAACGGATGGCTCACGGGAAGAATCCGATGAAGAATCCGGAATGCGTCGTGAAGGTTCACACGGCGGCTCGGAACGAGAAGATTTCAAAAGCCGCAACAGCGCGGTGGAAGGACCCGGAGTACCGGGAGACGATGAGCGAGTTTCTACGGGAGTTGCGTCCCATGGACAACCCCAAGGTGAGATCAAAGATGTCCGAAACCCAGAGGCTTCGGATGCTTTCGGAATGGAGGGATCCGAAAAAGAGAGAACGTCGCTTGGAGAGTTGTCGGACGCCGGAGTTCCGAGAGACTGCGGCGAAAGGGGGAAAGAAGACCGCTGCGTTCTGGAGGTCCCCAGAAGGAAGAAAGATAGCTTCGATGCGCTCCAAGAAGCTCTGGGCGGACGAGAGACACCGGAAGCTCATGTCCGAAAAGCGAAAACAGCATCTACTGGATCATCCAGACAAGAAGATACAGTTCGTACATGCGGGATGGAACGCTCAACGCCCAACGAAGTTGGAACGTCGGGCCATAGAGATTCTAGTCGACCTTCCAGTCTTCTACACAGGGGACGGAACGAGATGGATCACTACACCCAAAGGGCGACATTTGAATCCGGACTTTTCGGTGGAAGGCAAGAAAGTGATTCTTGTGGATGGGGACTACTGGCACCCACCGAATCAGAAGAGGTCAGAGACTTTGGCCTACAAGAGCGCGGGATTCTCAGTTCTTCGCTTGTCGGAAGACCAAGTGAAGAACCATCCAGCACTTGTGCTAAAGCGGGTCCAGAAATTCCTCTCTGGGTAACCGTTCGAAGAGTCACCCGAAATCTTGAGGCTACTCCTCTGTGCGAAATCGGCCTTACTGGTCCTCACACTTACTTTGCTTCGGGGCTCGGAACGCACAACTCACTGACACCCCAGATGCAGAAGGTGCTCAACGCCCCAACCGACTGGCGGCAACGCATCGAGGTGCCGGAAGCTCGGAAGGTGTTCCGGTTGGAGAAGGGCAAGAAGATTTGGGTAACGGGGACGATGAACACTGCGGTATACGGCGGCGTGTACCAGCTCAACGAAGACCTGAAGAGTCGCATGAGGCTCGTTGCGCTTACCTACCCGAAGTCCTCCAAGGAGAAGGAGATCATCGCCGCGGTCCTCTCCGACACGTCTCTGGATCAGTCGGTAGTCGACCGGGTGATTCTCCTTGCGCACGAGACTCGACAGCAGTCGTTGGAGTACGCGCTCAGTACACGCGACGTCGTGCAGTTGCTGGAGGACATCGCGGCTATGGATTTGACCAGGGCGCTGCGCATCGTACTCGGCAAGTTCGACGACACCGACCGGGACACGGTGGCAGAGAGAATCCAAAGCATCTTCGGCGTGAGCTTCGATCAGACCTCGCGGCGTCGCGGGGCTGCAGCGAGGGCGTGAGGTGCGGACTCCTTTTTCTCCCCCCGCGGACCCGCTAGCTGCGGCGATGTCGGAAGAGGCTGAGTCCGCCGACACGTTGGCGGACTTACGTCGGTACTCGGTGCTCAAGTCGGTGGCCTACAAGACCGTCGACATGTTCTCCGGCATCACCAAGCGGCGCTTGTGGCTGAAGGACGGCTCCTTCGTGGGGACAGACGGGAACGAGATCAGAGTTCCCTTCTCCGATCCGGACTTCTACCAGCTGGTGGAGCGCCAGCTCGCCCACGTCCTGTTTCGCTCGGACGCCAAGGCCAAGAAGGTGTTCGTCCGGGACTACTCGATGAAGGTGGCGGAGGTAGCCAAGAAGATGGGGGTCGAGCTGAACGCCGGCCACCTTCAGGGAGCCATCGGCCACATCATCACGGTTCTGGAGAAGCGCCGCGTCACCTCCCTGTGGGGGATCTTGTATCCCGGCAGCCACCAGCTACTGAAGGAGATCGACCAGGAGTCCGTCGCAGAGCTGATGAATGAAGCGCACGGGAGCCTACTCGCCTATCTGACCTGTTTGGAAGGCGACGGAGCGTCGGTCGGTGCGGGGGAGATGGATCGATTCCGGCCCTACATCGAGGAAGCCTTCCGGAAGGTGCACAAGCGGGGGTTCTCGGCGACGCTTTCGATCTCCAAGTGGCTCGTGATGCAGTTCGTCAACGAGATCATCCGAGAGCTGAAGGACATCCCACCCCCTCCCCCGCCCATGCCTACGCCCCAAGGGCAGCCCGGCTCTGCTGGAAGCTCCGGCGAGAACGATTCAGAGAGGGAGGAAGGTGACGACTGCGACTGCGACGCCCCGAAGGCTGGGGGCAGCTCGGAGGGATCCGGAGAAGAAGGCGATGAAGGCTCCCAGGAGCCCTCTGAAGGCGACGATGGGGAGGGGGAGGGCGACGCCCCCGACGAAGGCGACGAAGGGCAGGAAGGGGCCTCAGAGGGGGAAGAAGACGGGGATGGGGATGCCCCCTGGAACCCGCCGCCTCCGCCGGCTACCGGGGCCGAGCGTACCCAGGCGCTGAAAGATCTGATCGACAAGCTGGGGAAGGCCCCCGAGCAGGTGAAGGACACAATGCTGGAGTCCAAGTTCACCAAGTCTCGGCACTCGCCTAAGGCGCAGGCGCTTGCTTCGCAGGCGTTGAAGGCGGACGTGAACAACCCGGACAAGTTCGAGGACAGCCTGGATGACTCCGAGCAGGAGATGGAGGACATCCTGGATGCGGCTCTCCGAGCCATGCGCCAGAAGATGCACCACGACGAGTGGTTGCAGAAAGATGCGATGGCGAAGATCAGCTTCGTCGACAAGGAGGATCAGAAGCACGCCCGGCAGCCCATGAGCTTCGAGGACCAGCAGACGGTCAACCGTCTGCGCGCGATGTTCCACCGCGTGATGGGCAAGCGCAAGAGCGTGCTGGAGTACGAAGGCACGGAGATCGACGTGAGCGCCTACATCGAGCGCATGACCACAGGGCTTCCTGTGCCGTGCTTTCGATCGGAGGGCACGGGACGAGGGTTCAAGGCCCTGTTGTTGCTGGACCGATCGAGTTCGATGGGTGGTGCCAAGACGCAGCAGTGCGAGAGGGCGGGTCGAATCATACGGAGGGCGTTGGAGTTCCCTTTCGTGGAGACCACGGTGTGGGGCTTCAGCTCGAACGAGCCGGGGCAGATCTCGCTCATCCGGCACAACTCACGCGCCGACGTCGAGCTGCGGGAGGGGGAACGAGGGTCGGGAGGTTCGACGCCGCTGCACGTGGCTGTTCGTCTGGGGGTACGCGAGCTGGAGCGGGGGACCGAGAGCAAGCAGCTTTTCGTCCTGACCGATGGCTTTCCTACGCACGCTAAGCGCAACGGGAAGATCTTCGCTACCGAGCAGCTGATGCTGTTTGTCCGCGACGAAGTGCGGAAGGCGCGGAGTAAGGGGATCAACGTCACTTGTGTCTTGGTGGGCGCACCGGACTGGAGAAAGCCCGACCAGATCCACTACGACATGTCCCCAAAGCAACTTTCCTATATGTTCGGCCCTCGTCGCAACTGGCGTCAGATGGACCCCGAGCGTGTCGGCAGCGATCTAGTTCACCTTGTTGCCACGAGCTTCGTGGACTTTCTGAAGCGGGGGTAGCGTTGGGGCAGGCGCTTTACACAGGACCCAAGGGCCTTTGTCGAGACTGCGGCAAAGAGACCTTCATCCGGCTGGGCTCGATGGTAGGCAAGGTCAAAGAGCGCGCGTGGGAGATCCACCCGGAGCTGATGCAGCTCATCTACAGCGACATCCGCCGGGCCACCGTGATGCTCAGCAGAGGGAAGCTAGAGGTTCGGTGCCCCGCCTGTATCGAGGACCCCATCGTCCAGACGCCCAAGGCGTCCAAGCTGATGTGGGTGGCTCTGGACGGTGTTGTGGGCGACGCACCTTCAGGCATGCTCATCGGTCCGTTCTGCAACCAGTGCTTCAAGGTCCGTCGTCGTAAGTTCGAGTCGCAGGACGGCTTGGCCGCGGACCTGCCCGTCTACTACGTGACGGTCACCCAGAACAACCTGGAGATCGTCCGAGAGACCCCACGGCCCGTGGAGATTCCCCCCGAAGACGAGCCCAGTCGCGGCGGGGAGCCAGACGACTCCGGAGCAGCGGAGGTGGGGGGACTGTTTTGATGCGTCCATGTGGACGTATTGCGGAGGTGAGGTAATGGTGACGAAGAAGAAGGCCAAGAAACCGGCCAAGAAACCGGCCAAGAAGGCCGTCAAGAAGACCGCGAAGAAGGCGCAGCCGAAGAAAGCGGCCAAGAAGAAGGTAGCCAAGAAGAAGCGGGCGCCTGCGGGCTCGGATACGGTAGTCGAGCGCGAGGTGCAGTCGGCTTTGAAGGGTGGTCCCAAGAGCAACCAGGAGCTGCGTTCTCAGCTCGGCACCGAGGACAAGAAGCTGACACGGACGCTGCAGCGGCTGCGACGCCGCGGGTTGCTGAAGGTGGTCAAGGGCCGCTGGGCTCTGACGACCGTCGAGATCTGCCCCAAGTGCGGCGGCAAAGGCTGGGTCAAGAAGTAGGGCCGCCATGCCCGCTTTCATCGCCGAGAAGCAGCTTCACCCTAAGCTGCGGGCAAGGATCAGTGTGTCCTATTGGGCCGTCGTTCTTCTGTCCTTCGTGCAGGTAGTGGTTCTGGCAGTCGTCTTGTGGAGGTGTATGTGAAGCCTCAGACCACGGAGGAGCTAGCCGATTGGATCGGAATCCGCCACCGCGCGGTAGAAGGGATGGATGTCGATGAAGAGTGGACGCGGATCTGCACCACTCTTGGGCTCACCAGCGACGAGCTGGAAGCCGCCGGCCCCGAGGGCTGCCGGCGTTTCATCGACATCTACGACCGAGGGTTCCGGGCGGCCGAAGGCATGTGGCACGGATCTTTTCAGTCCTTGCGCAAGCAGTACGGAGAGGAAGTGATCGGAAGCGACTACCGGCTCGCTGGCTTCAGCTTCGTGCAGATCAACGGCCGTATGATTCAGCTCGTAGCGAATCACACCGGGCGCACAGCGGAGGAGATTCGAGCCTACCTAGAAGGCGACGAACACAACCCGAAGTTGTTCAGGGCGTTTGCTTACTTCGGGGTTCACCCCGTAGGGAAAGGCTTCTGATGAGCTGGCCCAAAGCCGCGGTCTACCTCCCGCCTCCGTGGAACAGCCCACGGACGGTAGACGTCCTAGGATTCTACAGGAACGCCGTGTGTGGCGTAGACGGAAAGGTACGCATTACCAACGGAGAGTGGACCGAAGAGCTAGGGCTCAAGAACGCGCTGAAGTTCGAGGACATGGCCCCCGGTGTGCACATCGTAGAGGAGCCTATCCTTTGGGTCCGCTTGCGGCTGGGGTGGCCCGCGTGTGAGCGACGGTTCGAGATCCCAGGACGCGACGTGGTGTGGGTCAACACCGAGGCCGCGCAGGCGTACCGCATAGGAACCATGCTGCCCGTCATCGGAGTCGGCTACGCAGCCGACGAGAAACTGAGGCTGTTCAGAGAGGAGTTCGGAGATGGGAAAGCCCCAGCGTAAGCACTACGTGCTGTTCATCAGTCCGGGGACGTTGTTCTCGGAGACCACTAGCAAGGCCATCGACTCGTGGGACACCAAGAAGGCGGTGGAGCTGTCCAAGGGCATCGAGGAGCGCCACGGCGCCACGCCCTACGGCTTCCGGTTCGAGACCTACCTGAAGGGCGAACCCGTACCGGATGGAGAGGGAGGAACACTGGAGGTGCGCCCCAAGCGCGTCGAGACTTCGGGCATTCACTTCTTGGGAGGGAGGATCGAATCCTACGGTGAAGTGGTGACTCGAAACGACCCCAAGGAGGACATCCTTCGCAGCAACATGCGAGGCGAGACGGCGTTCATCTGCATCAACACCAACAGCTACAAGAGCACGACGCCCTTCGGGGAGGACGACTGCGTGGTGGACGAAGAGGGCAACGTGGTTGAGCGCGGGAACGATCCCGAGCGCATGAAGTACCGCGAAGAGGTCAAGGCGGAATGGGACCGCCAGCACGAAGAGGACATGAAGAGATGGAGAGCGAGGGAAGAATCCGCATCCGCAAACGAGACCTGATCAGCACAGGCAAGGGCAAGAAGCTGCACATCGTGGAGGGGGTCGAGAACGGGATGGTGCACGTGCTCTGCTGCGCGCACATCTACGAGGACAACGTGGTGGAGCGCATGTCTCCCAGCTTGGCAGTGCGCGGCCGTGTGTGCCGGCGGTGCCAGGCGTACTTCAACAAGTGGAACGCAGCCAAGCGCTGACTAGAGGTGAACCATGACCATCAAGAAGACCACCATCCTGATCATTCTGGGCGTACTACTCGCCTGCGGTCTGACCGGCTTCGGTTGCTGGGCAGTACCCAAGTGGAACGTCTACAGCCAAGAGATGTCGGGCAAGGCCAAGCTAGCAGAGGCTGAGTCCTCTCGGCAGATCGCCATTCTCGAAGCCAAGGCTAAGCAGGAAAGCGCCAAGATGCTCGCGGTTGCCGAGGTCGAGCGCGCCAAGGGAGTAGCGCAGGCCAACCAGATCATAGGCGAGTCGCTGAAGGGCAACGAGAGCTACCTGCGATACCTCTGGATCCAGGGTCTGCAGGACGGTAGCAGCGAGGTCATCTACATTCCGACCGAGGCCAACATGCCCATCCTCGAAGCTCGGGACGAGCGCCCCACGCCTAAAGCGGAGAAGGCTGCTACGCCGCCTCCCGAAAAGAAGTAGGAGAAGAACGAGATGCGATTGGTCAAACCGTACTACGAGGTGGAAAACTTCCCTCCCGGTGATGAAGTCCTGGCGATGTTGGAGCGCGCGGCCCGGACTTGCTACAAGTCGGAGGACAAGATCGAGGATGGTCGGGAGGTGTGCTCTCACTGCAAGGGCACCGGCTACGAGGCGAAGCTCCGGTACTCCGAGATGGAGGATCGAGTCTCTGGCGCTCACGTCCAGAAGTGCTCCGAGTGCGGAGGTGTTGGCTACCATCAGATCGACGAGCCTTCGAGCTACGCCATCATCAAGAAGATCCTGAAGTCCAACCGACGCGCCAAGCTCGTCAAGAAGATCACCGAGCGGCTGGGGTTTGTGGGACGTGCCGGTGTGCTGACGGGAGCCACGGAGGGCGAGCTGGCGGAGGTCGCCGAAGCTATCATCGACGACGTGTGGAACGACGACCCGGCACACGAGTCGGTCATCGAGCACGTTAGCGCTACGGTCCGGTTCATCTGTGCTCGCGGCATCACACACGAGATGGTGCGCCACAGGATCGCAGCCTATTCGCAGGAGTCGACGAGGTACTGCAACTACTCGAAGGGGAAGTTTGGCGAGTCCATCACCTTCATCGACGACGAGCACTACCTGACCGACGAGCAGCGCGAGTGGGGCCGGGCTGCGCAGAAGGTCATGGAGGACACGTACATGAAGATGGTGGAGAGCGGTCTCGCTCCGCAGATCGCGAGGAACTATCTCCCCATCGGGCTGAAGACGGAGATCGTCGCGACCTACAACATGCGCCAGTGGAGAAACGTATTCAAGCAACGGTGCTCCCCAAGGGCACACCCCCAAATGAGGGAACTGATGGTCCCTTTGCTTCACGACTTCCGTGCGCGTGTTCCGATTCTGTTCGACGACATCTACCCGAACATGACGTGGCCGGAGGCGGTATGATCGCCGAAGAAGTCGAGCCCTTGGTACTCGTGGTGCAGGGGACCGAGAAGCCCTGTGGGTACGCGTGTCCGACCTGCAAGAAGGTGTACGTCAGCGCCTATGACGACCCGAGCGAGAAGGCGATGGCGACGGTGCGAGATGTAGCCCAGCGGTGCTGCGCGGAGAAGGTCTGCCAGGACTGTGGCAAGATCTCCGGAGACTCCAAGTACGTCTACACGGTGTGCGCCGAGTGCCGGGCCAAGAACGACGCTGAGCGGGAGGCCAAGCGTTTCGAGAAGGCCAAGAAGGTGCCGCTCTCCGACTACGACGGCGAGACGCTGTACTGGGAGGAGAACTACTACAACGACGTGTGGGAGCTGTACGACCACTGTGTGGACAACACCGAGGAAGGTGAGGAGCCTGACTTTCCCGAGTACGTGTGGGCCTGCAAGCGGGTGCCTTTCACGCTCGATGCTGACCGCATGGTGAGCGACGAGTGCGAGTACAACCACCACGACGAAGCCTACGATCGTATTCCGCGGAGCGAGATCGCAGACCTCCAAGTGTTTCTCGACGGTTGGTGCGAGCAGCAAGGGGTGACGACCTACGAGCAGGACACCGGCACAGCAGTCTTGATCCCGCCACCTCCGAAGGACTACCAAGACGGGCTGGAAGACACCCCAGTCGAGAAGGAGTCGTAGGGATGTTGATCGGAATTTCAGGCATGGCCGGTTCTGGGAAGGACGTGGTCGCCACCGACTTGGTGGAGGACTTCGGGTTCGTGCAGGTCGCCCTGGCGGACCCGGTGAAGCGCGCAGCTCGGCATGTGTACGACTTCACGGTGGAGCAGTTGTGGGGGCCGAGCCCCGAGCGCGCGAAGCCTGACACCCGCTACCCGCGCGAGCATGGCCCGTGGACGGACGACGAGAAGTGTCTGTGCTGCGGCGTGGAGTGGGGCAGGCCGGCGCAGAAGAAGCAGTGCTACCTGACGCCTCGCTTCGCTATCCAGACGCTCGGGACCGAGTGGGGGCGCGGGTGCTACTTGGACACGTGGGTGGACTACACCATCCGAACCGCCAACCGGCTGCTCGGTCCCCAAGGGGAGCATCTTCGCTACGATCCTGTGGACGGGATCATCGAAGCACCGTTGCGCGACAGCTGGAAGGCGAAGGGCGTGGTGGTGTCGGACATCCGGTTCCGCAACGAGTTGGAGGCCATTCGTGCAGCGGATAGCAAGCTGTGGCGAGTGCTGCGCGTCGGCCACGAGAAGCCCAAATGGAACCACGAGTCCGAAACGGAGCAGCAGGGTTTCAAAGACGAGGAGTTCGACGTGGTGCTCAAGAACGCGGGCACCTTGGCGGACCTACACACGCTGGTGAAGAGGTCGATGATGGCGATCAAGGAGCTAGGATGAACTTCAGCGAGTACCAGAAGAAGGCCGGAACGACGGCGCTCTACCCCGACCGAGGCAACCACATCGCCTACCCCGCGCTAGGGCTTGCCGGCGAAGCTGGCGAGGTCGCAGAGAAGGTGAAGAAGATCTTGCGAGGAGACCGCGAGTTGGACGACGAGTACCGCGCGGTGCTGCGCAAAGAACTCGGGGATGTCCTGTGGTACGTGGCGGCGATGTGCCACGAGATCGGAGCCGACATGCAGGACGTCGCCGAGGAGAACATCGCGAAGCTCGCCTCGCGGAAGGAGCGTGGGGTCATCCGCGGAAGTGGGGATGACCGATGAAGGTCGAGCCCGGACCCGAGCTGACGAGGGCGCAGGGGGACCTCGTGATGGAGCTGTTGTCCGATGCGCGTGACAGCGTGTACCGAGCGGCGCAGGAAATCGGATCGAAGGACCCGGCCCACGACGTCCTGTGGAGCATGGCCGGGAGGATCGAACACGAGAAGGTCAAGCTGCTGCGGCGGTGCAAACAATGCTCTTGACCGATCTGAATGTAGGCGGTAGTCCTACATGCCAGGCTGGACTAAGCCTCCAGCACAGTGGGTGGTCACTCCAGAAGCGAAGAAGAGTCCGGAAGGGGATCTTCACCGGTTTCTCCCCCCTGCCGGTGATGCCCGGCTTAGCTTTCGGGCTCTCCTTCGCCGCTGGAGTGCGTCTTGAAGCCGATGAGAGGAGCCCGTAGCCATGCCCCGACCCAAGAAGCAGCCGGCCCGTGTGAACCCTTGGCGCCTCTTTGTGGGGGCCATGGTGCCCAACTGGCTGCTGCTGCGCCCCGAGCTGTCCCTCGGTGCCAAGCTCGTCTACGGGCGCCTCGCCCAGTACGCCGGGCGCCGGGGCTACGCCTACCCACTCATGAAGACCCTCGGGCGCGCGGTAGGGGTCAGCGAGAGGCAAGCGCGACGCTACGTCTCGGAGCTGAAGAACCACGGTCTCCTGGACACGGTCGACTACTCGGAGACCAACCGACCGAGCCGGTACTACTTCCTAAGCCACCACTGGATGTATGAAGAGGAAGTACACGAAACCACACTAGAAAGCGCGGGGGACCAGGACCAAGAAGAAAACGACCAGGAATTGCAGAGCGATTCCGAGGATTTGACACACCCCCCGGACACATATGACCGGACCCCCCGGACACATATGACCGGACCCCCCGGACAGATGTGTCCGCCAGAAGAGAGTCAGGGAAGAGAGTCAGAGAAAGAGACTCAGGGTAGCGCCTTGCGGCGCCCCATCCCGGAAACGCCTCCTTCCGGCCCCCCGTCGAAACCGCAGGATACTGAATACGCCAGGCCACCTGATATGAAACGCGATTGTCAAGTGGGGCGCTCAGTTCCGGTCCCCTCGGTGGCCGAGCTGGGTGCGGTCGTGAAGGCCGCTCAAGCGGAGGCCGACGACGCCGCGCGCATCAAGGCGGCCAAGAAGAAGGCCGCGGCGGAGCGACGCCAGCGGTACAACGAGCAGCGCAAGGAGAACCGGAAGAACGAGCAGCGCGCGACCAACCTGCAGGGCAATGGGCTGAACGGGTCGAAGCTCACTCCTGAGCAGCGCAAGCGCCTGAAGAAGTGCGAGGGGCTGTGGCTATCCGGCATGCGGGCTCGTTGGCCCGACGCTACGTTTGCGGCGTGGAGCGGGAAGGAGCGCGGGCAGTGCACCAAGTTGCTGAAGCTCTACCCTGGTGACCTCGTAGGGCAAGCGCTATCCTATGTGATAACCAACTGGGATGCGATCAAGGAGAGGCTGTTCAGAGGCAAAGGCTCCTTCCCCACGGTGGGGATGGTGCTCCGGCTGCACGACGTGCTGGTCCCCGAAGCCGAGACGCTAGGAAAGGCGCTGGCTGTTCGGGACGAATACAAGCAGTGGTTCAAAGACAACCCCAACAGCCTGTACCCACCGGATGACCTGGAGGCCAGGTACAACGCGGTCAAACCAGATCTCGAAGCGCTTGGATTGGAATAGATGAAGGATGGAGGGAGCAACGTGGAGCGGCTGCGCCGCACGCTAGGTCGATCGGACCTGGAGCGCATGAACATCCCGAAGAAGTTCTGGGGTGCGAAGGTGCAGTATGCCCCCGAGAGCGTGCGCGACGTCGTGCGCCGCTACCTGCTCAACATCGACAATATGGTGGCCCGCGGGGCCGGCATGTACGTCGTCGGGAAGCCCGGCGTGGGCAAGACCTCTATCGCCGTTATGGTCTGCAAGGAAGCGCGTTCCTGCGGCTTCACGGCCTACTTCACCCCCATCTGGGAGTTGAGGGAGTGCATCAAGTCCAGAGTCATGTTCGAAGAGAACACGTCGGTTCTGGACCGCTGCAAGGAAGTCGATGTTCTGGTGCTCGATGATCTCTGCGCCGATGACGTCAAAGACTACACGTTCGGCGCTCGTCGCATCGAGGAGCTGCTGTCGTACCGGAGTTCTCAGAAGCTCGTCACTGCGGTTACGACGCGATTGGATGCGTCGGAGCTGAAGAGCAAATTCGCATCCTTGATTTCATCGACACGTGGGTGCATGGTGTTCCTCCCCGTCGAAGGCCCAGACCTGAGACGGAAGCAGGACGAAGAGTTGAATAGAGCGGTGTTCGGTTCGGACTAGCACGCGATCTGGCGTTGCTGTCTGGGGGATAGTAGTGGGCGTTGATCTCGACAAAGGACTGGTTGCATCCATACTCCGCGATGGCCCCGACGCTTTGAAGGTCGTGAGGGAGTTCGGGATTGACGGCAGCCTTTTGGTAGATCCGGGGCGCAAGTTGTTCGACTTCGTCGAGCACTACTTTCGGCAGTATGGCCAGCTCCCCACGCCCGAGCTGCTGGTATCGAAGTTCGAGAAGGGCTCTCTTCCCGACGTGAAGGATCCAATTGAGTACTTCATCTTGGAGATCCGCGGCAGGAAACTGCAGAACGATCTGAAGGGCCGCGTCTACCCGTTCATGAAGATGCTCGAAGACGGGCAGAAACCCTTCGAGGCTCTAGACGAACTGGACATTCTGATCCGTGGTCTGCGTCAGGCTCACGAGATCACACGGGCTCAAGCCGAGAGCGTGCCGAAGCTGTGGCCTGAGGTGATGGATCTCTACGACCGGGTGAAGGGCGGGGAGAAGGGCATTCTCACCCCGTGGCCTACGGTGAACAACGAGACGCTAGGCTTCTGGCCTGAAGACCTCGCGCTGTTCGCGGCCCGGCTCGGCATAGGCAAGTGCGTAGCCGAGGATACGGAGATCGTAGACCCAGAGACAGGTGTTCCGCATACCATCCACGAGGTGTGTGAGAGAGAAGATCTCAGGAAGGTGTTCACTTGGAGCAAGGAGCGGGGGGTTCACGCTGCGCGGATAACGGCCAAGGTAGACACGGGAGTAAAACCCTGTCTGCGGTTCCGCTTTGCGTCTGGTCGCGAGGTCACTGTGACGCCGGAGCACCCTTTTCTGACCTCAGCTGGTTGGGAACCAGCGGCGGACTTGGTTGTGGGGGCTTCTGTGGGCCTTCCGGCTCGGGTGCCGTTCCCCGAGAGCCCCGAGCAGCTGCTTCCAGAGGCGGTTGATCTCCTCGCACTCCTGTTGGCGGAAGGGAGCTATAGCGGGAAGCACGTTGGGGTCTCTAGCGATGATGACGTATTGTTGTCGATCGCTAGTCGAGCGTCTGACGCTTTCGGAGTAGATCTGAAGTACCGCTCGGGAGTCGACTACGATTTCGTCCGGCGGGAGAAGTCAGGCCCCAACCATGTGAGGACGTTTCTACGCTCTCACGATATGGACGGGAAGAAGGCCGTAGACAAGATTATCCCAGAAGCCGTGTTTGGTCTCCCTTCCGATCAGCTAGCTCGGTTCCTCGGGCTGTTCTGGATGTGTGACGGGTACGTAGATGGCACCGGTCCTGGCGTGACGCTTGCCTCCGAGAAGATGGTTCAGCAGCTCCAACATCTTCTCCTCCGTTTTGGGATTCATAGTAGTGTTGATCCAAAGAAGGCTACGTGTGAGGGGCGTGTATTCAACGCGTGGCGTCTCAGGGTGTACGCTTCCTCTTGGCCTGTGTTCTTGGCCGCTATTCCGCTGTGGGGTAGCAAGCGAGAGCGGTTGGAGGAGTTGGAGAGCCTGGACCGAAATCCTAACATCGGCTTCCCCAGGGTTTCAGGGGAGTTCAAGGCGCATCTTTTGGGATTGGTACGGAAGAGAGAAAACCATGGGAAGCTGAAACAGGTTGGCGAGCGCCTTGGCTGGTCCAGCTATTTCATGTTCCGCAGCCTGTTCGGGAAGGGCGACACTTTGTTGCTTCGGCGCTTCGCGGTGTTCTGCGAAGTATTTGGGCTGGAAAGGGAGTTCGGTTGGTTGTGGGACAGTGAGATTTTCTGGGACTCTGTGGAGTCTATCGAGGACGTCGGCCCTACCAAGATCTATGACCTCACTGTCGAGCCTTCTGCGTGTTTCTTGGCCAATGACGTGATCGTTCACAACACGTGGGCGGCGGCCATCATCGCTCATCACGCGTGGGCCGTGGGCGGCCACAAGGTGCTGTTCGGAACGACGGAGATCTCCAAGATTCGCATCGCCATGCGCTTCGCGGCGATCCACTTCAAACTCCCCTACCGTGAGATTCGCCTCGGGAAGCTCGACGCCTTCAACGAGAAGAAGATGCGCGATGGCATCAAAGACATCATGGATGCCGAGGGGCTGTACGTCATCGGCGGGGACTTCGACTTCCGCGTGGAGTCCTACGAGAACGCCGTCGAAGAGGTGGCGCCCGAGCTGTCGATCTTGGACGGAGCCTATTTGCTCAAGACGCAGGGGCAAACCAGGACCGAGCGCGCTGCCAACGCCTTCGACGAGCTGAAGCGAATTTGCAAGCGCACGAAGTGCCCGAGCATCGTCACCATGCAGTTCAACCGCGAGGTGAAGGCAGGCTCCAAGGCCACGGCAGACGCCGGCAACATCGCGCTGACCGACGTCGCTGGCTGGAACGCCGATCTCGCCTACGGACTGATCCAGTCCGAGGACATGAAGAAGGACCGCCGTATGATCTTCAAGCCCTTGAAGGTCCGTGAAGGCGAGGGCGAGGAGTTCGAGGTCAATTGGGACATCGACAAGGTGAACTTCACCGAGCTGCCGAAGCTGGGTGGCGGCGGGGGTGGAGCCGATGATGATGACGATCCGTTCGGTGCTGGAGTGAACGGCACGGGCGCCAGCTCGGGCGGTTCGGACGAGGTGCCTTTCTAGGGTGAGATGATGGCGCAGGTAGGACAGATTCCCCGGTACGTGAAACACGTCACGATGGCCATTCTCAAGAAGAGAGGAATCCATTCGTTCGAGGCTGCTCTCGACATTGCTAGGGCTCAGCTCACCAAGTTCGGCTACCTCGCGGCGGGCTCGGACAAGGGACCCCCTGCGAGAATCAAGCTGACGGCGGAGGGCAGGAAGAAGAACAGGGAGTTCGCTCGCCGCCCGATGCGCATGCTTTTGGAGTTCGATCGGGCGTATCAGAAGTCCAAGTGGGGCGGGAAGGACTTGAGCGAGCGGGAGGCGGGTTCAAAATCAGAGGACTAGACCGGATGGACTTGGAGCAGATAGAGAAGTTGTTCAAGGTCTTGGGGTGCCTAGAGACGCGGTACAGCGGCACGTGGCTGAACGCCTCGTGCCCCTTCGCTGCGTGGAAGCACAAGAAGGGCCGCGACTCCCGTCCGAGCTTCGGCATCTCGATAGCGCCCGGCTGCGTGAGTCGGTATCGGTGCTTCGCGTGTTCGACTTCGGGGGACCTTCCCACGTTTTTGTGGGCGTTGCAGAAGCTGAAGGGCGACGGCCCCTGGTTCGAGAGGGCTTCCAAGATCCTCATGGACCACGAGCATCCATCGCTTCGGGAGATCGAAGCTCGTATTGCTTTCGCCGAGGACCCGGAGAAGACGATTGCCGACCGACTGGCTCGGGCGCCTTCGGGTTGGGCGTACTCGGAGGCGAAGAAGCCTAGCTTCGCGTTCGATCAGAAGAGCGACGGGCGGAAGGCGCTGAAGCTAGACCACCTCGAATACGTGAAGATTCCAGAGGAGCATCTGGATCCTTTCCACTCCATTCCTCCCGAGGTGCTGGACTACCTGACAGGCCCAAGGCGTAAATTGCAGCACACCGCTATCGCGTTGTGGGATCTGGGGTGGCACCCACACAAGCGCCGAGTGGTGATCCCTATTCGAGACTGGGATGGGAACCTCGTAGCTCTCACCGGGCGCTGTCTCGACCAGTACGACGCCAAGGACGACAAGTGGTGGCACGAGCAGGAGCCCAAGTTCCTTCACAGCAAAGGTTTCAAGCGGGACTACTTTCTGTTCGGCGAGCACTTGGTGGAGCAGGGAGAACCCGGCATTCTCGTGGAGGGTCACTTCGACGCCATGTACCTCCGGCAGATGGGTTACCCCAACACGGTGGCGGTGATGGGCTCCTATTTGAGCAAGGTACAGGTCGAGAAGATCGTGTCGATGTTCAGCGAGGTCACCATCTTCCCGGACGGTGACGAGGCTGGCGGAATCGCTGCCGAGAAGTGGGAGCACGCGCTGAAAGGCCGGGTCGATGTCAAGGTGCTCACGGTACACACGGGCCGCGATCCTGACGATTACGACGACGAGGAGTTGTTGGAGCTGATGGGCTTTGACTATCAGGACGCACCCTGCTAGAGTTTTCCCCCTGCGACTCCGTAAAGGGTCGTTCGTTTTTCAACATCAGCGCGTAGCGTGAAAGCACGCCAGGAGATAGAAATGAGCGAAGAACAGTCTTGGTACAACACTGGGTACGACGGCGTCTCGAAGGAAGAGGCGCGCATCCAGGCATCGCGCGGCCCGAGCCGCGTGTGGATCAAAGGGGGGACGGGGAAAGACCTCGTCCTTGTCGACGGGGAACCGTTCTGCATCTACGAGCACAATGCGAAGATCGACGGCAACTGGCGCAACCATCACACTTGTATGCGGGGGTTCGAGGATCCCTGCCTGTCGTGTGAGACGCTGGGGGCCAAGAGCCGGTACTACTGCGGCTACCTTACTGCGGTGGACTGCTCGCTCTGGGAGGACAAGAAGGGCAACAAGTACCAGTTCGAGGTGAAGCTCATCGGCGGCAAGCTGGGGCAGCTCAAGAAGTGGAAGCGCAAGCAGGAGTCGCGGGAAGAGGACGGCAAGGGCGGCCTGGCGATGACCAAGTGGAAGGTCTTCCGGGAGGACGACACGAAGGCGTCTACGGGCGATGAGTGGGAAGCTGACGGCGAGGTAACGAAGCCGGAAAAGCTGTTCGAGGTCGCCAACTACCGCGGGAAGCTGCTGTCCGAGATGTGGGACGAGGCGGAAAAAGAGGAGCCCAAGATGGTGGCTCTCAAGAAGATTTTCCAGCTGGAGTTCGACGACGACGGCAATCTCGTGCGCAAGGTTGTCCCGTTCAACTACATGGAAGTCCTGAAGCCGAGGGGCAACCAGTTCGTGAAGGACATGCTTCGCGGAGCTTCGACGGACGACGACACCAACAGCGATAAGTCTGGTGGCGCTGGAGGGTCGGAGGACGACGTTCCGTTCTAGGGGCGTAGCTGAGGCTATGCCCCGCCGGCTGCCTATTCCCCCCTTGGTGGTCGGCGGGGCTTTTTCATTGGGAGACGGGCATGAGTGAGCGGAGTCGGGTGGTGTTCGCTGTACTGCACTTGGGGCGAAGCGGCATGGAGGTGGTGAGCGAACGTGGAGGCAGGAAGCGCAAGGTGAACATCACCTGGCACCGGAAGGATGTCTCTGACGCTCCTCCCGAAGACTGGGCGAATCAGGTCAGCAAAGAGCAGGATTTCCAGGACTCTGATCGTATGCCGGACATGGGGTAATCTGTTGCGGGTCGTAATCGACAAGCTCGCCTGGATCTCGAAGGCCGACCTCGAACCTGCCAAGGAGCAGGTGCTTCGTCGACAGCTCACCGTGACTCCCCGCAAGGTCGGGGACTATCCAGGGGACCCCCCGAGCCCCATCAAGCTGTGGGTTGAGACAGAGACTCACATGGGGATCCCTCGCGAGTACTACCGCGAGAACAAGAAGGACGATCACGAGGTCGTTTACGAGTACACGATGGGAGCGAAGCTCCCGAGCGTTCTCGCGTTCGAGGGCGAGCTGCGTGAGGAGCAGAACGAGGCGCTGCACTGCCTGTTGGACACGTTTCCCGATGAGGCATGCACCGGAGGTCTCGTGAGGGCCGCGCCCGGATGGGGCAAGACGGTCTGGTGCTGTGCGGCCATCGCGACTCTGAACGTCCCGACGCTGGTCGTGGTGCACAAGGAGTTCCTGATGAACCAGTGGCGCGAGCGCATTCAGCAGTTTTTGCCGGATGCGGAGATCGGCCACGTGCAGCAGGACACCTGCGACTTCAAGGGCCGCCACGTCGTCTTGGCCATGGTTCACTCGCTGGCGCAGAAGTCCTATCCTGATGATCTTTACTCCTACTTCGGTCTGGTGGTTACCGACGAGGTGCATCGCATCGGGGCCGAAACGTGGTCCGCGGTCCCCGCCAAGTTCGCAGCTCGGTGGCGCTTGGGTGTCACGGCGACGCCACGGCGGAAGGACCGCGCGGACAACGTGTTCAAGTACCACATCGGTTCGATCTTCTTCACGGCGCACGAGCAGCGCCTGAAGGTGAAGATCAAGCGGGTGTGGACTGACTTCAAGCTCGTCAAAACCTCGCGGTTCAACCCGTCGTTGGCCCCCCGCTCGCTCATCCTGAAGTTCCTGGTGGCGAGCAAGCAGCGCAACCGGCGCATCGCCGGGCAGATCATCAGCGCGGCGGAAGCAGGCCGGAAGATCTTGGTGCTCAGTGAGCGCCTGAACCACCTGGACCTGCTGGACGGATGTTTCCGGGAAGGGTGGCGAGAGAAGCACCCGAAGGACGACGTGCCCTCGGTGGGCTACTACGTGGGCGGTATGGAGGAAGATGAGCGCAAGGAGTCCGCTCAGGCGCAGGTCATCTTCGCCACGAAACAGTACGCTTCTGAAGGTCTCGATATTCCGGCTCTGGATACGCTCGTCATCGCTACTCCTATGGGGGATGTGGAGCAGGCTGTTGGTCGGATCCAACGCCCCCACCCGGACAAGAAGGAGCCCATCGTAGTGGACATTCGGGACGACTACGTCCGGCCCTTCAAGTTCTCCGGACAGACTCGGGACAAGTTCTACCTCCGGGTGACTTGACAATTCAGAAACCACCTGCTAAGTTATTGATAATATGGGAAACGGCGACTCAGGCTTTAGTTTCAGGGACTGGTACGCCGAGAACGGCAAGCGCCTGAACAAGAAACGACGCAGGCGCTACCAGGATGATCCGGAGTACCGCGAGCGCGTGCTGGAGATGAACCGAGTCTCCCGCGAGCGTCGGCGCAAAGAGCAGGAGACAAAGCGGCGCAAGGAGCGGAGCGCGTCCAAGGTCAAGACGCGGCCGTTACCCTTCAAGACAGTGCGGGCCGTGGTGGAGACCGCGGATGGCAAAGAGGGGGAGGAACAGCTGTTCACCATCGGAGCGCTGGCTCGGACGGTGGGGTGTTCGGTGCAGGCCATTCGCCTGTGGGAGAAGCAGGGTGTGCTACCTCCCACAGAGATTCGGAACGAGAAGGGCGATCGGCTGTACACTGCTCAGCAAGTGGAGATGATCTACGAGCTGATGAAGCAGCAGGGGAGGCTCAACGAGAAGCAGGCTAACAAGCCTCGCAAGCGAGACGAGCCCCGGCCCTTCTTCCGCGACGTCGACTTCGGGGGTGGGCAGGTGGAGGAGATACCTCTATTCCGCATTGGCGTGCTTGCGCAGGCCATTGGGCGCACGGTGCTGACGGTCGAGCAGATGGAGAGCCGGGGTGCGCTTCCCGAGACCCCGTTCCGAGCTGCGAGCACCCGGTATCGTCTCTATACCGGCGAGATGATCGAGGCCGTAGCGAAGGCTATGGATGCTCGGGGCGGGACAATTAGGGGGAAGGCCCGCTGGCAGGCTTTCCACGATGAGATTTTGGACGCGTGGAATCGCCTGGGGGTGATGGAAGCATCGCTCGCAGGGTAGAGGGGACGACATGTCGAAGAAGAACGCGGTGCAGCCCACCGTCGTAACGGTGAGGCGTCAGTTTCTGGAGGGTGGGGAGCCCGCGAGCCTTCCTGAAGAGAAGACCGAAGTGATCGAAGTCCACCGCTTCGTCGTCGAACCCGCGAAGGTCCAGGTCGGTCGGGGCCTTACCTTGAACATGGGCAACTACGAGTCTGCTCGCTTGGATGTGGGCATCGAGGTCCCCTGCTACGTCGAAGAAGTCGACTCTGCTTACGAGTGGGCGCGCCGCTGGGTCGAGAAGCGTATCGGTGAGGAGCACAAGTCGATCAAGGGGCACGTTGACAAGAAGAAGTCTGGGTCGGAGGAGAACCCGTTCTGATGGCCAAGAAGAAGGACAACAAGCCCGGCGTGGAACTCGCGTCCTCGTTGGACAAGCTGCTTGCCAGCAAGGCCATGGCATCCATCCACAAGGATCACGGGGACGCCATCTTCATGAAGGCGTCCGAGCATGACTCGGCTATCCCTCGGATCCCAACGGGGGTTTTCAGGATGGACTACGCCACCGGAGGCGGCCTCCCCGTGGGGCGCGTCACGGTGATTTGGGGGCACAAGTCGAGTGCCAAGACGACCACCTATCTGAAGACCATCGCCAACGCGCAGAAGATGTGCGCGAGCTGCTGGCAATTTCAGGAAACGTGCAACTGCGGGAACTACAGGGATCCCGTCATCGCGTTCCTCGATGTGGAGGGAACACTCGACCTTCGGTGGGCCAAGGTGCTCGGTGTAGATCTGGACCGGATGCTCTACTCCAAACCGGAGTACGCCGAGCAGACGCTCGACATTGCGGAGGCCATCATACGCAACGGTGCCGACATCATGGTCATCGACTCGCTCGCGTTCCTAGCGCCTGCAGCAGAGATCATGAAGTCGACGAGCGAGGACACAGTGGGACTGCAAGCGCGCCAGCTCGGCAAGGGCACGCGCAAGTTCGTTGCGGCCGTCAACACTGTGTCCAACGCTCGTGGTATCGGCCCCACGTTGTTCTTCACCAATCAGGTTCGCATGAAGGTTGGTGTCATGTTCGGCTGCTTCCCCTACCAGGCTCCCGTCCTACTGGCAGACGGAACCAAACGAAGTATCGGTCAGATCGTCAATCAGAAGCAGCCTGTGGAGGTACTGAGTTGGAATGCACACGAAAAGAGATTTGAGCCCAAGCGGGTGGTCCGCTGGTGGAAGCAAGGGGTTGATGTAGACGAATGCTGTCTGTCGGACAACGACATCGGGGCGCTACGTCAGGAGTACCGCACTCTTGTTGTGTCGTATCCGGATGGCAGCGGTCACACCAAGATCACCGCTACTCCGAATCATGAGATATCGACGCCGCGTGGGTTCGTTTCTGCCGACACGCTCGACTTGGACGACGAGGTATATTGCCGACATGAGCGTGTGGTATTCAGCCACGACTTGGAGCAGTTGATCTTCGGCTCGCTGCTCGGCGACGGGTCGATCAGGAAATCGGGAAGGCATACTTCGTACTTCCGAGAGTCCCACGCTCAGAAAGAGCGCCAGTACTTGATGTGGAAGCGCGAATGCTTTGGCGACTTGGTTCGCGAGAGCCTGACCGACAGAGACGACGAGAGATCAGAGGTAGGTTTCGAGACGAGGGCTCTGTCTTCCTTTTCTCAGTACAAGCGGTTGTTCTACGGGGAGTCCGGTAGGTACAAGCGGATTCCTCGGTCGTGGCCGATGGTTCTTTCTCCGTTTGCTCTGGCCATTTGGTATCAGGACGATGGTTGGCTGGCAGACGAAGGCGGCACGAGAAAGCGCAACGTGATTTGCCTCCACGAGACTACGCCGGATGAAAAGGATCACATCAAGAAATTGATCGAGGGGCTATTCGGACTGCAGGTCGCAGTGTGCTCCGGCGGCCATCGCACTGATATCCAGTTCAACGGGGAGGTAGCGGACAAATTCGAGAAGATAGTGGCTGGTTGGGTTCATCCCAGCATGTCGCACAAGCTGCGGACAACTGCCGGTGTGGGTCAGCTGCTGCCTCGACTCGAATTTGGGTGGTGCACTGAGGTTGTTGCTCATCCGTGTCCTGTTGTTGAGATCCGAAGGTCTATGCGAGAGGGATCTTCTGGAGTCCGGTACAACTTGGAGGTGGAGGATAACGCCACCTACGTTGTTGGAGATGCCATCGTCCACAATTCGCCCGAGACGCAGCCCGGCGGTCTGTCGACCGGCTTTGCTTCTTCGCTGGAGATCAAGACCAGGGCGGGCAAGTTCGAGATGGACGAGGTGCTAGGAAAGCCTCTTACTGCGGGCTTCGCGTTTCGCGTCGAGAAGAACAAGGCCGGCGTGCCTAAGATGGAGGGCGACTTCAAGCTGCTGCTGATGAGCACGGAGCACCGGCGTGTTGGGGATGCGGTCAACGAGCCCTTCATGGTCGACATGGCGCAGAAGGTCGGGCTCGTGGAAGGCGGCGGTTCCTCGTGGAAGGCGCTCGGAGAGAAGTTCAAGTCCAAGACCGCCATCGAGGAAGCAATGATCCAGAGCCCCGACTTCTACCTGCGCATGCACAGCGCTTTGATGGCTGTGCTGCTGTCGGATGACTAGCTCGTGGGGGAAGGTAGGATCAAGAAGCCTAGCCCCAAGTGGCTGGAGGATGGCGGCGACCGAGGAGCGCGGACGAGGCGATCGAAGAAGAGCGAGGAGAAGCTAGCAGGGCGCTTGGGTGGTCGTAGGCTTCCGGGGTCGGGAAACAAGTCATGGTCAAAGCACGACAAGACGACGGCGCAGGGGGATGTGGGGGTCGCCGGGTTTCATCTGGAGCACAAGGAGACCGAGAACGAGTCGATCGGGTTGAAGAGGGAATGGCTGCACAAGGTGGAGGCCGGAGCGCGAAGGACGATGAAGGATCCCGGACTGGTGATGAAGTTCGTGAGGCCCGTTGGGGAAGGGGACGAAGAGTACGTCATTCTCCCTTTGGAGGTATTCGAGCGTTTACGGGCCGCCTGCGGACTCGATTCCGAGAGGTGATCCGAGCCTTCTACTGGGAGGCGGCCGATTTCAAGAACGACCCGCTGTTCCGCGCAGCTCTGGACGACGCCTGGTGGGAGGGGTTCTCCACAGGAGATCCGCTTCGGCGGGGCAAGAAGGAGTGCGAGGAGATCGCCAAGAAGAATTTGTCGTGAGGATGCACCATGAATGACGAGGAGATGGCAGAGTTCATCAACGAGGCCGTCGAGCAGTACCGGGAGGTAACGCTCGAATTTTTGGAGGCGCTGGACGACGAAGACGCTCCGGACGTTGTGGTGGCCTTGTTGCACGCGGTGGCTCACGAGCAGGGACACGTGGAGGGGATGGCCGCGCTGTTGGGTAATTCGAAGGAGGACCGGGCGGCGGCGCGAGCCAGCTCGCGGCGCCAGGGGATGGAGGAAGCTCTAGCCAACCACGACGAGGGGCCGTGTGAGGGGTGCCGGGCGTCCGAGGAGCTACGTCTGGAGCTGTTCGCCAACTAGGAGCTGCCCATGCCCTCTCGCCCCCTACCTGCGCTGGTCAAGGTCCGAAGCGACTTGCACCTGTCGTCGGACGAGCAGGTGCGCATGGTCTTCGAGGGGGACGAGCGCGTTCCGCTCTTTGAGTGCTTTCCCTGTGAGACGTTGCTCCGCTGGTCGGAGGAGAAGGGCTGGTGGGAGTGCCCGAGTTGCACCTACGAACTGACTCCTACGGAAGCCGAGGAGCTGGTAGACTTGGCCATTCGCCGACTACAGATCATTTTGACGGACGTTAGGCGCAAGCAGGGAAAGGACGATGGGAAATGGGGCGAAGAAAACTGGTTCTTCCGGATACTCCGTCGATTGTTCGGAGGATCGAAAAGGAGTTCATAAGGGAGCGCGAGGTTCCGCCGCTGACTGCGGGGGGCACGATACGAGCTTCCTCCCTTCCCAACCTCTGCGCTCGCGAGGAAGTGCTGGCGGCCCAGCTGGAGATCACCCGGCGGGACGATGTGGACGCCGACCTGAACCTCACCTTCGCGCAGGGCACCGGTATGCACTGGGTCATGCAGAACGAGGTCTTGCCTGTGCTCGGCAAGGTGCTCGTAGGCAAGTGGCAGTGCAAGGTGTGCGGGGAGGTCTACGGTGGTCTCGACACAGAGGACGGCAACATCCCGATGCCGGACTCATGCACGATGTGCGAGGAGTTGGGAGAGAGCCCGATCTTCGACGGCGACTTCCGCTTCGAGTTCATGGAGCAGGAGTTCATCAACGTCGAGTACCAATTCACGGGGCACAACGATGGGTTCTTGAGACTGCCCGAAGCTGACGGGGACGGAGTTTTCGAGCTGAAGAGCTGTAGCGCGTACAAGGCCAAGCAGATCAAAGACGTGCCTGACATGGGTCACGTGGCGCAGGCGCAGTCGTACATGTGGCTCACCAACACGCGGTGGGCTTTGCTTCTCTACTGGGACAAGGGGACGTTTCGTGGGCCTCTTACGGAGCACTTCGTCGAGCGGGATGAAGAAGCTATCGAGGAGATCAAGTCGATGCTACGAAGTGTTTGGGAGGGCATCGAGACGGGTGAACTCCCAGATCGCATCTGTACTTCGGTGGACTGCAATCGCGCGGAAGAGTGCCCGGTGGCGAAGCCGTGCTTCGAATACGAGCTGAGGGTGAAATGACGGACGACGAGAAGTTGATCGAGGTTCCGGACCAGGAGCCGGTATCGGGGACGCAGGAACGACCGAGGATGGTGCCGCTGGTGTTGGACACCAGGATGCTGCGCCCTCTTCCTCAGTCTCTCTACGACGCGGCGTGTAGCAACTGCGACAAGCGCCAGTCCCGGTGGGAGATGGGGCCGGCGAATACGGATCGCTGCGTGTTTGTGTGTTCGCTCTGCTTCCTTTACGAGTCGAAGTGGGGCGAGGCTCGGCGGGACCAGATCGACATTCTGGTCGACGAAGTGGAGAAGGAGAGGGGGCAGAAGTTCCTTCGATCTGTGGACGGTACGTCGCTGCTTCGGTGCCAGGACGCTGATCAGATCCTGGCTTCTGTCGCGCTCACCTCCCGCATGTTCCAGGTTCACGACACCATCGAGGCGGTACGCGGAGGAGCCAAAGGGGGGACCTAATGGCCACGGTACTCGGGATCGACACCGGGTTCGCGGCCTGTGGGTACAGCCGCATCGAGCTGGGGCTCGACTCCGAAGAGGTGCTGGCTCTGGGAGTGGTGCGGACGGCCAAGTCTCCCAACAAGCGGGGCTTCAAGGCTGCGGACGACAACATCCGCAGGGGCCGTGAGATAGCGCAGGTGCTCATCCCGGTCGGTGAGGGAGTGGACGCTCTGTGTGTGGAAGCCCCCTCGCTACCGCGCAACGCGAGCACGTCGTTCAAGCTCGGGATCTGCTACGGCATCCTGTGCTGTCTGACCGAAGTGCTCGCCGTGCCAGTGGTCATGGTGAGCCCCCAGGAGCTGAAGAAGGGGGTCTGTGGCAACCCTCAGGCGTCGAAGGACGACGTCGCGCAGGCACTCGATCAGCGATTCGGTCGCGATTTCGGGGCTGAGCTGATACAAGGTGGTATCCCGAAGGGCGCGCACGAGCACGCCTACGACTCGATCGGGGCCGTGATCTCCAGTCTCGACGCAGAGATCATTCGGATGGTCCGGAGGATGCCATGAATGTCGTCGCGATCTCAGGAAATGTATCAGCCAAGATCGAGTTTGCGAGGACCGGAGGGGGAACCCCCGTCTGCACGTTCCAGATGGCTTCCGACCGCCACACCCGCGACACGGTCATTACCGCCTGGGTGAAAGTCAACGCTTACGGGGCGGGGCTCGTTGAGGCTTGCCGCCAGAGGCTCGCCAAGGGAAGATACGTGGTGGTGGAAGGCGAGCTGATGAACCGGGACGGTAGGATGGGCGAGTTGCTAGAAGTCCGGGCTCGGCGGATCGACTTCCCGAACAACAACAACGAGAGTTGAAGGAGCGCGGGGAACTATGGGAGCCAAGGCAGCTGCCGTGGTGAGTATCGGTGTCGGTTCGAAAAAGTGGGCGGACAGGCTAAAGAAGCGGTCCAAGGAGATCGTAGAGCAGATGGATGTCGCGTATGTGGAGCTGGCGGACCTTCTTCACCTTGCGCACGACATTCCGGTGGACAACGACCCCAAGGGGCCTCCGACCTACACTCGGTGGGGATACACGACGTTTGGCTCCTACGCGGAGGGTGCTCTTGGGTTGCAGCGCCGAAAGGCGGAGCGCCTGCGTAGCATTGGGAGGCTTCTCAATATCGAGCTGGCCGGGCTGGACCCGGCGTTGAAGAAGCGCCTCACGGAGCTAGGTTGGACCAAGCTGACCGAGCTTGTTCGGATTCTCATGAACAAGCACGACCGCAAGACGGTCGAGAAGTGGGTCGAGTTCGCTGAAGAGAACAGCTACGAGCAGCTTTGGCGTGCTGTGGGGAAGGCCCTGGACAAGATGGGTGTCAAGAACGGAGAGGTCGTGGACGACGTGACGGAGAGCGTGGTCGACGAGGACGCTGAAGAAGAGGACGAGAGTGTTTTGGAGGACAGCGGCGAGGACGACGGATTCTACGGGGCCGGAAAGATGACGGTGAAGGACGCTGCCGACGCGCTACCTTCTCCTGCGCGAACGAAGATGTTCAACTTCATGTGCATCGACGAGCAGATCGATGTGGTGGCTGCGGCTTTGCAGCGCGCCGAGGAGATGGGCGCTGACAACCTCAGCAAGTCCTCTCGTCTCGCGCTAATTTGCACGGACTTTCTCGCGACCAACACGTTCGGTAAGCCGCACGACCCCAAGTCTCGCGTTGCGTTTCTCAAGAAGCTGGAGAATTTCCTTGGGTGTAAGATCATAGCGGTCAACAACAAGGCCGATGTGTTCTACGGCTTCAAGACGCTCAAGAAGATAGCGGACAAGTGACATGCTGACTGTATCGACACCAGTGATCCAGAACGAGCTGGAGACGGCGAAGAAGATCATCGAGAAGTGGCAGGAGAAGATCGAGATGCTGCCAGGCGTGAATGTTCCTGCGGGGGACCCGGCGGCTTTCGACAACTACATGCGCGAGTTCATCGGCGAGCTGCAGGTTGTCTCTGGCAAGTGCGACACGTTGGCTGAAGCGCTTTCGGGGTCGTTGCCGTGACTGAGGCTGCTGAACAAGAAGGGTCGGTTGACGTCAACATCGCGGACTCCGCGACGATCGACGTGGACGACATGGAGCCGGTCGCTTGGAATCCCAACGAGATGAACTCCGAGGAGTTCGACATGCTCGTTGAGAACATCAAGGAGGTGGGCTTCATCGACTACCCACAGGTCGTCCCGATGGTGGACGGCTCCTACCGGATCATCGGTGGGGCACATCGGTGGCAGGCCGCCAAGGTGCTGGGGCTGAAGAAGATCCCTTGCGTCCTGTTGTCTCACGAGCGCTGGACGGACGAGGACTTGCAGAAGTTCGTCACGGTCCGGCTCAACACGCTGCACGGTCGCATCAACCCCGAGAAGATGGTGGCGCTTCATCGGGAGATGGCCGCCAAGTACGGCGACAAGGCGATGCGTCGGATGTTCGCCTACACGGACAAGGCGGGGTGGCAGAAGATCGTCAAGCAGATGAAGAAGGGCATGAAGTCAGCCGGCATGCCTAAGCAGGCGCAGGACAAGTTCGAGGAAGCCACGAAGGACGCCAAGACCGTCAACGACTTGGGGCACGTCTTGAACCACCTGTTCAACGAGTACGGCGACACGTTGGAGTACTCGTTCATGGTGTTCGACTACGGAGGCAAGGAACACCTGTACATTGCCATGAGCAAGAAGACCAAGCGGGTGATGGATCGGGTGATGGAGGTCTGCCGGAGCTGGGGTCGCGATGTGAACGAGGTCGTCGGGGAGGTCACCGAAGAGTGGCTAAAGAAAGCCGAGCAGATCGAGGACGAAGAGATCGACGCAGAGATAGACGCCAGCTGACCGGATCTCCTGTTGTGTGGTAGAAGATGGGAGTCCCCCGGAATCCGCTAGCTAGGAGATCTCCCATGCGCTCTCTACAGGAGAACATCGCCGTTGCTCGGGCTCTGATGGAGTCGAACGCCATCCGAACCCCCTCGGTTCGCGTCGCTGACGCCTGGCGCAAGACCATCCGAATGGGCGATCAGTACTTGGAACTTCTGACACAGGCGGCGCAGGCGGCTTCGAAGGCGGCGAAGGCCGATGACCCGGTGGCCTCCAGGCGTGCCAACTCGGACGTCTCGGGGGTCATGACGAAGTTCGTTCCTCTGACCAACAAGTTCTACTCGTCGCACAAGGATGCCATGCTTTTCATGGACAAGCTGGGCGAGCAGTTGGACCTTCCGACGTACCGTCCGTGGCCCAAGAAATTGAAGTCCCCTGCTAACCTCACGTCGATGTCGGACGATGAGATCAGGAAGCAGTTGGAGAAGGCCGCGAGGAACGCCATCGGCGGGTGGCGAGACATGTTGGAGAAGGGCGCCTCTGCGTCCCGGATGTTCCGGGAGGCCGCCAAGAGCAAGGAGACGCCGAGCAACGAGTTTGTATCGGAGATCATCCAGGACGGGCTGAACTTCAGGGACTCGGTGGGCATCAACGTCTACGCACGGACGAACGGGATCATCCGAAGGGTGGTCGAGCTGTCCAACCGCGCTTGGGAGGCCATGGCGCTGGAAGCACGGTTGGACGAGGGCTCGATGCTCCGGTGGAACCCGCCGTGGCGTGGTGAGATTGGCGACGCCGAGGTCATCTGATGGACGAGATCTTCTTCGCGCGCCCCGCGGGACTGGCTCTGTGGGAGGACGCCGCAGGCGTCCTGCTCGAAAGCACCGGCTTCGTCAATGAGGTCAAGATCATCGGAGTCAAGACGGACGACTCCGGCAACAAGAAGATCTTGGTCTGGAAGAACTACAAGTCCGGCCCCAAGCCCGCGTGGATTTCGTCGAAGAACCTCCACAAGCACGCGAGCGACCTGATGGACCCCCCAGAGGGGACCACGGATGAGTACCCCCCGGTGGGGGACATCTCCGACCCTGCGAGCTTCACCGGAAGCACCACCGACATCAAGCCCCTGCCAGGCAAGGAGACAGTTCCCGAGATGGGGGCCGACGTGTGGGTGCCTTCCGTTGCGCTGAAGAACCTTGCCAAGAAGGTCAAGGCCATGGGCCTGAAGCCTCAGGACACCTTCCAGAAGGCGGTTGCTGCCGGCGAGCCCATCCCGAAGGAGATCCCGAAGGCTGTCGGCCTGTCCGGGCTCCCCAAGGCGGACGAGCCCGCCAAGGCCCCTGAGACGCCTCCAGAGGCGCCGAAGGAGCCCGAGGCCCCCGAGCCCCCGGCAGAGCCAGAAGCGCCTCCAGAGGCCCCTGCGGAGCCCGCAAAGCCTGCTCTCGTGATGACTCCGGACGAGGTGGCGCAGGCCGCCAAGGCTGGGGACATCGACAAGTTGGATCAGAACGCTGAGAAGTTGGGGATCAAGGGGCGCGAGGAGCTGAAGAAGGCGGCCCTCGGCGCCCATGACTCGGGGGACTACGAGAAGGCGGCCAAGCTCGCTGGGGTGTTGGCGAAGGCATTCGAGAAGACGAAGGGTGCTAGCCACGCGTTCACCAAGGCGTGGGCGGACAAGGCGCAGGAGTTTGCGAAGAAGGCGAGCGGGGAAGAGCCGGCGCCTCCAGAGCCCGAGAAGCCCAAGGCTGCGGAGCCTGGGGGGCCGATTGGGGACGATGCTATTCAGGCTGCGTCTGTTTCCGGTGATTGGAGCCAGGTCGTAGCGAGTGCCAAGGAGCTTACTCCAGAGCAGATCAATACCGTCACCAACGCGTTCAACGCCGCATCGGCTGGAGACGATCACAAGAAGGCCGCAAGCGTGGCCGAGGCCATGGCGGAGATCCAGCAGGCGCGTGGGGAGGATATTTCGGCCAAGTTCTGGAAGGAGGACGCCGAAGAGGCCAAGAAGCTCGCGGGCCTACCCGTCGAGATGTCGGTTCCTCAGGTCAAAGACGCTGTTGAGGCCGGAGACATCGCCACGCTGAAGCAGAACGCCACGAAGCTCGGGGCCGCGCGAAAGTTCGTGGCCGCTGACATGGAGTTCGCCATTCAGGACGGCAACTGGAGCAAGGCGTCCGAGCTGGCTTCGATTCTCTCGGACTCCTACAAGGAGCACGGCATTCCGAGCATGGTTGAGTCCTATGCTCAGGCCGCGGAGAGCTACAAGAAGAAGGCAGAGGATCAGGCGGCGGCGAAGGATGCGGTCAGCGACGTCCAGGTAGACGACGCCCTCAGCTCCGGCAACTACGATGCGATCGTGGATAACGCCACCAAGCTGACGCCTCACCAGAAGAGCAAGTTCTGCGGGCACGTGGCGGACATGATGGTCGCGGCCGAGAAGGACCCCACCGCGGAGAAGGCGCAGAAGGTGGCGGAGGGGTGTGGTGCGCTGAAGAAGACCTACGAGGCGCTGGGCGAGGACACCATGGCGGAAGCCATGGGGGTCGAAGCGGAGAAGTGGGAGACCAAAGCAAAGGAGGCGCAGCCTTCGCCGATGGACGACTCAGAGATCGATCAAGCGGTCTCTGACGGCAACTACCAGAAGCTCATCAACAACGCCACGAAGCTGAGCGCGGACCAGATCGACAACGTAAAGGACGCGCACGAGAAGCTGTTCGATGTGGGCGAGTACGAAAAGGCGTCTGATCTAGCTAAGGCGATCTCTGAGGTAGAGACCCAGCTGAAGGATGACTACGCCGCCACGCAGTGGGCGAAGAAGGCCCAGCAGCTCGGACCAGGATTCGCGCAGAACGAGTTGAGCAGCGCCATCGCTTCGGGGGACACCGAGGCGATCAAGAAAAACGCGGACTCGTTGGGGCTGGACGAGAAGTACCTCATCGCGAATGGAGCAGAGGAAGCGGCAGAAGCGGGCGAGTACGAGAAGGCGGCGAACCTTCTCACGGCTCTCGCGGAGGTTCAGGAGCAGAAGGGTGAGGAGAAGTCCGCGCAGAAGCTGAAGGCCAAGGCCAAGAACTTCCAGGCGCAGGCCGATCACGGGGAGGCGTTCTCCGAAGCGCTGGCGCAGGGCGACGCCGACTACATGGTGGCTAACGCCGAGAAGTTGTCGGCGCAACAGCGCGGCACCCTCGGGGAAGCTCTCACGAAGCTGGAGTCCGACCAGGATTGGGGCAACGCCGCGAAGATCGCCGAGGCCATTGCCGAGTCGTACAAGCACGAGGACTCCCCCGCGGCCCCGTTCTGGGAGAACGAATCGAAGAAGTACGCCAAGCTCGCGGGGAAGGAAGTCTCTTCGCCCGTGCCAGAGCCGTTCAACGCTGCGGGGAATCTGACGCCTATGGCTGTTAACGCAGCCTTGGACAAGGGGGACTTGGACTTCCTAGCTGCGCACGCCGGCAAGTTGCAGGACAAGTCAGGAGTGCTGGAGGCATACACCGACGCGCAGTCTTTTGGGGACTGGGGGAAAGCCGCCAAGATAGCTGGGGTCATGGTGGCGCACTATGAGTCCAAGCTCGCTGGAGAGGAGCTGCCCGAGTCGCTGGCGGACACGTACCAGGCGGTTTTGGGAAACTGGCAGGGCGAGCAGGCTTTCGCGGCGGAGAAGATGGGGAAGGAAGCTCCTCCATCGGCGAAGGCTGCTGCTGAAGCGCAGGGAGAGTCCGCCTACACCAAGTACGGCTACGTCAAGGCAGCCGTGGCGGACAAGGCTGCGCAGAACGGCGACTTCGACTTTCTGATGGAGAACGCCTCGAAGATGGGGAAGGCGTCTTTGGGGAAGGTGAGGGACGGGTTCGAGGTATCTCTGCACACAGGCAAGCCGGGCGATGCCGCCAAGTTCGCGGCGGTCATGGTGGCCCACTACCAGTTCAAGAAGAACGGCAAGAAGGCTACGTACTGGAAGGAGATCCAAGACGAGTACGCAGCGGAAGCGGGAGGCGCAGAGGCGGGCGAGGTTCCTTCCAACGCTGACGTCGACAAGCTGGCGGAGCAGTACTCGGCCGCGCACAAGGCCAACGACTTCGTACAGGCTGCAAACGTCGCCAAGAAGCTGTCGGGAGCCCTAGCGGCCAAGGGCGACGCGGCAGGAGCGGAGCTGTGGGGGAAGCTCTCGGACGATGTCGGCAAGAACGTGATCGCCTCGGCTGTTTCCCCTGACGCAGAGGAGTCGAAGAAGATCGGCGACGAGCTGTTCGATGCCTCTTTGTCCATCGGGAAGGTAACCGAACTGGCAGAGAAGGATCTGTCCGACTCTCAGGTGATGAAGCTGGAAGAGGTATTCCAGCAGGCTTTGGAGGACGAGGACCACGGGAAGGCGGCGCAGGTTGCGGAGGCGCTATCTAAGATCCACAAGGACAAGGGCAATGAAGCGACGGCGGAGAAGTGGGCCGAGTCTGCGGCTTACCACAAGGATCTAGCGGAGAAGAAGCCGGAGGATCCGTACAAGCCCAAGGCCGCCGAGCCGGCCCCCACTCTGGAGGAGATGGAAGCGAGCGGCGTTCTGGTTCTTCCGTGGAACGCCAAGCCTGCGAAGGGTAAGGAGCACCCGACCGCGGCACAAGCCGCTTCAGCGCAGGGCACCTTGGGCCTGGCGGTGGACGAGTTCGTGCATCCCGTGTCCAAGGAGGTGTGGAAGGTCGTGGGGATCATCGAGAATGAGTACATCGACCCCAACGACGGCATTGTCTACGACAAGAAGACCGGAAAGCCCATCAAGGGCAAGGGCAAGTTCAACATCGTGGAGACGGGGAAGTCTGTCGAAGGGGAGCCCGCAGAAGCCGCTCCTTCAGGCCCCACGGAAAACTTCCCCATGCCCGAGCCGGCCCCTCCGCCTGCCCCGCCTACGCCAGTTCCGTCTTCGGCTAAGGATGCTGTGGACGTCATCAAGGCGACGCCGCTACCGAAGGGTGTTCCGAGCCCCGAAGACCTCACGTTGGAGGGGAGCGCCAATCACCTTGGAGGCGCTGGAACGAAGTACACGTACACGGACAAGGACGGGAACAAGTGGCTTCACAAGCATGCCTACGCCAAGGGCAGCAGCAGTGCGGCAAAGCCCTACGCCATGATGGCGCAGCAAGTGTGGTCCCAGGTAGCACTTCGCGCGCGCGGGGAGCATCTACCCATTGCGGCGATGGAGGTATCAGGCCCTGGTGGCAAGAAGGCCCTCGGTACGTTGCAGCCGCTGGTGGAACGAGACGCCAAGCAGCCTGACCTTCGCGGGGTGGATCCAAAGACGCTGTCCGACGAGGACCGTTCGACCATCGCCAAGGAGCATGTGCTCGACTGGCTGATGAGTCAGCACGACAGCCACGCGGCCAACTTCATCCGTCGAGCTGAGGATGGGAAGATCTTCTCGGTCGACAAGGAGCAGGGCTTTCGCTTCTTCGGCTCGGACAAGCTGAGCATCGACTACGCGCCGAACTCCGATCTCTACGGCGAGAACCCGCCCTTCTACAACAAGGTTTGGAGCGGCTGGGTCAAGGGTGACTACGACATGGACCCGAAGGGACTTCAGGAGACGGTCGAAAAGATCGATGCCATCCCCGTGAAGGAATACATCGATATGATGAAGCCCTACGCGGAGACCATGTGGCCGGGGAAGCCGGACAAGCAGCTTGAGTTCTTGAAGGCCGCGCGGCGCCGCAAGCTCGACATCCGGAAGGACTTCGAGAGGTTCTTCACCGAGCTGTATCGGAAGAAGACCGGAGACGACGGCAATTTCACCTTCGACGCCGGATGGTCCGGAGACAAGCCGAGTGAAGAAGGACCCAAGGTCATCAAGCACACTGTCTCGGCCAAGGACTACATCAAGGTCTTTGCGTCCGAGCACGACACCACGATGAAGTGGGAGGAGTTCGACGACCCTCAGACAGGTAAGGACCCCTCCAAGCTCACGGTGAAGGTAGCCAACAGCGACACCAACGGGCAGAAGAAGCTGGAGAAGATGCTGGCGAAGACGGGGGTGTCCCCTCTGAACACTACGCCAGTCAAGGGCGGCTACTACACGATGCTCTTCGTGAACGCCGAGGAGTTCAACAACGCCACGGTGGACTACGAGGAGATCCAGCAGCCGGTCAAGCCGGGCGACATCGCTCCGACGCCCAAGACCCCCCGTTACTTCCCAGACGACTACGAGCACGCGGTGGCCTCTTCGAACACCGAAGAGATCAAGAACCTTCAGAACATCTCGACGGGACGTGGAGGGAAGCGCTACGAGTCGGATGGTACAGCGGTGGAGGGAAGTTCTCTGCGGGCACGCCGTTACGAGGACAAGAACGGATCGTACTTCGGTTTCCAGTTCAAGCTGCGCCCGGAGATCTGGGAAGCTCTGCGGGACTCGGGGACTGGCGAGCCCTCCACGCTAAAGTTCAAGCAGTCGGAGTACATCGAGGCAAAGGACGCCTACGTCGAAACGGGCTCGACCATCGACACCGCCAATGCTCGACGTTGGGCGGTGGGATCCTCGGACATCCATTTGGTTCCTGGCAGTGAGGATAACAAGTCCTCCGACAAGTACTCCTACGTGGGCATGGTTCAGGCGAAGGTTCGCCCCAAGCCAGGACAGTCACCTTACGATGCGCTGGCGGAGTTGTTGGAGGAGATGAAGCCTGGGTTGGCGAAGGACGTGCTTCGGACCGCGACGCCCGAGGAGAAGGAGATCTGGAAGCTCAGCCAACTCCTGTGGGCGCGGGCACCGCAGATGGCAGACAAGCTGGAGGAGAAGGATCGGACCGTCAAGAACCTTCGCAAGAAGCTGAAGTCCAAGGGTGTGTCTCAGGAAGAGATCGAAAACACTGAGCTGCGTGAGGTGCTTCCGGGGTTTTCGACACATGTGGAGAAGGGTCGCTGGAAGAAGCTGCGCGAGAAGGGCGCACGTTTCGTTTTCCACGGCGCCGACCTGGGGTCGATCGTTTCCATCGTCCAGCGCGGGGCGCTGGGCATCAATGAGCGCAACGCGGCCGGCGTTCCCAAGACTGGCGTATCGTACAGCCAGGACGTGAAGACGGGTTCAGGCGATGGCGTGTTGGGTTACGTGGCGCACTCGGCCCAAGGCGGGAAGAGCCCTGGGTCCTACAGCTTCAGTAAGCAGGTTCAGGTCATCTTCGACCCGCGCGAGCTGGAACGCCTCGACGCCTACATGCATTACGGCGATTGCTACGGCACTTGCACGCCTTACAACAACGGCACGAAGTCGGGGTCGGTGTGGAACAAGAGGCAGTCTTTGGAGAAGCGTGTAGAGGGGCTGGCTAGCCAGGGCAGCTCGCACGAGATCTCGTTCCGCCGAGGCATCTCTCCCACAAGCATCCTTCGGCTCAACGTAGCGAACGAGACGACGCGGAAGAAGGTCATCAAAGACCTTCGAGCTGCAGGCATCGAGGAAGTGAACGGGCTGCCGGTGGAAGATCTCGTCGTCGTGGGCGGCTCCAACGAGGAGATCTACAAGAAGTACGTCGAGCCCATGATGACGGAGAGGCGAAATGCAGCCTAAGTTCAGGTTCCGGGACGTCTACGTGGTTACCGCTCCTCCGGGGGACTACAACGGCATCGACATCGCCGTTGGGGTGCGGGTGGTGGAGGGCCACGTCAACCCCGGTACTAAGCAGAAGGAGAGGTCCATCGAGTGGCTAGCTGCGGACGGCAGCTTCCAGGGGGGCCACACTCTTTTCGGGGACGTGGTCAAGGCGGAGAACGACATCACCGAGGTGCAGGACACCAGCATCGAGGAAGGCGAAGTCTTTCGCTTCGAGCCTTTGACTATGAGCCTGTGGAAGAAGCTGCTAGATGGAGGGTTCATCCGAGCTTCGGATTCCCTGGCAGCTATTACGGATATAGGCATTCTGAAGAATGCGCTCATTCAAGACGTGTTGGAAGAGTGGTGGGTCGAAGAGCCCGAGGACGTCTGGTGATCGACAGATCTTCTTTCCCTTGACAATCGATCTCCTTGTTGCTAGGCTGGTGCCTAGATGGAGGACGACCCCCTTGGCGATCGACCCCATCAGGTAGAGCTGCATGGAGAAGTGAGGCGTATGATTCGGACTTCGACGAAGAAGGTCGCTGTCCCTCTCGGCAAGGGGCTCTTTCGAGAGACCACCATCGAGATGGAGCAGCACTACCACGACAACACGAAGAAGCTCGTCAAGACGGAGGAGAAGAGCCGGACTGAGGGGAGGCTCCTTCGGGCGGCCGAGCAGAAAGAGAAGGCTTCCGTCCAGCTGATGGATGCCGACACCTTCGAGGTTCTTTCGTTGGTGGAGGCTACAGAGTCGCAGGCGGTTTCGGTTCAGGAGCAGCCGGCGGAAGAGCCGGCAGAGGAGCAACCCAAGGTTGCTTCACCTGCTCAGGAACCTTCGGCGGCTCAAGCCGCGGACGTAGGGAAAAGTGAAGAGGACGACATGGCAAAGGCAGTAGCAAAGAAGGGCGCGGCCAAAGCGAAGGCTGCGGCCAAGAAGAAGACCACAACCAAGGCCAAGGCGGCGCCGAAGAAGAAGGCGGCGCCGAAGAAGAAGGCGGCGCCGAAGAAGAAGGCGGCTTCGAAGAGCAACGGCAAGAAGGCCGCTCCGAAGAGCAACGGCGCTCCGAAGACCGCTCCTGCTAGCGGGCAGAGCGGACCGCCCATCGACATGAGCGAGAAGGCGCTCAACGCCAAGGAGCTGAAGATCTTGAGTGCTCTCTGCAACGGGCAGGGCACCATGACGATCAAGGAGCTGGCGTCGGCGTGCTTCAAGGGCAAAGCCAAGGCGCAGGCAAACAGCTGGGTGCGGAACTCGCTCCGGAGGCCGGCCCGAGCTGGGCTCATCGAGCAGGTCGAGCGCGGGACCTACAAGGCCACCGCGAAGGGCAAGAAGCACGCAGCTGACGCCAAGAAGTGACCCAGTACGAGGTAGTCCGCGACGCTGAGCGCCTAGGCCCCATCGCGAACGAGGTCGACAGCGCTCAGGTCGTAGGGCTAGACATCGAGACGACGCACCTGTCGCCTCTCCATGGCGATATTCGACTGGTACAGCTGAACACCGGTCAAGGTACGTATGTCGTTGACCTCTTTGAGACCGGAACACTTGGACCGGTAGCGGATGCTCTGGGGTCCCAGTCGTCCGTCAAGGTGGTCCAGAACGCGAAGTTCGAGCAGAAGTGGTTCCTTCACAAGCACGACGTGGAGCTGTGGCCGCTGTTCGACACGTTTCGCGCTAGCGCCCTCATTCACAACGGCAAGCACCTGGGGCACAACCTGTATGATCTCTACAACCGAGAGCTGCAGGTTGCGCCCGGTGTTGACGATCAGGGCGGGTCGGACTGGACCGGCTCCCTGACGCAGAAGCAGCTCGACTACGCTGCGGAGGACGTCACGTACCTCCACCCGCTGCGCGACAGCTTGAAGCCGCAGCTCGCGAAGGCGGGGTTGAACAAGATCGCCCTGCTGGAGTTCGGGGCCATCCTTCCCGAGTCCCGCATCGAGCTGAACGGTTTTCGCGTAGACAAGGATCGATGGGTAGCTCTCGCGCGCAAGAACGAGGAGCGTGTCAAGGAGCTGCGGTTGAAGCTCGACCGCATGCTGCCCCACCCCAAGGGGCTCTTGTTTCTTCCGGGTATCGAGGTGGGGTTCAACCTCAACTCCCCGATGCAGGTGAAGGAGTCCTTCAAGAAGCTGGGTATCGACCTTCCGGACACTCGTGAGGATACGATGGCGATGATCGCCACCAAGCACGAGGCGATCCCTCTATTCATGGAGTACCGCAAGGTCGCCAAGCTGCTGAGTGCCTTCGGTGCGGATTACCTGAAGCATCTCGACCCCGAGACGGACCGGGTGCACACCGACTTCTGGCCGCTGACGGGGGCTGGACGGTATGCCTCGCGAGCGCCGAACCTCCAGCAGATTCCTCGGGTGTTCGAGTACCGGGACTGCTTCCGACCTGGGGATGGGAAGATCATCATCGTCTGTGACTACGGGCAAATCGAGCTGCGCATCGCGGCGCAGATCACCGGAGATCCGACGCTGCGCGGTATCTACCTGAAGGGTGAGGACGCGCATCGGCGCACCGCGAGCATCGTCTCGGGCGTGCCCATAGACAAGGTGACCAAGGCGCAGCGCCAGGCCGCGAAGCCCGTGAACTTCGGGCTCATCTACGGACTCGGTGCTGAGAGGTTGGTCGTCTACTCGATGTCGAACTACGGTGTGGCGATCACGCTTCGGCAGGCGAAGCAGTTCATCAAGCGGTACTTCGACGGCTACCCACGCATTCGGTCTTGGCAGGACCGAGCACTGCGCGACGGCGAGCGTACCGCTACGGCTCGCACTCTATGGGGGCGCAGGCGTTTTTTGGATCCTAAAAAGGCCCGCAATGAATTTCTAAACACCCCGATCCAAGGGACTGGGGCAGATGGCCTGAAGCGCGCGTTGCGCAACGTCTACTTCGGTCTGAAGCAGTTCGAGGGCAGGGCGAAGATGATCCACATGGTGCACGACGAGATCGTAGTCGAGTGTGACGACGACCCCGAGCTGGTTCCGCAGGTCAAGCAGACCATCGAGCAATGCATGGTGGATGGCATCCAGCCAATGCTTCCTGACGTGCCGGTGGTAGCCGAAGCAGATATTGGAAGATCGTGGGCAGCGCATTAAAGATCGGGGACAGGGTGGTCTGGCGCTCCGCTTCGTGGGGGCGTTGGGCGGAGAAGGTCGGCGTGGTGGTCTACGTGGGGCCTTCGGCTGACACCCCCGAGCAGCTTCCCGAGAATCCTGACTACTGGTTGAGCGAAGCTGTGCGTGATGACGTGCGCAATCGAGAGCCCTCCTACTGGGAGCTGTGTCGTCAGTACCCCTCCCCCGGACGGGAGGGAGGCTACTGTCTGCCTGCAGGGGCCGACCGCCCCCAGTGGACCAAGCGGTCCCGCTACAAGTTCGAGCGGTGCCACAACGGCATCATCGTGTCGGTGTACGAGCGCCGGCAGCTTCCTCACGGGGCCGTTCGGATCATTCCTCGCCGGCCGCTTTTCTACTCGCCTACCTTGGAGCCTTCCAAGAAGGACACCGGTCCGGTGCTGTGGTGCGACGGGGACCCCAGGCCCACGTTCGAGGTGCCATGAAGGCGCGCTGGAAGTTCCTGGCGGTGGCGGTCGCTGCCGCCTTGGTGGGGGTCCTGACGTCCTCGGGCACGCAGCACGAGGCCCCAGAGGCCCCGCCCGCTACGGCCCTTCAGACGGCCTCTGAGGCGCCGGAAGACGCTGGGGTCCCTGAGGTCGCTCCCGCCCCCAAAGAGCACGGAGAGGTGATCCTAGGGGCCTACACGACCTACTACAAGGATGGGCTCGACGACGGGCGCGTCCACAACATCACGAAGCTGGCGCTGGCGCTCAACTTCGTCGTAGCCCCCGGCGAGGTGTGGAGCTTCAACGAGGCTTTGGGGCCGCGGACCAAGGAGCGCGGATACCTGCCTGCACCAACCATCGTGCTCGGGGAGATGACGGAGAGCTACGGCGGCGGCACCTGCCAGGTCAGCTCGACGCTGTTCGTGGCGGCGCTGCGTGCTGGGCTGGAGGTGGTCGAGCGTAGACCCCACTCACGCCCGTCGAGCTACATCCCGAAGGGGATGGACGCCACGGTGAGCTACCCCGAGGAGTGCTGGGTGGAGAAGCCGGACATTCGCATCTGCCCTGACCTGAAGATCAAGAACCCCTACGACTCCCCGATAGCCATCAAGGGGCTCGGAGGCGTGGAGGGTCCAGACGGCGGACGAGTGCCCGAGGGGAAGGGCGCGCTGGAGGTGGTCATCATGGGGGAGGGCGAGCCCCCGAAGGTCACGATGAAGTGGCGCTCGTGGAAGACCACTGACCCGGAGAAGCGATTCCGCAAGGTGCTGCACAAGGGGGCGAACAGCTGCCAGAAGCAGAAGCCGGCCCTCGGCGTGGAAGGCGTGCTCGTCGTGAAGATCAACGGCGAGGAGAAGAGGTTCATCAGTCGGTACAAGCCGGTGGACGAGATCTGGTACGTCCCGACCGACTGGGAAGAAGAGACAGAAGACGATCCGTATCCGGAGGAGCCATGAAGTTCTCAGAGTTGAATCTGCTCTCCGTGGGCAACACCATCCAGCTCGTGGGCGCCATTTGGCGCGGGGAGGGGAAGGTGCTGTTGTGCTTCTTCCCCGAGGACGACGCCGAGCTGTATGTCGGGACTACCGAGTTCGGGAAGGGGGAGCCGATCTTGTTTGATGGTCCTGAGCTTCCGGACGAGGTTGAGACGTTGGCCATGTCGTTGGAGGAGTGGCAGAAGTTCGTCCGGCAGACCGACGTCATGGAGACTGAGGTGCTGGCGCAAGCGAAGGACGGGAAGCTGTCGAAGATCATCTTGCGTAAGAGCGCTCGGCAGATCTCGCAGGGCGTCTCGTGGAAGGTCTTCAAGCGGGACCGCTACGCCTGCCGTTACTGCGGGAAGGACGACGTCCCGCTGACTGTAGACCACCTTGTTCTCTGGGAACTGGGAGGTCCATCGACGGAGGACAACCTTCTGGCGTCGTGCCGCAAGTGCAATAAGAAGCGCGGCAACCTCCCTTACGACGAGTGGCTGAAGCACCCTTACTACAAGAAGGTGTCGGCCAACCTTTCTGATCTCAACCGTTCCATCAACGCGGCCATCGCCGAACGGTTGGACAAGGTGGAGAGAGTCCACCACAAGCACACGAAGCGGTAGGACACTCCAGGGCTGTGGAGTCGGCGGCGCGCGAGGGAAAACTCCCGTAACTCCTGACTATCCGCTGCTCTGTGGTAGACTGACTTCGTGGCGAAGAAGGGCAAGAAGCGTCGATCCCCGGCGTTCACGAGCAAGCGTCCTGTAGGCAGGGAGCGGGGCTTCCAGAAGTTGCGGGCTCTCAAGTGCTTCGACGAGGTCCACCGGCGGATTCTCGAAGGTTGGGGGATGCCGGCCCTGGCGCAGTACATCCAGGAGGAGTGCGACGAGTACACGGAGGTTTCGGCGCAGGGTTTGATCTCCGTATTGCGGCGCTACCGCGACACCATTCCTCCGGCCCAGCTCATTCAGAAGCGCATCCCTTCGAAGTTTGCCAGTGCGCAGGAGCAGGTGGACGAAGGACTCGACGAGCTGCAGGAGCTGTGGAACCTGTACCAGCTCCAGATGGAGCGTTTGGGCATCGAGTTGCAGAACGAGCGCACCATCAAGAAGCTCTTCCCGTCGATGACGCAGGAGATTCGGACGACCCGAGAGATCTTGAGCACCATCGCTGAGTTGAAGATGGACCTCGGGCTCAACAATCGGCAGATCGGAACGGTCGACATCGACGCGCACATCACGGCGCATGTAGCCGAGCGTTTCTCCAATCCGAGGGTGGCGCAGGTTCTTGCCAGCCCTGAGAAGCGCCGGAAGCTGTTGGGGATTGCCAAGCAGCTTGCCAAGAAGGCCGATGCGCCGGTGGTCATCGACGCGGAAGCGGAGACGGTGGAGGCCAAGGAGGCTCCGCCCGAGTCCGGTCCCGGTTCGCCTGAGCCCCCATCCGAGCTGCAGGAGACGGGCTCGTGATCGTCGACCAGGACGGCCGGTCCCTCAGCAAACGAACGGCCGAAGAGGACGAGGATACGCTACGCAAGGAGCTGGCAGGGCTGTCTCCTGACGAGCGCGAGGCTCTGATGCTCATGCTCGCCGAGTTGGAGGAAGAGCCCGAAGAAGGCGAGAAGCAGCTCATCCAGCTCGTCAGTGAGGCCGAGTGGAAGAGGGTCCCGGTCGACATCGAGACGTTCGTCAAAGACGAGTACTACCTCGGCAACACCTGTGCGGTGCTCTATCCGCAGCTTCTGGAGGACATGAAGGAGCTGTTTGAGGGGGGCGAGTACCAGGAAGCGGTGCTCACCGGCAGCATCGGTTACGGCAAGTGCGTGGACCCGGACACGGAGATCTTCGACCCTGCCCGCGGCCGACGCCGAGCTGGTGACCTCGGAGAGGATTGGTCCGTGGTGTCGATGGATCAGGACACCGGGAAGCTGTGCGTGTCGTCTGCGTCAGCTTTCGCTTCCGGGACCAAGGAATGCATCCAGCTTCGGCTCGCCGGAGGGCAACGCATCGATCTCAGTTACGACCACCCGGTGTTCACTGCTCGTGGTTGGGTTCCAGCCGCGAAACTTCGGTTGGACGACCTCGTGGCGACGCCGCGCCGGTTGCCGGGGCCAACCACGCCCCTTGAGATCTCTGACGACGAGGTAAAGCTCGTGGCGTACCTTGCTGGGGATGGCGGCTGTACCGGGAACACCACCTTCACGAACATGGATCCGGGCGTCCTCCAGGAGTTCTCCGAAGTCGCTCTGGTGTGCGCTGACACTTCTCAGTACGATCGTTTTCACCGGCACATCGAGCCCGAGGTGACGGTTGCGGAAGGCGCGAATAGTGGGCAGGCGACGACGCTTCAGGTGAAGGGTATTCGACACCTCGTGAAGCGCCACGGGATGGATTCTCGCGCCAAGGAGAAACGCGTCCCCGCAGAGTTCTACCTACTGCCCGATCGTCAGGTGGCGCTCTTCTTGAACCGTTTCTGGGCCTGTGATGGGTCCATTGGTGTGCAGGGTCCCTGGACCGTCGAGACGACGTTGGCGTCGGAGGGTTTGGTAGACGACCTTCGGTTCTTGCTGCTCCGGTTGGGGGTGCTTTCTCGGAAGTGCTTCAACCCGAAGAAGATCGAGAAGAAGAAGTACGACGCGTGGACCCTTTCGATCAGCGGCGCTGACAACGTGCGTGCTTTCCTCGAAGCGGTCGGTCCTGTCTTCTCGAAGGAAGAGGCGTGTGCTGTTGCCATGGACCGGGCGGTGAGCACCAAGTCGAACACCAACGTCGACATCGTGCCGGTGGGTATTGAAGAACTTCGGGAGATCCGAGGAGAGTTGGGGGCTCAAGGCGCGCGACTCACCCAAGACTTTGGTTGTCCCGCAGGGCAGCGTCTCAGTCGTGAGAGGTTTCGTCGCTTGGTGCAGGAGCGCGACTACAGCGGCAAGTACGCGTGGTTGGCCGACACGGACATCTTGTGGGAGCGGGTGCGGGAGCTGAAGCAGCTTGAGGCGCGGCCCGTGGTGGACTTGTCGGTTCCTGGCGACACCAACTTCGTAGCCAACGGCATCGTGATCCACAACACCTTCTTCGCGTCGATTGGGATCTGCCGCATCCTTTACGAGCTGTCGTGCATGAACGACCCGCATCGGTCTCTCGGACTCGCACCGGACACCGACATTTCGATCGTGTGCTTGAGCGTCAACGAGGCTTTGGCCATGAAGGTCGCGTTCGACAACGTGGCCACCAAGCTGAAGGCTAGCCCGTACTTCGAGGAGCACTTCCCCTTCAAGAGCACGAAGAAGGAGTTCCGCTTCCCGCACAATGTGTGGTTGGCCGCGAGGGCGACCACGGATTCCTCCGCCTTGGGTCTCAACGTGATCGGATCTTTGCTCGATGAGACCAACTTCATGGACCGCGGTCGCAAGGTAGACCCGCGCCACGGCGCCGTCGACCACGCGGAGATGCTTTACACCGGTATCATGCGTCGTATGAAGTCCCGTTTCGGCCGCAGCGGGAAGCTGCCCGGAATGATCTTCTTGGTCTCGTCGAAGAAGACCCGAGACGATTTCACGGCCCGGCGCATCCGGGAGTCCCGCAACGACCCTCACGTGTTCGTCCGAGACTACGCGCTATGGGACGTCAAGCCTTCGGCGTACTACAGCAGCAAGAAGTTCTTTGTCATCTGCGGCAACGAGCAGACCCCTTCGCGCATTCTTCAGAAGGACGAGGAGCAGCAGGTCAAGAGCCAACTACCCGACGACGTGACGCTCATCGAAGTCCCCGAGGACTTCCGGTTCGACTTCGAACACGATCTGGAAGGTTGCTTGACTGGAGACACTCTTATTCCGTTGTTGGATGGAACGGAGGCACGGATCGAAGACTTGGTAGGTCGGGAGGAGTTCTGGACGTACTCCTACACCCCGGACGGACGGTTTTGTCCGGGTAGAGGTAGCGATGCTAGGTTGACCAGGAAGAACGCGAAATTGGTTCAGGTGACCTTGGACAACGGCGAGGTCGTCCGTTGTACATCCAACCACCCGTTCATGCTTCGTTCCGGGGAGTACAAGGAGGCCGGAGAACTACAGCCTGACGACTCTTTGATGCCTTTGTACTGGCGCAGGGACAGGTATGGCTATGAGCTGATCAAGTCAAATGCGGGTGGTAAGTGGATCCATACGCATCGGTTGGTAGCCAGGGAGGCGTTGAACGAGGGGGGAGCACTGAGCAGCGCTCTGGTTGTCCATCATCGCAATTTCGACCGCCTGGACAACTCTCCGTGGAATTTGGAGGTGATGACGGAAGCTGAGCACGCCGAGTTGCATCGGAGGTACTTGCATGAGGGGATGCTCTCTGAAGAGTCGAAAGCGCGGGCGCGTGCAGGGCGGAAGGCTCGGCGTGAGGCGAATCCGGAAGAAGCACGGGCGAAGTCGTTGGCGGCGTTGAAGAAGGCTAGTGAGGTCTACAACAGCGACGCCTACGATCATTCGGAGGTAGCTAGGAAGGTCGGGAAGACGTATGGGTGGGGGGCCGAAAATCCGTCTGCGGCGATTGTGGAGGCGCGTAGCCGGAATGGAACCAAGAACATCACGAGGTTGAACAAGTCAGATCAGAACCCGGCACGTAAACCCGCCAACAGGGCCGCGTCGGCGGCACGTCTGGCAGAGGCGGTTCGATCAGATCCTAGAATGCGTGTAGGCCGTATCAAAGGATTGCACACACGTTGGCACACCGGACCGTTTGAGACTTGCCCTCGTTGTCAGGAGTCCCTCCGGGCGGATGGTAACAACCACAAGGTGGTCAGTGTGGAACCAGCCGGTCGGGCTGACGTGTACGACATCACTGTTGAAGGAGTACACAACTTTGCGTTGTCGGCAGGGGTGGTGGTCCACAATTCCATTCGGGACATTGCGGGCGTGGCCACTGTGGCCATCAGCCCGTTCATCCAGCGTCGCGAGAAGCTGGTCTTCAACGCCGAGCGCCGCCACCCCTTCAGTGTTGAGATCTACGACCCCTCGCGACCGGGAACCTTCTTGTGGGATCTGATGGTCCGCAAGATGCAGATGAAGGACTTCTCCGGTCATGTGCACGAGGCTCTGAAGCCGATCGTGAACCCGAAGGCCCCCCGGCACATCCACATCGACCCTGCATACCGGAAGGACGCGGTAGGTATTTGCATGTCGCACATCTCGGGGTGGACGGACGTTGTGCGGCGAGCTGAGGACGGCTCTGTTTTCCAGGAGCGCCAGCCACGGTTCTTCGTCGATCTCATTTTGCAGGTCGTTCCTCCGGTGGGGGACGAGATCGTCCTGGGAGATCTGAGGCGTCTGGTCTACTCCCTGAGCGACCATGGCTACATGATCACCTTGGTTACGATGGACACCTGGCAGTCCGTCGATTCGTTGCAGCAGCTCAAACAGAAGGGGTACGCCGCGGAGCACCTGTCGGTGGACACCAAGATGGACCCTTACGAGCATCTGAAGTCCGCTTTCTACGAGGATCGGGTCGACCTCTACAACTACCCCAGGCTATTCAAGGAGCTGCGGGAGCTGGAGAAAGACGAGAAGAAGAAGAAAGTCGATCACCCACCTCGTGGCAGCAAAGATATTGCAGATGCTTTGGCCGGTTGCTTGTACACTCTGGCCAAGCATCAGGCGACGCAGCCCCTTCCGATCTTATCGGGGCTGTCGTATTCTCCCGATGCTTGGATGGAGGAACAGCTACATGCCGCCGCAGCGCACCAGCGAGGATCCCAGGGAGCGCCGGGAAACCGGTTCTACCCCGAGAACCCCCAAGCTGGTGCAGGGGGCGGTTACCCGCTCCAGGTACTGCCTCCGGTGTTGGGGGGTGGACCGAACGGTTCGCCGGGCGGAGGCGGCCCTGATTGGGGCGGCGGCTGGAACCCTTCATCTCTGTAGTCGTAGACCGGAGGGTCGTGTAGGGAGGTAAGGATGTCCAAACCGCTCAACAAGCTGATCGAGGATTTGAGAATCCTCATGCTCGAACCCCCGTGGTCTCACTTCGTGAAGCTGCTTCGCATGGTCGACTCGATGGACGAGTCGCCGGAGCTGGAGCGGCTGACAAACGACGAGCTGCGTTCCTTCAAGGGGTTCCGCATCACGTTGCATCGCGCCGCCACCATGGAGCCCGAGACGATGCTCAAGCACGTCGCTGCGCATTGGCTCGGGACGGTGGAACAGGCCGTTCGGAAGCTCCCCATCGGGTCGGAGGCCGTCAAGGTCATGGACGACATGATGGGTTACTCGGGCGGCGGCGTGACGCACGGGATGTTGACGTGAGGCATACACGGCGCAAGCGGCTCGTTGAGCGGGTGCTTCGGGAAGGGCCGATCAGCACCGGAGTCGTGCTGACTACTCCGGACGCCATGTCCCAGCGCGAAGCTCTTGCTGCTGCGGAGGGGGTCAAGCTGAACGGCGTCCTGCGGGACATGGGCACGCTGGCAGGTCGAGCGTTGGCCGATGAGCTGGAGGTCGAGCAACTGCGCCCCGCAGACTACTCGGAGTGGCACGAGCTGAGCGTCAGGGTTCGTGAACGTCTAGTGCAGCGCCTCGCCCGCGGGTGTAGAGAGTTCGACGAGGCCCTAGCCATGGCTCTACGGGGGCGTGGCTAGCGGCGGGACGTTAGCGCATTCAAGGGGACGCCGTGGGATTCTTCTCCAACATAGCCAACAGGATCAGATCAGCCTGGACCAAAGACAAGGAACAGGTTGCGATCCAACTCGCCAAGGGAGCCACGGCCGCAGGCTACCCGGCGACGGGCTACGACATTCTTCAGGCTTACGGCTATGAGGTCGTGGCCGACTACCTTCGGCTGGAGCAAGACCTGCTCGCGAGGTACGTCGACTACGAGGAGATGGACGACTACCCGGAGATCAGCGCGGCCATCGACATCTTCGCGGACGACGCGACTCAGCCGGACACGCAGCTCAACCGAACGGTGTGGGTGACCTCTCCCAACCAGAACATTCAGACGACGCTGGACGACATGCTCAACAAGCGTCTGAGGATCGACGAGGAGATTTGGGAGATCGCTAGGACCATCGTCAAGTACGGCAACGACTTCGAGGAGCTGTTGGTCACGGGCGAGGGCGTGGTCGGTTTGAACTACCTTCCGCCTCCTACCGTGCGGCGCATCGAAGGCCCTCGCGGCGAGCTGTACGGCTTCATCCAGGACTTCGAGGGCCGCTTCGGCTGGTCCCCCGAGGACTTCAAGACGATCCTTGCCAAGCGCACGGCCGCTATCCAGGCGAGCCAGTTCCAGGGCGCCATTGACGCCGCATCCATGCCGGCTGTGGCGGCGTTGGAGGACTGGGAGGTGGTGCACTTCCGCCTGCGCGGCAAGCACCGCCGGAGCATCTACGGCTACTCGGTACTGGAAGCGGCCCGATGGATCTGGAAGCGGCTCATGCTTCTGGAGGACTCGGCACTCATCTACCGCCTGCAGCGGGCGCCTGAGCGCTACGCTTTTTACGTGGACGTGGGCAATCTTCCGGCTCCTGAAGCCTTGGCTTACGTCAACCGCGTTCGGCAGCAGTACCGAAAGAGGAAGTACGTCAACCCGTCCACGAACAAGCTCGACCTGCGGTACGACGCGCTGTCTCCGGACGAGGACTTCTTCTTGCCTACGAGGCAGGGGCAGGAAGGAACGAGGATCGATGTCATCAGCTCGCCCCAGTGGCAGCACATGGACGACATCGAGTATTTCCAGAACAAGCTGTTCTCTTCGATCAAGATCCCGAAGGCGTACTTGGCTCAGGACGACAACACGGCTCGGTCTGTGCTGTCTTCGGAGGACGTTCGGTTCGCCCGTACCGTGATGCGCATCCAGCGCGAACTTCGCAACGGGATGCGGAAGATGTGCCGCGTTCACTTGGCGGCCATCGGCGTCGACCCGCATCAGCAAGAGTACGAGGTGAACATGACTGTTCCCTCGTCGATCTTCGAGCTAGCGCAGTTGGAAGTTCGGAATGCTCGCGCCGACCTAGCTTCTCGGATGCGGGAGTTCATGTCGTTGTACTGGGTCTACAAGAATGTGTTCGACCTAAGCGACGAGGAGATCAAAGCCATCGAGGCTCAGCGGGAAAGCGATCAGGAGAACGAGGCGGTGTGGGGAGCCCGTGCCGAGATGGCAGCTCAGAAGGAACAGGGGGGCGCCGAGGGCGAAGGCGAGGGCGGAGGTGGGGGAGCCCCCCCAGGGATGTTTGCGGGGTCCGAGCCCCCGACTGGCGCCGAGATGAAGCTCATTCGCGACTCTCGCCAGCTCGCCCGACGTTTGAACGGGGGCCGACGCTCGTCTCTTCTGAGCCCTGTTCGACGAGGATCCGAAAGGGAACTGATGGCGGGCAGGAACACCGAGGCGGAGAAGAGGGCGGCGGACAAGTTGGAGCGTCTTCTTCGCAACGACGTGGCCCTGAAAAGGTCTTTGAACGAATTGGGGTCGTTGGTGCGTGATCTCGCTCGATCCCCAAGGCGTTAGTAGGGATCCGTCTTATTGACATGGTTCAGATGGTGCAGGTAGGGTTGGGAGGCATTGAGCCCATGAATCGCTATATCCCCCTCGAAGAGATCAAGAAGCTGACGGCAGGCAGCTACGAGCATGTCATCGCCGTTGTCGAGAAGGTCGTACAGGAGAACTCAGAGGGGATCTTCGGGAAGGCGATCGGAGTTCGGTTGCTAGGAACCTTTCCTGGGTTCGCCATTGCTCTTTCTGAGGAAGGGAGTTTGGCGAGGATCCAGTTCGAGCGATCTGACGACGGCTCCGTTCGTATCTCGAAGCACGAGGAGCTGGAGCTTCCGAGCTTCGAGAAAGATCGTCTGGAGGACTACGCTCGAAGTCAAGTGCGCCAGGCAGTGGAGGCTTGGCACGCCGGGCGCGTGGAAGAGGCTCGTCAGATTCTAGCCGCGGTGTCGCCTTACATCGGGGAGAAGCTGCCCCGGTCTCAGGACGAGGACGTGGTGGAGTCGTTGGTGTCAGCTTTCCAGGCCGAGCGGCCATGGAAGCAGATGTTCAAGGAGAGATCCGAGAACTTCCGCAAGGCGCTGGCGGCTGAGGAGCTGACGCGGTTGGACGAGTCGCGAATGGAAAAGAAGTTCGCGGCGCTGTACAACGGCACGATCTCGGAGGACCGAATGGCTCGGTACGACGAGGTTGTGAGATCAGACCTCGCTTACCTCACGGCCCGAGTAGAGTCGCTAAGAGATCTTGCTTCGTCCAGTTACGAGGCCCTAAGATCTGTGATAAGGTCCGAGGACTTGGCGGAGGCCGCGGTCTCCACCTTGGCCTTGTTCGCCGAAGATCTTGTTTCCGATCTCCGAAGACTTCACACCGTGATCACTGAGTCAGCGAGAAAGCTAACCAGGACCGATTGCCTCGGCAAACTGTACGACGTCGTAGCCGAGGGGATGTACGAATACGAGATCGCCGGCCGTTTCGTTTCGGCCATGTCGACGAGACTTTGCGAAGCCAGCACCTAGGAGAACGAAGATGGCACTCAGGCACCCTGTTGTGATCACCCCGCTGGAAGAAGATCTGAAGAGGATCGGTCTCCTACGGGAGCAAGACGATGAAGAGCCCGCCCCCGAGCCCGATCCCGAGGGCGGCTACGCCGAGATGGGCGACGAGACTCCGGAAGACGAGCCGGACAAGCCCATGGGTGAGCAGGCTGATGACGAAGAGCCTGCGCCTGAGCCTGACCCCGAGGGCGGCTATGCCACCGAGGAAGAGGGAGAGGACGACGAGGACGACGAGGACGCCGCCGTGGAGGCCATCGGCACGTTGGCGGGCCACTTCCTCGCGCAGCATCAGGCGATCGGCCCGAAGCCTGCCGGCGCCGTGGCTGAGGGCAAGCCCGCGCAGCGCGGTCGCCCCCTGCACGAGTCCAAGGCGCAGAGGGTGCAGCGTCTCGCGACGGGCAACCTGTTCGGTGGTTCTCCGAAGCGCGCTCCCGAGCCCACCAATCGGGTGACGGCTCTGCTGGAGGAAGTTTCCGACATCGTCGGTGACATCCACCGCTCTCGCAAGGAGGAGCAGATCAAGGGCTTCGCGAACATCGCCGTGATTGCCGACACGCTGGCCTCGCGGTTCAGTGATTGGGGCATGGCGCTGAGCGAGGGCAACCTCTACCGCGTCGGCGCCATGATGAAGAAGCTCTCCGAGCAGTCGGCCGACATGGCCGTCAAGCTCGACACTCCTCCGGGTGAAGAAGACCCCGAGATGGAGATGGACGAGCCTCCGATGGACGACGAGCCCGAAGATGCCGCCGCCATGGAGCAGGAAGGTGGCGACGACGCGAAGGTCGATGAGCTGTTCAAGAAGTTCATGGCCAAGCTGCTCGACGCGCTGCAGCTCTACAACGACGTGACCGGCAAGTCCGAGAGCGACGAAGAGCTTCCTGGCGACGACAAGGAAGACAGCGTGGACGACGCCGACATGGACGACGACGATGACGCGGCCGAGAACGACCCCGAGATCGACGACGCCGACATGGGCGAGATGGACGACGAGCCCGCGCTCGACGACGAGCCCGACGACCCCGACATGGAGTCCGGCGAGATCCCTCCGGGCATCAAGACCTCCGAGACCGACCCTGAGGGGGACGATGACGAGGACGAAGAACCCATGGGCGAGCAGGAAGGCGATGACGAGGAAGGCGATGACGAGGGAGGCGACGAGAAGGACCCTCCCTACGGCGTGGGTGCCGAGGAGTCAGCCATTTCCGAGGCCCGCAAGCGCCTGACGGCGATGAAGAAGAAGCTCACGGCCAAGAAGAAGGGCAAAGGCAAGAAGGTCCTGAAGGGTGGCAAGGGCAAGCTGCAGGACGGACTCCCTTTCGTGCACACGACGAAGGGCAAGCCGGGGGCGAAGAAGAAGAGGAAGTAGATGAAGCCTGGCGTGCTCGCCGGACTGCGTACCGGTCGGGCCGCCTGGAGCTGATAGGCTTCGAGAAGGACGTCAAAGATCCGCCGAACAAGAGGAAGCACCGACTGACCAAGGGACTGAGGAACCGCTCCGCGATTTGGGCCACCCCTTTCCGGAGCAACTTTCGCTGGCGAGTTCACTGATGCGCATCGAGCTGACAGAAGAAGCACAACCCGGACCGGGCCAGACGTGGCTGGTGGACTCCCTTCCCATCGCTCTCCAATTGGTGGAAGATGGCACGGACGGCGGCCGAGTCGTCGTCCGTGGGGAGTTTGCCAGGTCGGGTCAGGCGACCGAGAACAAGCGCATCTACCCCGAGTCGTTGTGGGAGAGGGAGGTTCGACGTCTCGCTCCCATGATGACGGAGAAGAAGCTCTTCGGTGAGTTGGACCACCCCAACGACGGGCGGACCCAACTCACTCGGGTGTCTCACATCGTTACCGGGATGTCGATCACCGACTCCGGGCACGTGATGGGGGAGGCTGAGGTTCTTGACACTGCGCGTGGCAAGGATCTCAAAGCGATGCTGAAGGCTGGCTGCAAGGTCGGTGTCAGCTCTCGGGGCTACGGATCCACGCGCACCAACGACAAGGGCGAGGAAGTGGTCCAGGAAGACTACAACCTCGTGACTTTCGATTTCGTTGCCGAACCGGCAGACAGCACTGCGTACCCTGACGTATTCAGCGAGGACAAGGAGACGGGCATGGGCACTCAAGCTCAGAGGGAAGACGACCAGGCCAAGGCCAAGGCATTCGCTGCCAAGGTGGAGCAGGAAGCGCAGGCGCAAGCCGGGGCTGAGGACTTGAAGAGGCAGTTCGAGCAGGACATCCTGGCGAATCTCGGCAAACTCTCCGCGGAGCAGCGAGAGAAGATCAAGTCCGAGATGATGTCGGACCCGGCGGTGGCCGGGGCGAAGGACGTCGTCGAGAAGATCATTGGCTTGCTGAAGCCTTTCCTCTCCGAGAAGTGTGAGGGGGAGGACGGCGACGACGAAGAAGGCGGCGAGGAGATCGAGTCCCTTCGGAAGCAGGTCAAGGAGCAGGAGCTGAAGCTCGCCGAGGCACATCAGGAGATCGAGCAGCTGTCGGGCCTGGCGCGCGAGGCGGGATACAAGTTCTACCTGGAGAGGGCGCTGTCGGAGAACCCGGACCGCCCCCTGGTGATGAAGCTCATCGGCGATCTCAAGCAGTACGAGAACGCGGACGCGCTGAAGTCGAAGCTGGAGGGCATCCTCGGCGAGATGAAGGCGCGACGCGAGGAAGAGGCTGCCAGGCAAGCCGAGGTCGAGCAGCGGGAAGAGGAGATCCGCAAGGCTGCCGAGGCAGAGCGGAGCCGGTCGCAGCAGGTGGAGTCCGAGCTGAAGGACAACGTCAACAAGCTGACCGAGGCGCTGGAGAAGGCGTTGGAGGCGAACAAGGTCATGGGCCTTCAGCTCTACGCCGAGCAGCGCTTGGCCGGGCATCCTCAGAAGAAGACCATCATGCGTCTGGTCGAAGCCGCGGGGGCTGAGACCAAAGATCAGGTGGAAGAGATCATTGCAGAGAACCGCGAGGTCCCCCGCGACACCGACGACTTGGAGTCCATTCGGGCTCGGGTGCGTCGTGTGACGCAAGGCGGGCGCGGCTCTACCCCCGCAGAGGAAGAGACTCCTAGGCCGGCCGCGCGTCGTGCACTGCAGGAGGACAACTACAACGGGCTCGGGGTGGACATCAGCACTCTGCAGCAGCTTTCGGGCATGCGTAGGGACAACTGAGGTCGACGGACGGGCACAGCGAGAACGAGAGATACCAAGGAGATAACAATGGGCACCGAAGCTCGACAGATCCTCAACGAAGACGCGCGGCGAACCGTGGCCGACAAGAGCTACGTCGGCGCGCTGGTACGGAAGTGGCGGGAGTTCCTGGAGGGACTTCCGGAGCGCACCGAGCAAGACCGCTACACGCTCGGCGTCACGGCCGTTCTCATGGAGAACGAGTCGCAGTACCTGCAGAACCTCAACGAAGAGACGCGGACGGTCAACGTCGGCAGCTTCACGAAGTTCATCTTTCCGGTTCTGCGCCGCGTTTTCCCGAACCTGATCGCCAACGAGATCGTCTCGGTTCAGCCGATGACGGCTCCGGTCGGTGCGGTCTTCTTCCTGGACTACGTCTACGGCACCACCAAGGGTGCGACGACGGCCGGCAACCTCTTCCCCCGCGATTTCGATCGCGACTACTCCTCGGAGTACATCAACGGGGAGGCGCTGGTCACCGGCGACGCCACCAACTACGGTGGTGGTGGAACCGCTCTGACGGCGACCCTGGCGTTCACGCCGGTTCGTCCGCTGGATGCCTCTCGGGGCTACAGCGTGGTCGTCAGCGAGATCAACGCGACCACGGGCGCGGTCGTTCAGACGGCGACCGATGACGGCGCGGGTGGCTTCACCGGTGCGGTCTCGGCCGGAACGATCAACTACTCGAACGGCGCCATCACCGGCTTCCTGTTCACCAACCCGCCCGCCACGGGCAATCAGGTCAAGGCGTACTACTACTACGACGGCGAGCTGAACACCCAGGTTCCGCAGATCAACCTGGATGTCAAGAAGGCTCCCGTCGAGGCAGTGCCGCGGCGTCTGAAGGCTCTGTGGTCCGCCGAGGCCGCGGAAGACCTCCGCGCTTTCCACGGCGTCGATGCCGAGACCGAGATGGTCTCCGCCATCGCGCAGGAGATCGCACTGGAGATCGACCGCGAGATCATCCAGCAGCTGTTCGCGTCCTCCACAGGCACGACCGGCACGTTCGACCGGGTTCCCCCGGCCGGCATCAACGAGCTGGATCACCTGCGGGCGCTGATCACCACGATCAGCACCGTGTCCAACCTCATCCACAAGAAGACGCTGCGCGCGCCGGCCAACTGGATCGTCACCTCCCCCGAGGTCTCGGCCCTGCTGACCCAGCTCACCACGCACGGCGACTTCCGACCGCTGTGGGTCTCGGGCGGCGAGAGCCCCTACGGCCCGGTGGACGCACCGCGTCCGCTCACGCAGCACGGGCAGTTCTCGATCTACAAGGTCGGGACGCTCATGAACAAGTGGCTCGTGTACGAGGATCCATTCTTCACCTCTGACCAGATGCTCATCGGCCTGAAGGGCGCGAGCTACCTGGACAGCGGTTTCGTGTGGGCTCCCTACATCCCGCTGCAGGTCACCCCGACCTTCCTCGATCCGAACGACTTCTCGTTCCGCAAGGGTCTCCGCACGCGCTACGCGTCGAAGATGCTGCGCAGCGAGTTCTACGGATCCGTCAGGATTCAGAACCTCTGAGTCCCCTTCCTCGTTCTCGCCGCAAGGCCCCTCATCCCCGCTGCGGGGTGGGGGGCTTTGTGTTATTCATGCATACGTCCATGTGGACGTATGAATGGACGGAGGGACCATGAAAGGCGCAGCGCTGCAGATCGAAAGCGAGCTGGCTAGTTTGGGAATGGACGACGAGGAGCCGCCGGTGGAGCCGGATATTCCGCCCGAGGCCGCGGACGAGCCTGTAGGGGTAGACGACCCCGCAGACGAGCCGGACGACACCGACCGCGAGCACGCCGCCAAGACGGCTCAGGCCCTAGCGCGAGCTGTCGATCAGATGGCCGCGTCGTTCGAACAGGTGCGGCAGGCCGCCCACGCGCTCTGTGAGGCGCTGGAGCCTCGGCCGAACGCCCTGGTGGAAGAGGATGCCGATGCGGGGGAGGACCCCGAGGTCTCGGTCACAGTGGACGGTGGTGAGCAAGAGAAGGACGGTGAGGAAGATGATGGCGAGGAAGCGGTTTAGGTTCCGGAAGCGCGCGGACAAGGATCTCGTGTTCCTTCCCGGCGTGGGGCGGGTAGCCCCAGGTCAGATCTTGGAAGGCCCCGAGTTCAAGCAGTTCTGCCCCGAGCTGCTGGAGAGGATCGAAGACCCCGGCGACAACGGGGCCGCTAAGGCCCCTGAGAGCCCCGTGAAGGCCGCCGAGGAGATCAAGGAGCCCGAGCCCCCTCGGGAGCCAGAAGTGGCTTCTGAGCCCCCACCAGCCCCCGTAGGACCCTCCGTGGTGGAGTCCCCCGAGGATTTCGAGGAGCCGGAGCCTGTGGGGGAGGTTGAGGAGCAGTCAGATCTCTCCGAGTCCGCGGAGTCCGAGACTGCAGGTCAGACCTCGGCTAAAATGAAGAGGCGAGCTGCAGCTCGCAGGAAGCGGAGGACGACATGAACTGTCCCAAGTGCAACGCTCCAGGGCTTCTGGTCGAAGCGTCTCCGGACGGCAAGACCCAGAAGATCAGGTGCCAGAAGTGCGGTTTCACCGAGGTGAAGGATCATCAGGGCAGGAAGCTGCTCACCGAGGTAGTTCCTCACCCCCAGACGCCGATCTACGGCTGAGGTGTGACCAATGACGGCGGAGAATCCAGCGTTCAAGTCCCAGACCAAGGACAAAGAGGCTCTTGGGAAGTGGATTCTCCGTCGCCTTGGCGCGCCCATCTGGAAGGTCGAGCTGACACAGGAGCACATCGACGACGCCATTGAGGACGCGAAGAGATGGTTCGCCGAGAAGAAGGGGCTACTCAAGCTCGGCTCCCTCGATGTGGTGAGTGGGCAGCCTTGCTACCCGCTTCCCGACGAAGTGGACTTCATCATCGACGTGGCCTTCGAGCAGTCGCCTTCGGACATGGGAAGTATCTTCTCTCCCTTTCTGCTGATGGAGGAAGAGATCCCCTACGATGTGTTTGCGGCTCCGCAGAGCCTCGGTCTCTACTCGACCTACGTTCAGTCCCTATCGTACATCGAGATGGCGCAGCGTATCACCGGGTCGGAGATGGAGTGGTGGCAGCAGAACCGTCATCTCTACGTTGCCCCCACCCCGGCGAACAGCAAGAAGATCATCTACGTGTACAAGACCTCCGTGTTTGCTATCGACCAGCTGTCGGAGCGCGACCACAACTTCATCAAGAAGTACGCGCTGGCGTGCGCCAAGCGGGACCTCGGTCGCATCCGTTCCAAGTACGATGGGTTTCAGGGGGCGCAGGGGCAGCAGTCGATGGATGGATCTGTGCTTCTAGACGAGGCACGAGACGCCATCGAGAAGTTGGATGAAGAGATCATCCTCGCTGGCTATCCAATGCTTTTTCTCACTGGCTGAACTTTCAAAAGCATGGGATGACCTAGGTAATGGCCATCAACACCAGCAAGAAGGTAGAGCCCATCCGTCTCGACACGAGGCGGAAGGTAGAGCCCGCTGGTGAGTTCGACCTAGAGAGCGAGAACGACGAGCTACAGTCGATTTGGGCTCAGGAGCAGGTGCAGGGTGGAGGGACAACGGTAGACTATTGGGGGGAGGATCTACAGGGCTCCACATTGGATCCTGTCTACAACGAGCCCTCCGAGCGGAACTGGTTTGGGCCGTACCGTTTCAAGGCTTTCGTGGAGTTTCCTCCACAGACTTTCGAGGTTCGCGAAGAGGGGAATGCGATCTCTTGGGAAGCTATGATGTGGATTCCTCGGCGCGCCGTAGAGGACGCCGAAATGCCAGCGTCTCCCAAGGAGGGGGATGTCGTGAGGATCTGGCAGATACCTCACTTCGACAACTTCTCTCAGGGGGCGGACACGAACATTCCGGGGGCCGGTTACTATTTCGATGTGATCGGGGTGGAAGAGGACGGACATGTGCACGACAACGCCGAGTTCACCGGGTTCTCGTGCACCATCAAGCGGCGCACGTGGTTCACTCCAGAGCGTCGTGTGTTGAACGAGACGTAGGCCAACTGAGGGGACTATGCCGATCACTGTCGAGATGATGAAGGCGGCTTCGAAGGCGGGGCTGTCGATCGTGTGTGCGTCGTGCGAGCTGTATTGGGAGGCGCGAGACAAGGGCCTCGTGGGGGACCAGTGCCTAGCGACTAACGGTTGCGGCTCCCCGCTGGCGGGCGACTGCTTCCACGAGTACCGCGGCATCATGACGGCTGACGCCTTTCGGAAGTTCTGCTTCGTGTGCGGCGCCGACGCTACGCATCAGCTGGACCACCCGACGTGGCCGCGGGTCATTGGGGTGTGTAGGGATCATGTGGGGTGGATGAAGGACGCCCAGATGCGGCGCCCGCAGCGTCGCCCCTACGTAGGTGCTCCGCCGAACGGCAAGAAGTTCGAGCTGCCCCCGGAGGAATCGCTCATAGGTAAGATCGTTCGAACGGAGATCGAATGGGCGAATGAAGGCGGCTACGAGTTCGACCCCAAGGAGTTCTTGAAGGGCGGCGACGCCGAGGAGAAGGATGTCGAAAGTCTCGATGAAGGTGACGCTGAAGTCTGACGAGACGAAAGGCATCGAAAGACTGCTCCGAGAGTGGCCGGAGAGAGCAGAGAAAGCCAGAGCCCACCTTTCTTACCTCGCGGCCGAGTACGCCTACAAAGATCTGAAGCGGCGCATACCGAAGGGGAAGCACACTGCGTCGTACCGAGAAGGGATCGACTTCGCGGAGGTCAGCGGGGTGGGTGCGGGCGAAGCGGCCCATGCGATCTACGTTGACGTCAACAGCTCGAAGGTCCGCAAAGTTGACGCTCGGAAGGCCGTTCTGTATGTTCGTGCGAAGAAAAGATCGCGCCGAACTCCTCCAGAAATCGCTATTCTGGAGCGCTTCAACCCATGGACTGCCAGCTCTCTTCCATTTCTTCCGAGCAAGAAGGACGCGTTGGTGGTTTCGCGCAAGGCGCGCAAGCGCGACGTCATCAAGATCTCCGAATCTCGGCATCGGGATCGCCCCAAGTGGGCGCCGTTGTTGCGTCGAGCTGGAGTTCGGAAGATCCGCAAAGACCACGACATGAAGATCCCGCGGAAGCTGCGGGCGCTTCCCGACGTGGCGCTGCAAGCGATCAAGATGGAGTTCGGGTTGGGGGCCGAGAAGCCGAAGGCCCACTGGCGCCCGTCGATCCTAGGCTTGCGGAAGAGCGGATTGCGGCGGATACTACGGGCCGAGCGAGAGCTGACGTCGGTCTTCACCAGATCGGATTTTCGGCACTGGAAGAAATGGCCCAAAAAGACCAGTCGAAAGGTTAGACTCGGGGAGGCTCGCAAGTTCGAGGCGTTCCAAAAGAAGCTCGGTGTCCGGGCTTAGAGACGGAAGGAAGGATCATGAACACTCGCATCAACGCGGTTTTGGAGGACATTCGGACTCAGCTGTCTGAGGAAGAAGGCGAAAGCACGGACGTCACGGCAGCAGGGCCTGGTGTTCCCGCAGACGTTGGTGGTGACTCGACCGCCGACGCCGAGGCGGGCTCCGGTGGTGCGGTGAACCCGCCCAACGTGAGCGACACCCTCGATCTCTACCTTTCGGAGATCGCCGATCTGCTCACCGTCGAGTACGGCAAGGGTGCAGAGGACGCCTTCAAGTTCGTGTTCGACGCCGCCAAGGCGCTGGCTGACGAGGGGGCCATTCCGATGATCCCCGAGGACGAGGCCGCGGACGAGGAGATTGCCATCTGGCTCGGCAAGGCCAAGAGCGTTCAGTTCGGTCATCAGGTGTTGAACAAGGCGCGCGAGATGATGGGCGCGTAGAGGGCCTGTGGGAGATCCAAAGATCACACCCCCTTTCTCTGAAGGCGAGCGCGAGGCTTTTCTGCGCCGCCAACGGGGGCACGACCAGCAAGGCACGGTCGGCATCCGTGACTTCGATCAGGGCCTCATCGAGACGATGGGCGCCTTTGTCGAGGATCAGAGATACTGGCTGACCATTCCGGGCATCGACCCTCCGCCCGGACGGCCTGGGGTGTTGGTTACGTTTTCCTTCCCCGAAGCCGAGTTCAAATCCTACGTCCTGCCCCTGGTGCTCATTCGCCGGGACGACATCTCTCCAGCCATGGAGAGGTGGCACCCCGGCTGTGTCACCTATCGGACGCCACCGGCAGACGCGTTGCCTGTGAAGCTCCCGGACGATGGGACGATCAACGCGAACAAGGCGGGGCACGATCGAAGGGAGATGGCCTACCAGGCGACGCCTTTCGACATCACCTACACCATCTCTTGCTTGGCGCACTACCGAGGCGCGCCGGGGCAGCGGGGGCAGGTCCAGTCCGTGTTTCATCACGTGCTTCGGACCTATGGCCCCTATTCGACCGTACTCCTGCACGACAGCCTAGGAGATCCGAGGGAGTACCACACGTTCACAGAGTCCACGTCCGTTTTGGACGAGCACTCCGAGATAGCTGATCGCATCATCGGGCTGGCTGTTAGCCTGCGGGTGGAGGCGGAACTCGATCTTTACGAGCCGGGAACCTTCAAGACCGTCACCCAGCCGTTGACCATAAACCTCAGACAACTGTAATGTAGGTGCGTCATGGGCATGTACTACAACCGCGGGCGAGGCAATCTCCCCCTGACCCTCACTGAAGGCCGTTCGATCTCCGTCCCCGGAAACTCTTGGGTAGAGCTGACCGGTGCGGACGAGACCGTTGCCAGCGTCATGCGCGCCGTCCGCAAGGGACAGCTCCATCGAAAGCCCGAGCGTCCGAAGAAGGCCGCTAAGGCCGAGCCAGCCCCCAAGGCCCCGGCCCCCGTTCCGGCCAAGGCGCCCGCCAAGGCGCCCGAGAAGATCTCCCCCGTAGCTCCGGCTGCGGTCAAGGAAGAGGCAAAGACCCCAGCTCCGGTTGGGGAAGAGGCAGCAGCGACCGCGACTGCTGATCCGAAGCCTTCGACAGCGGGCAAGTCCAGTCGTCGTAGCAGGAAGTCTTCTTCGTCGCTCGACTAGAAGTTTTCCAGCTGCTCCGAAAAGCCATCTGTAGGAGGTAGTCGTGGCTGAGTTTCTAAGCCCAGGCGTATTCATCGAAGAGGTTCCCTCTTCGACTCAGGTCGTTCAGGCCGTCTCCACATCCAACATGGGGATCGTGGGGTTCACTTCGAAGGGTCCGACAGACGAAGCGACTTTGGTCACTTCGGTCGATCAGTTCTACAAGAAGTTCGGTGAACTCTCCGCCGAGACTTTCACCGGCCACTGCGTCCTGGCGTTCTTCGCCAACGGCGGTCGGCGATGCTTCGTCGTTCGTGTCATGCCGAACGACTCGACGGAGGCGGACGTCGACATCACGAGCCGGGTGTACGGTCAGCAGATCAACACCGGTGACGGCTCGACGACCAACTTCACCGACTCCTCTCCGGGGACGCCGATCGATCTCAAGACCACGATCATCGGCTACAACGGCCCCACGGGCGTCAACCCCGGCATCATCATCAAGTGGCGAGCAGCCGGCACGGCGGTCACGACGGAGAACCTGCGCAACCGCGATGACTCTGGCGACGTCACCCAGGTGGGCACCCCCACTCCGGAGCAGAGCTACGAGTTCCGCGTCGACCCCTCGTCGCTGCCAGCTCTCGCCGAAGGCGACTACAAGCAGTACGTCATCGACCCCTCCGCGAACTTCGTGCTGAACTTCGATCCGGACGGCGCGACTCCTTCGACCATCACCGTGGCCACCCCGACGTCGGGGACTGTGGGAACCACGACGACGGCAGCAGGCTCTGTGTGCTCGTTCGACTTCGCCACAGGCAAGGGTTCGGTGCGCTTCGCCGGCTCCGAGGCGATCGTGGCTGGTGGTCACGGCACCACGCTGACCGCGGACTACACGCCGACCACCACCACGTATGCCATCCGTGACGATGGTTCGGGCAACCTAGTCGACTCTGTTGCGGGGTCGATCGACAGCGGTGGGACGAACACCATCGACTACAACACGGGTGAGTACGACTTCACGACGGCTACCGCCTACCTCCCCCATGACGACGCCCCCATCCTGACGTACTACGACTACTCGGCGTGGGACATGGACCCCGTGTCGAACGGCGTGTGGGCCAACAACGTCCAGATCGAGGTCCGCGGCAACGCCGACTACTTCGACGCTGCGACGCAGTCCTACTCGCGGCACGACGTGTTCGTGCGGGAGTACAACAGCGCCTCTGGGTCCTACGACATCGTCGAGTCCTACGACTCGCTCGACTTCACCGACTCGTCGTCGACCGAGTACTTCCCGGATGTGGTCAACGAGCTGTCGGACCTCGTGTCCGTCGAGACCCCTGGTGGCGACGTCTACCCCGGTTCCTTGGACGGCTTCCTGTCCACGGTGATCATGGGCGGAGGAGACGAGGACAACACGACGGGCAACTCGACGTTCGCTTCGGCGGCTGACCAGATCTTGCCGACGTTCTTGGGCAACTACGAGGTTGGCGCGCGCTCCGTGAACATCACGGGCACGGCGGCAGGCACTTCGGCGTCGGGCACGATCGTATCTGTCGCTCAGGCCAACTACGTGGATGGCGAGCAGTTCGTTCTCAACGACGGTGTGAACCCTCCGGTGACTTTCTGGATCGACCAGACCGGAACGTACACTCCGGGCGGTGGCTACGACGCCACCAACATCCACGTGGATGTCTCGGGCGATACCTCTGCCACCGACACGGCAGACACCATCGTGGCGGCCATCAACGGCGTGTCCGCGCTGCTCATCTACGCCGACAACACCGGAGGCACCTCGGCCACGGTCGACCTGATCCACCTGCAGCAGCTCGCCGCAGGCAATCAGACGATCACCGATACCGTGGCGGACGTGGGATTCACCACCACCGGTATGGCTGGTGGCGCGGATGCAGCGGCCATCGCCATCTCCGACGATGGCAACGGCAACCTGACAGGCTCTGTCGACCCGACCTACGCCACGTCGGTAACGGTTGGCGGGGTGACGCTCGACCCGAACACCGTGGACTACGCTACGGGCTACGTGAACTTCAAGACCGTGTCGCCCATTCAGGGTGGGTCGGTTCTCACGGCGGCCTACTACGTCGAGCCGGAGGAGAGCACGCACATCGAGCAGTTCGGCGACACCACCAAGCAGTTCACCGACTCGCTCGCAGTCGTGCACTACGCGGCGGGCACGGACGGCACCTTCACCGGGTCCACCTACACGCGAGGCGAGTTCACCAACCCGACGTTGCAGGCTTCCAAGCGAGGCGTGTACGCGTTCGACGAGGTGGACGAGCTGTTGCAGGTCGTCATCCCCGACTTCGCCGGGGACGTGACGGTGACCGGAGACCTTCTCGACTACGCAGCTTCCCGAGCGAACCTGCCATCGGGTGGCGACCGCTTCATCATCCTGACGGTCCCGCTGGGCTCCGACCCGCAGGAAGCGGTGGACTGGTTCCGCTTCGACCTCGGGCGCTTCTCCAAGTGGGCGGCCCTTTACTGGCCGTGGATCAACGTGGCCGACCCCCTCGCCAACGGTCGCACGCTGACGATGCCCCCGATGGGTCACATCGCCGGCATCTACGCCCGGACCGACAACAACAAGAGCGTGGGCAAGGCACCGGCCGGAACGGTCGACGGTGCGCTCAACTGGCTCACGGGGCTGGAGTACGTCGCGACTCAGGGCGAGCGCGACTTCGTGTACCCCAACAAGATCAACCCGCTCATCTCGTCGCCGCAGACGGGGCTCGCTGTGTGGGGTGCTCGCACCATCGCGCAGGAGAGCGAGTGGCGGTACGTGCATGCCCGTCGCCTCTTCATGTTCATGGAGAAGTCGATCTACAACAGCACGGCCTGGATTGTGTTCGAGAACAACGGCGAAGCGCTGTGGGCTCGAATCAAGGGCCAGATTGACGGCTTCATGAACGGGCTTTTCAACTCGGGCTTGTTCTTCGGGAACAGCCCACAGGAAGCGTACTTCGTCATCGTGGACTCCTCGAACAACGACGCGTCTTCCATCGAGGCCGGACAGGTCATCATCGACGTTGGGGCCGCTCCGAACCGCCCGGCAGAGTTCGTGCGGTTCAGGTTCCAGCAAGCCACGATCGCTGCCTGATCGGAAGTTTTCAGCCAGCTACCCCTTAGGAGATAGTCATGCAGGTCACATTCACGAATGCCAGTGCCGACGAGATCTTCGTCTCGGCGCTCTACGCTCAGTTGGCTGCCGGAGCTTCGGTGACGGCGAGTCGGACTCCCGCACAGATGGACGACCAGGGTCTGAAGGCTCTGATCGAGGCGGGAACTCTCACGGTGTCCGTCGCCTTGGAGACCGGGGACACGGTTCAGATCCAGAACTTGGATCCGGACGTGTACTGGTACGTGCCGGTGCACACCGATGCGAACCGGCCGCTTCCCACCGCGGTGACGCCGGGCACGGTCATCTGGAACTCGGACGACGGGTTCTCGAACTACAGCGACGGCACCGACTGGTACGACCCGACTGGCGCTACCACCTGATCTTTGGTGGCTGGTTGAGCGCGGCCCCCGCTTCGATGGTGAGGTGGGGGCCGTGGCTGGACGTCGGCTAGGATAACGGACGAAGGAGACATCATGGCAACGCTGGAGATCACCAACACCTCTTCGGACGAGGTCTACCTCGCAGACCTCTACACGAAGATCGCCGTAGGGGCGACCAAGACCATCGAGCGTTCTGCGACCGACTTGCCTCGCATGCGGTCGCTCCAAGAAGCGATGGCAGACGGCAGGGTTTCCCTGTCGGTCACGTACAGCAACGACGAGGTGGCGTCTGGGCTTCATGCCCCGCCGTCGACCATCGAGGCTGTGGACATTGCGCCTGTGGCGGCGGCTACCCCAGCGGCTGGCCTCGCCACGATCTACGTCCCCCTTCCTGTGGGGGCCGGGGGTGCGCCGGACGACGTGGAGATCTACCCCGCCGGCTCGCTCCCCTTCAAGTTCCGCGTCGTGGATTTCGTCTTGTACGTCTCCACGGCCGTAGTGGGCTCTTCGGTGGAGATCAGGGACGAGGCTGCTGGCGCCGGAGCCCAGCTCGCGTCTGCGAGTGCTGCGGCGGCAGGCCGGATCCCCAACGCCGAAAATCAGACGGCTGTTGCCACACCGGCGGCTGCGAAGGGCCTATTCGCACGTCGATCTGACTCAGGGATCGAGGGAGAGGTCGTTCTTTTCGTCCGTCCTGAGCTGTAGTACGCTACCGGTGAGGTAACAGCCCGAAGGAGAGTTTTCCAATGGCCCGTCCCGCAAGCACTGACTTCATGCACGCGATGCGCTTCCACGTCGTGGTTCTCGGCACGAACGCCGAGGAGTACCTGACGGGCGGAGCCGCTTACGCTGACCCGAACATGGCGATCCCGCAAGCGGGCTTCACCACGTGTTCGATCCCCGAGCTGTCGATCGAGTCGGTGGAGTACAAGGAAGGCACCTTCATCTACCCCCGTAAGTACCCCGGCAACCCGGCGGTGAGCGACTGCTCCTTCGCGCGAGGCGTGACTCGGGACGACAGCTCGTTCTGGCAGTGGGCGAAGAACTCCGTGGAGGGTTCGGGTGGCGGTGTCGAGTATCGCTTGGACATGGACATCAAGCACTACCACCGCGACCAGATCCTCCCGAACGCGCAGGGCCAGATCGCCAACGTCGAGAATGTCGTTCCCGGACGGACCTACCGCATCTACGAGTGCTTCCCCATCCGGTGCAAGCCGGCCGGAGACCTCGATGCGACTTCGTCCGAGATCTCCATCCAGGAGATGGACGTCGCCGTCGAGCGCATCGACGCCACGAACGGCAACTTCTAGGCGGCGTGAAGCTGCCCATCATCGAGCCGTTGCAAGGGCCAGTCAACGGCTCGAATCTCCTCTTCCGCACTAGCGTCGACTACGTGCCCGGCTCCACCCGCGTGTTTCTCAACGGGGTGGTCTGGACACAGCACCTGGAGAACGGCTGGGACGAGCTGGGAGGCCGGACCCTCCGGATGAAAGAGGCTCCCCGAGCGGAGCCTCCCCCCAGCAACCCGGACGTGCTCTCGGTCTACTACCTTCCTTTGGTCTGATGGCGGCGTTCGACCCCCACCCGGACACCTACCTCCCTCGTAATCCGTGGGAGACCGGGACCGTCTGGTACACGAATGTGACCCCCCAGACGCTCTCCCTAGACTGTTGGGCTACGGGTTCGAACTACCCTCCCCCGCGGCCGAGCCCGCAGGAGCCCCAGGAGAGCCCCCGAGCTGCCGAGCTGCGGAGACATAGGGCGGCGTCAAGACGGGCCGTTCTGGAGGCCCTGGCGGCCCGCAGAGGGCTTCGTGACGATCCCTCCCCTCTGGTGCCCCTTCCGGCGAGGAAGGGCTTCAGCGGGCGCCCAGCGGCCCGCAAACGGGTCTGCGCCGGCTCCAGCCGCTACCGCGTTCTGGTCAACTGAGCTGTTGACAGATCGGTCGTGGATGAAGACCCTGGACGGTCTGATCCATGAACCTCCGTGTCCTATCCACCACGCCGCCGTTCGGCACCCCGCGCATGGGCTTCAGGCTGTGCTGGGAGGGGTGCCCCTGCCAGGAGACGGGGCAGTGGATGTGGCCCTCCGAGGTCTGCGGCGACTCGCTTCACCCCGACGTCGCGTCCTTCATCGCCGTCCACGTCATCGAGCGATGGGCAAAAATGGGAGTGCGGTTTGTAGACCTATCCCTTCGGAAGCCCAAGCCTTCTCTCCACGGCGCCCCCCTGCTCGAAAGATTCGTGGTTGCACGAGCCCTCACTCATGCGATACGTAGGGGTGAGAGGTACGACCGACACGAGGTTGAGGCGTCAGAGATTTTCGCTTGACACTTTTTCCCTATGTGATAAGGTCGTGATCTAGCCATGACGTTCGTACACAGGCATACCACAGCAGCTCGCGCGGCGCGGAAAGCGTCGGCGCTGTGGTGTGCTCTGTTTTCAGGCATGGGCTATCGCGGACAAGGCACGCCAGAAGCTATCCAGCTCCAGCCGACCTCCCTCGATAGCACCCTGAATGCCATCGTGAAGCCCTTGGAGGTCGGCGACACAGGCGGTTAGTAGGAACGGGAACTCCAACGATCCGAAAGCCGCCTGGGAAACCTGGTGGCTTTCGTCGTTTCTGGGTTTGAGATTCGAGGAGACAAGACGATGCATGACGGAAGGAAGGGCAGGAAGGGCTATCCCGCAGCGCACGCGCGCACCCGAACCCATCTACGGGGGTGCTGGCACGCTGGAGAGTCCACCTGATTGTAAATCAGACGCCTTAGGCTATGGCG